TCGACACGGGTGGCGACAAACTGACTGCCGATACGATGACGAAGATCGGTGAATGGCTGTTGGCCGTACTGACCGAGTTCGACAAAAAGAGCGTTGTGTGGGGCAAAGAGACGGCGGCCCGGCTGCAAGCCATGTGGCAGAACGCCCTGGATGAGTGGGCCATAGAGCGCGACAAGAACAGGGCCTTGCAGGTAAAGTCGCTGGAGACCTGGTGGGAAAGTCTGCTGGCGGATTGGGAGGTGGAGCGCGACAAGAACAGGGCTTTGCAGGCAAAGTCGCTGGAGACCTGCTGGCAGGGCATATTGGATGCCTGGGGGGTGGAGCGCGACAAGAACAAAACATCGACCTCCAAGTCTCTAGCAGAGTGGTGGCAGGGTGTCATAGCAGATACTAACGAGCTAGTGGCGTGGGATAAGGCGCTGAGCAAGGCTGGCACGGATGTAATTACGGGTCTCATCGACGGCCTCGACAGCCAATTCAAAGATTTGGAAAGGAAAATCAAAGAGGTCGCCAAGACGATTCAGGATGCCATCCCCGACCCGTTGCAACTGCTCTATAACGTCGGGCGCGACATCATCGCCGGCCTGGCGCAGGGCATCGTTGATATGAAGGACCACCTGCTGCGGCGGGCGCAGGAGTTATTCGACGCACTGCCGGTGTGGGCGCGTAAGATATTAGGCATCGCCTCGCCATCAACGGTGTTTGAGGCGCTTGGGCGCGACACGATGGCCGGCTTTGCGCTGGGGCTGACGGCCGGCGCTGTGCCCGTGCTCGGTAGCATCACCAACACGATCCAGGCGATCATCGCGGAGTTTGCGGCGCTGGCGGGGTGGGCGGCCTCGCCGAATAGTGGCTTTGGCAGTGCCAAGGCGGTGCTCGAACCTCTGAGCGACATGCTGACCGATCTACAGGGCATCCTGGAAGGGCTGGATGCTTTGGCGGACTTCGTGCCACGGACAAACATTGCGGCGAAGCTCCCGACACTTTTTGAGGGCATCAAGACCATCGTGCGCGGGTTTGCCGACCTGTCTGGCTGGGCGGCGGATCCGGCGCATGGCTTCTGGGGCGCAAAGGCAGTGCTGGTTCCGCTGGGCGAGATGCTCGAAAGCCTGCCGTCAATTCTGGATGCCGTGGCGGCTATAGCGGCCTATGATACGAAGCTGGCAAAGGCGCAGGCGGGTGCGGCGCTCGTGATCGAGGCGATCCAGGTGATTATCAGTAAGCTGGCGGAGTTGAATCGAAAATTGGTGCCAGCCGAACTGACCGATGCGCTGGATTTGGCACGTGTGCTTGGGCAACTGGCCGAGGGCCTGGCAGCCGTGCCAACGCTGCTAGAGGTAATCAATGGCGCGCTGAGCCTGAGTGAGCGCCTGTTGCGCGGCTTTGTGATTCCTGACATTGCGCAGTTGCGGCGGGTGGGCACGTTCATCGCCCAACTGGTGACGGCGGTCGGCGAAGCGGCGGCGCTGGTGGATGGGGAACTGCGTGCGGCAGCTATCCAACTGGCGACGAGCGTAGGGCCGGTGCTGACTATCGTCGGCGACGCCATTGATTTGATCAGCTATATCGGTACATATGTCTGGAAGAATCAACAGGCATGGGCCAGACTAACGTTCGATAGCTACCAGATCGCACAGTTTATTTATTATCTCATCGCCTGGCTAGGGAACATGAGCCTCCAGTTGAGGTCGGGTCTGCTGCCTGCGGCGCGCGAGTTGGTGGACGCGGCCGGGCCGGCGTCGGCGCTGGTCAAAACGGCGTTGGAAGCCATCGGCAATATCGGCACGTATGTCTGGAAGGATAAGTATGCATGGGCCAGACTAACGTTCGATGGCTACCAGATCACACAGTTTATTTATTATCTCATCACCTGGCTAGGGAACATGAGCCTCCAGTTAAGGTCGGGTCTGCTGCCTGCGGCGCGCGAGTTGGTGGACGTGGCCGGGCCGGCGTTGGCATTGGTAAAAACGGCGCTGGAAGCCATCAGCTATATCGGTACGTATGTCTGGAAGGATCAACAGGCATGGGCCAGACTAACGTTCGATGGCTACCAGATCGCACAGTTTATTTATTATTTCATCGCCTGGCTAGGGAACATGAGCCTCCAGTTAAGGTCGGGTCTGCTGCCTGCGGCGCGCGAGTTGGTGGCTACGGCCGGGCCGGCGTTGGCGTTGGTCAAAACGGCACTGGAAGCCATCGCCGCAGTGCGCGATTACGTGCCGGTGCCCAGCCTCAATGCCATCGACAAAAGCCTACAACAGTTGGTGACGTTCGTTCAGCGGCTAGTGAATTTGCTCGGCACGGCGACGGCGCTGATCACCGATAAGCTGCTGGAAGCGGCGCAAAAGTTGACGACCGCGGCCGGGCCAGCGTTAGGACTTATCAAGACGGGCATCGACGCGCTAACAGCGATCAAGGATTACGTGCTACTGCCCAGTCTAAACGCGGTGGACAAAAGCCTACAGCAACTCGTGACGTTTATTCAGAGGGTGGTCAACCTACTGGGTACGGCTACGGCGCTGATCACCGACGAGCTAATAACCGCGGCGCAAAAGTTGACGACAGCGGCGGGGCCAGCGTTAGGGCTTATCAAGACGGGCATCGACGCGTTGACGGCAATCAAGGGCTTCGTACCACTACCTACTCTCAACGCGGTGGACGTAAGCCTGCAACAGTTGGTAACATTCGTAAAGCGGGTGGTCAACCTGCTCGGTGCGACCTCCGCGCTGGTTACCGATGAGCTAATGACAGCAGCACAAAAAATGGCAGCCGCGGCGGGGCCAGCATTAGGGATTATCAAAACGGGCATCGATGCGCTGATGTCAATCAAGGATTACGTGCCATTGCCCAGTCTCAACGCGGTGGATGTGAGCTTGCAGCAGTTGGTGACGTTCGTCAAACGAGTGGTGAATTTACTCGGTGCGGCCTCTGCGTTGATCACCGACGAGCTAATAACCGCAGCGCAAAAATTGGCAACCGCGGCGGGGCCGGCGTTAGGACTTATCAAAACGGGCATCGATGCACTGGAGTCAATCAGGGATTACGTGCCATTGACTAGCCTTAACGTGGTGGACGTGAGCCTCCAACAGTTGGCGACGTTCATCAAGCGGGTGGTGAATCTACTGGGAGCGGCTTCCGCACTGATCACCGACGAGCTAATGACCGCAGCGCAAAAAATGGCGACCGCGGCGGGGCCAGCATTGGGACTTATCAAAACGGGCATCGACGCACTGATGTCAATCAAGGACTTCATTCCGCTGCCCAGTCTCGACGCGGTGGACGTGAGCTTGCAACAGCTTGCGGAATTCGTGCAGCGGGTGGTGAACTTGCTCGGCGTGACGGCAGCGCTAATCAGCGACGAACTGCTGGTTGCGGCACAAAAGTTGGCGACCGGTGCCGGGCCGGTGCTCGGTATCGTGAAGTCGGCTGTTGACGCGCTGATGTCGCTCAAGGATTACGTATCACCAGCGGCATTGGCTCTCGACGCTTTTACAGCCGATATAGGCCAATTGGTGCTGCGCCTTAGCACGTGGGCGGCCGGTAATCTAACTGATGCACTCGTCAAGGCCGCACAGAATTTCGGCGCGGCAACGGCAACGCTATTTAGCGGGCTGGGCGGTGCGTTTACCACCTTGACCAGCGTGCAGGAGTATGTCGGGCCGACCGAAGATGCACTGAACCGTTTCATGGCGGACGTTTTTGCACTGGTAAACAAGATAGCGATATGGGCGGCGGGCAATCTGACCGAGGAATCAGCCAAAGCAGCAGGTTTATTCGGTGATGCCACAGGTGGCTTGTTCGGCGGACTCGCGGATGCTGTAAGCGTCTTCAAGGATTTGCAGAGCTACATTCCGGTGCTCAACAGCCGCATCCAGGGCTTCCTGGACTCCGTAACCTACGCTTACAGCCTGATCGAGGACTATGCATCTCACGCTGGCGTACAGGCCGCTACAGCGGCAACTACGGCGTTTGCCACGGCTGCTGGTGGGGTGTTCGGGATGCTGGGCACGGCGCTGGGCGTCGTCAAACAACTCACAGATGGCGCGGCAAGTTCGGCGCTGACCTTCAAAATCCGCATGGCCGATCTAATCGAGCGCATCGCAGGCACGCTGAGCGCCTGGCGCGCATATGTGGCAAAGGAGAATCTGGTAAGCTGGCTACCGACCGCGACGGAGTTTGGCACGGCGCTCGAACAGGTATTTGGTGTGCTGGAACGCGCGCTGAATCTGTTCACAGCACTGGGCGAGCATGGCTTACCGAGTATGGCGCAGTTCCAGGATTTCATCGACTACGTGGCCAAGATCATGCAGTCGATTGCTGGAGGTCTGGGCGGCGGCGGGGATGCCGAGAGCCTGGGCGCGGGGTTGGGCAGCGCCATTGGGCACGGCATGGCGCTAGGGCTGGCCGGGGCAACCGCCGAGGTGCAGGCGGCGGCGCGCCAGTTGGCGCTGGCGGTGGAGCCGGGGCTACTGGGCGGCAGCTATACGGTGACGAGCGAGCGGCGCATCGTCGTGGAGTTCACGGGGCAGGCGGGCGGCGGCGTGCCGCTCAATCCGGCGCAGTTCGAATTGCTAAAAAACGAACTCGCCTACGCCATAAGAATTGGGGCCTAGACGCCATGCTGCATAGTGTATTGCGGAGCGTGAGATGAGCCAGGTGACGGTAATCGTGCCCAGCCGCAACGAGCAATTCCTGACGGCGACGCTGCGCGACGTGCTGGCGAACGCGCGCGGCGACATCGCCGTGTATGCCATGCTCGACGGCTACGATTTACCAGCGCAGGAGGTCATTGACGATGCGCGGCTGACCTATCTACACCTACCGACGCAAAGCTACACCCAGAAGCGCCATGCCATCAACTGGGCGGTCGAACTGGCGGCGGGGCCGTACATCATGGCGTTGGATGCGCACTGCCTGGTGGCTGAGGGTTTCGACGTGGTACTGGCGGAGAACTACGAGCCGGATAGCGTGATGATCCCGCGCCGACACCGGCTGGACGCGGAAAACTGGTGCTTGCAGACGCAAAGCGACGACCGACCGCCGATTGACTACGAGCATACCATGTTCCCGCTAAAGTTCAGCCCGGTGGGGCTGCACGGCTTCCGTTGGGATGCGCGCACGCACGAGCGTGCCGAGATCCCAATTGACGAGACGATGCACTTCCAGGGTAGCTGCTGGTTTATGAGCAAAAGCTGGTTTGCGCGCTGCGGTTTCATGCAGATCGAAGGATATTCGGGGTGGGGCCAGGAGGCGGAGGAAATCGGGTTGAGCACCTGGTATCACGGCGGGCGGGTGCTGACCAACAAACTGACCTATTATAGCCACTTGCACAAGGGGCAAAGATACGGGCGGGGTTACTACATGAGCAATGCATCGGTGCACGCCTGCAACGCCTACTCCTATAACCTGTGGGTGTACGAGCGGCGCGCGTTCTTCGAGAAGTTTGTGGAGCGGTTCTGGCCGATACCGGGCTGGCCCACGGACTGGGAGCGGCGGCTGTATGACCTGTAGAACGCGGTTCGGCAATCCTGAGCCAGTGGCTAGCCACCTCGTGCTGCTGACCAGAGTGTTCGATCTCTCCAGCGGGCCGGTGTTGGAAATCGGCACCGGTTATTTCAGCACGCTGCTGCTGCACTGGCTGGCGACCACCTATCGGCGCGAGGTCGTGTCACTGGAGAATAGCCCTGGCTGGTACGAGCGGGCGAAGAAGTATTGCAACGACTATCATCGCGTCGAGTTCGTCACATCCTGGGCGGTCGCTGATCTGGAGGGCCGCCACTGGGGCATGGCGTTTGTCGATCACTCGCCAGGCATGAAGCGACCAGTGGAGGTCAAGCGCCTGGCGGATCACGCCGATTATATCGTGATCCACGATACGCAGATGGTCGCGACGGATGGTGAGTTTTGTTTCAGCACGGCGTTCCCGGCTTTCAAGTGGCGCTACGATTACACCAAGACGCTGCCGTGGACTTCCGTGATGAGCAACTTCAAGGATTTGAGCAATGTGCCGTAAGCCGTTAGTTTCGGTGGTGATTGCAATCTACAACAGCCACGAAATCGTACTGCGGCAGGCTATGTGGCTGGCGCGCATGGGGTTGACCTCAGACGTAGAATTCATCTTCGTGGATGACGGAAGCATTCCGCCACTTGACGAATGCGCGTATCGACTCCCTGGACTGCGTATCTTGCACACTGGAAACCAGTTAGCGTGGACGCAGGGATTGGCGCGCAACCTGGGGGCGGAACAGGCGTGCGGCGAAAACTTGCTGATGACCGACATCGACCATATCTTGTCACGGGCGGCTATCGAGGCGGCGTGCCATTATCAGGGTCCTAAAATGATCTTTCGTCGGCAGATCGGCATCCTGGATGCACAGGGCTATCTGCGGCAGGATCGGGCGACGTTGGCGGAGTGGGGCTATGTGGGGGACAAGCTCGACGCTTCAGTACACGGCAACACGTGGGCCATGCCGCGGCGCGACTTCCTGGCACTCGGCGGCTATGAGCGGGCGACATGCGAGCGGGGTTATCACCCGGCCAGCCGCCAGGGCGACGATTGCTATTTCAACAGCAAGTGGAACAAAGCGCATCGGGGCGAGACGCTGCACACGGGGCCGGACATCTATCTGTTTCCACTGGGGCGCTTCAACGTGACCGGCGAATTGAATCCTTTCGGATTATTTCATGGTTTGCATCAGCGGGAGGAACGGGCATGGAAGGGGCAGGAGGTGCAACCGGGCACGTTTCCGGTGTCATCACTAGGCAGCGAGGCGGCGTATGAGTGAACTGGCGACGGAGTGGCGCGTGGCCGACCTTTGGGATAGCCGGGGGGCCGAGGAATAGCATTGAAAGCATTTAGCTCAGCGTCGGTGATCACCCACCGTCCACCGACCTTGCTACCCAGCCGGCCCTGCTGGCAGAACTTGCGTAGCAGGGCCGTGGACACACCAAGGAGAAGAGCGGCTTGGGGAATAGACATCATCATGATTTGGCTGCATCCCGACTTTTCAGGAAAGCGACCCACGTGTCATGCATGGCTGCGCTGGCCGCCTGATATTCTGGATTGGTTTCCAGGCCAACCTTGTGCAGATCGGGGAAAAGCTGATCGTGAATATTCCACAAAGTGGTTCGGGCTGCGACGTGAGCAGCGTATAGCGCATCGGTCTGGGTGGTCTGAGTGGTAGGAGTCTTCATGGTAGTTTCCTTTCCGGTACTAGAATTCTGTTACTAGAATTCTGTTTCGATCTTTTTATACTATAGCATAACTGCAACAGTTTGTCAAGGTATCTACTGAAACGTTAAGGTGCAAAATGCGAGATTTAGCCATACTCATTCCAAGCCGCAATGAGATGTTCCTGGCGCGCACCATCCAAGACATCCTGGAGCATAGCGAGGCCGATACCGAGATCCTGGCCGGGCTTGACGGCGCGTGGGCCGAGCCACCCATCGAGGATCATCCACGGGTGACGCTGCTGCACGTTTCGGAGAGCATCGGACAGCGCGCCATGACCAACCAACTTTGCAGACTGACTACGGCCAAGTACGTGATGAAAACGGACGCCCATTGCGCCTTCGATCAAGGCTTTGATCGCAAGATGCTCAACAAGATGCAGGACGACATCACAATGGTTCCGATCATGAGGAATTTGTGGGCCTTTAATTGGGTCTGCCCCAATGGTCATACGCGTTACCAGGGGCCATCGGGGCCGTGCACGGAATGCGGCGCGCTGACAGAGATGGACGTGGTATGGATCCCGAAGCGCAACCCGCAGAGCACCGCCTATCGCTTCGATAGCACGATGCATTTCCAATACTGGAACGAGTTCGGCAAGCGGCAAACCGGCGACCTGACCGAGACGCTTTCGATTCAGGGTTCGTGCTTCATGGTCTCCAGGGCGAAGTATTGGGCGCTGGATCTGTGCTCGGAGGAGTTCCACTCGTGGGGACAACAGGGCGTCGAAGTGGCCTGCAAGACGTGGCTCTCTGGGGGCCGGGTGCTGGTGAACCGGACGACCTGGTATTCCCATCTTTTTAGGACTCAGGGCGGGGATTTCTCATTTCCGTATGAATTGCCACAGCGCGAGGTGGACGAAAACCGAGAGCTATCCCGTGTGCTGTTCCAGCGCGACGGCTGGCCAGGAGCGATCCACCCGTTCCAATGGCTGATCGACAAGTTTCAGCCACCCGATTGGGTGACGACGCCAGTGCCAGCGGAACCCAGCGCGGTTAAGGTTGAGGCTGAGGCTAAGGCAGCGCCGGCTGTGGCCGGCGAGGTTGAGCCAACGAAAGGCATCCTCTTCTACACCGACAACGCGCTGAACATGCGGCTGGCCCGGCTGTGTCGCTCTTATATCGCAGCGGCGGGGTTGCCGATTACCAGCGTGACGCTCAAGCCGACGAACTTCGGGCGCAACATCGTGCTGGCGGAGGAGCGGGGCTATCGCACGCTGTTCCGGCAGATCGAGGCGGGGCTGGCGGCCATGACCGAGGATATCGTGTATTTTTGCGAACACGACGATCTTTATCATTCGGCGCACTTTGAATTCACGCCTCCGGACGACAAGACGTTCTACTACGCCGGCAACTGGTGGCAGGTGCGACTGAGCGACGGCCTGGCGGTGCATTACGATCTGACGCCATTGGCGGGACTGGTGGCATATCGTGAGCCGCTGTTAACGCACTTTCGGGAGCGCAATGCGCTGATCGCCGAGAAGGGCTTCGGCTATTGGATGGGCTTCGAGCCGATGACGCACGGTCGGGTCAAGTGGGGCAATTGGTATAACTTCGAGGTCTTCCAGCCGAATGCGCCGAATGTTGACCTGGCGCACCGGGGCAACCTCACGGCGAAACGCTTCACACAGGAGCGTTTCATCCGCAAGCCGAAATTCTGGGACGTGGCGGACAGCGCGCACGTACCCGGCTGGCCGCAGCTTGCGGAACTCCTGGCGCCGTGCAGCGGTGCATAAGGACGACCCATGTTAGCGTATGTTTCATCATCAAGCGCGGTGCAAGAGAGCACTGCCAACTCGCTGACGGTCACCGCGCCGGCCAGCATCCAGAACAATGATATTCTGATCGGGATGCTGCGCGTGTACACCGCGGACGGCAGCGCCAGTGGCACGTTGCCCGCGGGCTGGACGCAGATTACAACAGCCGCACCGAATACCTATCGCTACTACATCGTCGGTTGGAAGCGGGCGGCCAGCGAAAGCGGCAACTATGCCTTTGGCATGGCGAGCGACAGCATCGGCATCGCGACGATTTCGGTGTTTCGGGGCGGTAAGTTGTCGGGGTCGGTGGTAGACGTCTACTCAAATACCGCCTACATCACCGATAATACGACGATGCGCGCGGCGCAAGTCACCACGACCGTTGACAATGCCATGCTGTGGGCGGTCGGCTGCTCGGCGGACGGCCCAACATCGACAACGCCACCGGGCGACATGACGGAGAGCGCCGATCTGTACTCCGCCACTAATGCGCAAGCCATTGCCGCGGCCTATGTATTGCAGGCGTCGGCGGGCGCATCGGGCAACAAGGATTTCACGCTCTCGACCAGCAATACCAATAAACACGCGTTCCTGATCGCCCTGTTGCCTGAGTCGCCTTCGGCTAGCCGGTCACCGTCAAGCTCAATCTCGCCATCGCAATCGCCGAGCCAGTCACCCTCACGGTCACCAAGTCAGTCACCAAGCCGGTCGCCCTCCCAGTCGCCGTCGCAATCGCCGAGCCAGTCGCCGTCGAGCTCAATTTCACCGTCGCGGTCGCCGTCGCAATCGCCGAGCCAGTCGCCGTCAAGCTCGATTTCACCATCCCAGTCACCATCCCAGTCGCCTAGTCGGTCGCCGTCGCAGTCGCCGTCGCAGTCGCCGAGTGTTTCACCTTCGACGTCGGTCAGTCCGAGCGAGTCGCCCAGTGTTTCTCCGTCAGCGAGTGCGTCACCATCTGCAGTGCAATCGTCTTCCGTTTCGCCCTCGCAGTCACCGAGCCAGTCGCCGTCAGCGAGCGAGTCGCCATCCGAGTCGCCAAGCATTAGCCCTTCGGCGTCGATGTCTCCGTCGATGTCGCCGAGCGAGTCGCCCAGCGTTAGCCCTTCGGCGTCGATGTCTCCGTCGATGTCGCCGTCGCAGTCGCCGTCGCAGTCGCCCAGCGTCAGCCCTTCAGCGTCGGTGTCACCATCCCAGTCGCCGAGCCGCAGTCCGTCCAGTTCCGTTTCGCCGTCACAATCGCCCAGCCAGTCGCCGTCGCAGTCACCATCGCAGTCGCCCAGCCGCAGCCCGTCAAGCTCAATTTCGCCCAGCCGCAGCCCCTCTGGTAGCCGCAGCCCCTCTGGTAGCCGCAGCCCTTCGGCGTCGGTATCGCCATCGATAGCCGTAGAGGTTCAGGCGCTCACGTTCTCGCTGACCGTCGCCGGTACGGAGCGCATTACGCTATTGCAGCAGGGGAGTTTTCAATGGGTGGATGTGGCTGGCAGCCAGGTGGACACACTGCGTTTCACCATTGATGATGTGACGAACAGTTTCACGGCGGTGGAGTGGCAGGAGGTGATCTTTAGGGTAGACAGCGTGGTGGAATTCGGCGGCTATGTCGTCAAAGCGCAGCCAACGCTGGTGGCCAACGGCAACCATCGCGCCTGGGCGTTGACATGCGAGAGCTACGCGACACGCCTGAAACGCGCGCCACTGATTCGAGACACCTGGACAAACACCACGACAAAGGCGATCATCGCGGCGGCTTTCACCGCAGCGGGCTTGACGGAATTCAACGTCAGCACCTATGTGGCGACTGGCCCGACGCTGACAACGTACACGGCTAACGGCGAAAGACTTGACAGCCTACTGGATCGTCTAAAGGCGCTGGCATCCGAGGATGCTGGCACGGATTGGGAGTGGCAAATTCGGGCGGATAAAAGGCTCTATTTCCGGGCGGCCAGCGCCGATGTCGCACCATTCGGACTGGCGATGGCGACGACCGCCGACTGGGTGAACGATTTTCCGGTACTTACCCTGCCCACGCTGAACCGGGATGCCAGCCTGATCTACAATCGCATCACGGTGCGCGGTGGCACAGCACCCTCGGCGGAGATCACGGACACGTTCACCGGCAACGGCAGCACGGTGTTGTTCACTTTGACCACGCAGCCGATCCGGGACATCGTGCGCATCACCGTCGCGGGCACGCTGAAAAGCCACGGCGTAGACTGGTATGACAGTTTTGGCGGCAGTTATGATGTGCTAGTCAACTACACCGCAGGTACGATCCGCTTCCCGGATGCCAGCCCACCGGCTGGCGGTGCGGCGCTGGTCGTGGTCTATCGCAACGACACGGCCGTGGTAGCCACGGCGCAAAGCAACGCCAGTTACACGCAGTACGGCAATTTGTGGTTCGACAAAGAGGTTTCGGATACCAGCATCACGGCGCTGGCGGATGCGCAGAATTTGGCGGATGCGCTGCTAGAGCAGTATGCGCTCGGCAGCGTTTCTGGCACAGCCACGGTAGAGCGGTTCGGCATCCGGGCGGGACAACAAGTCGCGGTGGACTTTGCGACATTGGGCCTGGTGGGTGACTACCCGGTGCGCAAGGTGACGATGAGCCTGACGCCCGGCGAACTAGGCATCAGCGCCACGGTCAATTTCGGCGGACAAAGCGATAGTCTGTCGGCGGCAGTGGACGGCGACGGCGAGGCGGCAGCAAGTGCGCCGATAGTGCAGGGCGAGGTGGGCATCGTGCGGGTGCGCAATCGCATGGAGTTGATTGATCCGACGACGCACTTTACCTCAGCAGGCGACTACGGCAACGCCACGGGCTGGGTAGGGTTGTATGATCCGGCGACGCGCACGGGCAAATGGTTGGGCCTGAACAGCGGGGCGCTGCAAGCGTATCTGGATTCGGACGGCAAAATCAAGGCGAGCGGCGTGACCATCGACGCCACCGGCATCACAGTGACGCAGGGCAGCATCACGGCCGGCGCGTTGGCGATCACGGCGGGCGGGCCTAATCTGCTGCTCAACAGCACCATGCAGGTAGACGCCGACGCGGATGGTACGGCCGACGCCTGGGCGGCTTACAACGCCTCGGCCGGACTCCAGCCGACGACGCTCACCGTGCCGCTCACTGGTGGCGTGGACAACCGGGCTTATCAACGCATTGTGTGGGCGGTCAATAATACCACGGTGAAGGGCCTCTACACGACGACGGGAGTAGCTGGCGGCGTGCAGGGCGGCTGGCGAGCGAGCGGCACCTACAGTGTCTCCTGGTACGCCAAAGGGTCGGCGGGGTTGGTCGGCACGAGCATGGCCTGCTACTGGACTACGGCGCCGGCAACGACAACCTGGTTGGCGCAGCCGGCGCTGACCACTGGCTGGCAACGGTATGTGGCGCGCATCGTCTGGGGCGGGTCAGTCGAGGCGCTGGGCGGGCTGTATATTTCGATCACCAGCGGGGCAGCGGTCAAGGGCACATTGGACATCGATCACGTGCAGGTCGAGGAGGCCGACACGCCCAGCGGCTGGAAGCCATTCCCGTCCGAGTTAGAGCCGGGCAGTATCACCGCTGACCTAATCTCCGTGACGAGTCTGGCGGCCATCAACGCGGATATGGGCAGCATCACCGCCGGGCAGATCGTGGTCGGTTCCGCCAATAAGCTGTGGCTCAACGACGCCGCGGATGGGGCGTTGAACATCGGCGGCGGTACCAAAGCCTCGGCGCCGTTCCGAGTGACGGCGGCGGGCGCGCTGACGGCGACGGGCGTGACGATCACGGGGGCCCTGACGCCGGGCGTGGGCAGCGTCTTGGACGGCACATATTTGTCGCCAGGCACGGTGGCCGCGGCGAAGTTGATCGTCACGGCGGGCGGTGCCAACCTGCTGCTCAATAGCACCATGCAGATCGACCTCGCTAATGATGGCATCCCGGACACGTGGATTGTCTACTCCGCCAGCGAAACCGGCGTGCTGGCGCAGATTGACACGGGCGGCGTGGACAACCGGGCCTTTGCGCGCGTCAGTTGGGCAGGGACGAACACGGGCGTCAAGGGCATTACATCGGGCTTAGATACAACCGTGGGCGGTGTGCAGGGTGGCTGGCTTGCCAACACGACTTACATTGTGTCGTTTTGGGCGAAAACTTCCGGCATGGGCGGCGCACCAGAATTGCCGAGCCTGACCTGGAATACCGCGCCGGCTACGACAACCTGGATCGCGCAGCCGGTCATCAGCGCGACGTGGCAACGCTATGTGGCGCGCATCGCCTGGGGCGCGAGCGTCGAACCCAATGGCCGCGTTTACATCTACATATATGGCGCTATTACGGGATCATGGGACATCGATCACGTGCAGGTCGAGCAGGCGGATACGCCCAGCGCATGGAAGCCGTATCCGTCCGAGTTGGAGCCGGGCAGCGTCACCGCCGACAAAATCTATGTGGCGAGCCTGGCGGCGCTTGTGGTGGACACCGGCGCGCTGAATATGAGCGGCTTCCTGACCATCGGCGTGGCGGGCGGCATCTACCAGGGCACGGGCACGGCGGCCAGTCCGACGACGGGGCTGAAGCTCTGGAATGACGGCGGGGTGGGGCGCATCGCTGGCTACAATGCGACGGTAGAGCAGGCCGGCTTCGGCACGGACGGCAAGCTGTATGCGGGCGCGGGCAAGGTCACTATCGACGCGAGTGGTGTGCGCACGATAGCTTCTACAGAGACGGATGATTACGATGGGCCAAGAGCTTTCACAATCACGACAAGCACGGGCGCGCCATTATTCCATATGCGTTCCTATGTATCTGAGACCTCGACATCTAGCCGACTAACCCAAGACCCTGTCAATGGACTAGAAAGCAACCTATTCATCAGCACCACCTCACCGAGCACCTACGGGGCAAATATTTATCTACAAGCTGGCACGGCAACGGCTGGAACCTCAGCACTCTTACGAATCGCGGGCGGGGCTGCCCCATATATTCGGGCTTACCATCCATTCGTGGTTTCAGCCATCCGCCCCACGTCCGACAGCACCACGGCCCTGCAACTCGGCAACGCGGCGGGCACGGCGATTGTCACCGTGGACACCACCAACGCGCGGCTGGGCATCGGTGCCACGCCGGGCGAAATGCTGCACGTGTCGGGCGCGGCGGCCAGCGGCGGCACGATCACGGTGCGCATCGAAAACACGTCTGGGGCTGGCACCACCGCCAGCCCGAATTATATCCGGTTGCTCTACACCGGCTATACCGGCTATCAGAAAGCCGCGATTCGCACGACGGAAGAAAGCGCCAGCCGCTACGAAAGCATCATGACATTTCTGGTCAACGCGGGCGCGAGCAGCACCGATCTGCAAGAGCGGCTGCGCATTGATCCGACTGAGGTAGTTGTCAACGAGGGCGCGGCCAACGTCGATTTCCGGGCCGAGACTGACAGCGGCTACAATGGCCTCTTTGTGGACGCCTCCAATGACGCCGTCAATATCATGCATCACGGCAGCGGGAAAGTCGGTTTTTACGGCGCGACACCGATCACGTGTGCAGTGCTGGCAACCGGCGCAAGCGCGACGGTGGACAACGTGATCAGCGCGCTGCAAGCCCTTGGGCTGGTCAAACAGAGCTAGGAGCAATCATGACCTTTACCATCACGATCAAGATCGTCAATGACGCCCTCGCTGGCGTCGAATTCGGCGACAATGCGCAGCCGGTCAGCATCGGCGCGGCGCTACAGGCGCTTGACGCGGCACGCGCCGCACTGCTCAACGTGCCGATTGCACAGCCACAGCAGGCAGCGCCGCCAGCAGTACAGCCGTGAGTCTGGCGGACTGGACGGGCGCGGGCGTGGGCGAGGGCGTGACGCTGACAAACCTTTACGCACGCGAGGCGCCAGACACGTCCGCACCGGCTATCACGCTGTGGGAAACAGGTATCACACTGCTGCTGTGGCATGTGCACGATAACTGGCTGTTCGTTAGCGACCTGCCCTGCGCGATATTCGGGTGGAGCAGTGGGGCCTACATCAGGAGGACGTTGTGACACTACATAAGGGGCAATGGATCGACGCGCTGAATGCGCAAATCATCCCGTTTGAATTACGACCGGACGCGGCGCGTTGGAAGAACGATGGTATACACTACCGTATCGTGGAAGCCTTCAACTTTCGCGACGGACGATGGGACTTGGAGAATCAGGGCGAGCGCGGCTGCATTGATCCGTGGGCGTCGGCGGAATGGCACATGGGCAGCACCATCGAAGGCAGCGGCGGAGCGACACACTTCTTTCTGGTGGCGCTAGATAAGGACGGTAAGCGCATCCCCGACAAGGGCATGTGGTTCTTCGATCAACCCATGACGCCCGACTTCGTGCCGATCAACACCAAGAACGCCAAACAGGACGGCACGGAAAACATCCCGCTGAATGGCAACTCCTACGTCCCGGAACGCGACGAACAGGGCGCATGGCGCGGCTGTCTGTTTGGACGCTCGGACGTATTTCAGGGCGCGGGACTACCTGCCAACGAGCACACCTCGTGGGTGATTGTGTTTCAGGAAACGGTTGAAGAAACACCCGATCCCGATCCTGAGCCGGAAATCGGCGACTACGCCGCGCTTCTGGAACGCATCGCAGTTGCCAGCGAGCGCACGGCCACGGCCTTCGAGACGCTCATCGCGAAGATTTGGGGGACGCCGTGACCACGTCGAAGTTAAGTTATCACTTCCAATTGTTGGGCGGCGAGGAAGCCAACATCGCCGCGGCGTCGGAGGCCAAGTGGATCAAGGTCATCGATCCACCGAATGATAATCCGTTTCCCGGCAAACAGATCATCGGGCGCACCTATGTCGATGACGGCGAGGCGAACGCGATGGTCGCGCTTGGCACGCTCGGCGGGGAACTGTGGTATGCCAAGTGGCGCGACTTCTACAAGTCCCGGCCCTACGTGACGCTATGGGAAGGCCCGAACGAGCCGCAGCCGATCCACGACGCGGCTTTCCGCAAGCAGTTGGTGGACTTCACGCTCAGATGGGCGCAACTGATGCACGCCAATAATATGAAAATATTGGCGCTGTGTCTCTCGGTCGGTTGCCCGGACATCCCGGAGTTTCCCGACTTCCTGCCGCTGATCGGCCACGTGGACGCTATCGCCAACCACGAGTACAGCGCGCCCGCCATGTGGGACGGCCAAAGTTGGTACTGCCTGCGTTACCGGCGCTTCTTCGAGATCATCCGCGCCGCGGGTAAGGTCGTGCCACCGTGGTTCATCACCGAGGCTGGCATCGACGGCGGGGTGCTCGACCCGCCACGCACGAAGACCGGCTGGAAGACCTTCACGACGCCAGCAGGGTACCTGGCGCAATTGGCATGGTACGACGCGGAACTGCGCAAAGACCCGGAGATCGTGGCGGCGACCGTGTTCACGTCACGCCCGAATGCTGACTGGCAGGACTTCAACGTAGACCCGGACATTTCGCGCCGTATCGCGGCGCACCTGGCGGCCACGCAGGACAACCCACCGACCGACACCCTGGCGACGCGGCTGCGCCTGGCCGCGGAAGCCAATGACGTGCTACAGGTCAACCCGACCGCGGCGTTGTGCAAGGCCGGGGCCGCGCGCAACCTGTGGCCGACCAGCAACGAATTCAGCGTCGTCTTCGGCGGAAGCACGTACATCGCGCAGCGGTTTCGCGATCCGCGCTCCAACGCCGTGACGGTGCTGTACTGCCTGCTCGGTCAATGGGACGTGGTGCGAGAGATCAACTACTAAGCGCCGATGAGCGGGCGCGACGCGCGGCTGCCTCAAGACGCCTGGGGCACGCTTTGGGCAACCTTTGGAGGCGACTATGCAACGGTTCAATTCTGTTGGTTCGATCCTGGCGATCATCTTGCTGATCCTCGCCATCGTCCTGGCAGTCATCGGGAAGTTGCCGATGCTGGAAGCGGTGTTATTCATCCTGGCGGCGCTTGGCATCCTACTCTAAGCCGTAGCGGCCAGAATGATAATATCAAATTAGGAGACAGATCATGGGTACACTTCTGGAACAAATCGCGGCGATAGTGGCAACGTTGAACGAGGTCAAGGCGCTGTGTGAGACAATTGTCGCAGCGTCAGCGAAGCAGGCAACGGATTACGCCGCAGCGGAGGCGGCGCAAGACACGGCGGGAGTTTCATCCTCGGAGATCGTGGCCCTGGCGCAACAGGTGATCGCGAAGATCGGGGCCGTCGCATAGGACGGAATGATAATCTGCCAGCACAAGGCCCGCTGTGGATCGGCGGGTTTTGTGTTTCTACTCAGAATAAGACCGCCCTGCACCGACGCCCTCGAAAGCGCCGAAGCAGGGCGGCTGTGCGGTACGGGTTGCGACTCGGCCCCAAGCCGTCCAGCCAACCCGCCTTTGCCAAGACCTCAGCCGCCACAAGCCCACCTGGGCGTCGTAGCGAGCCGCTACGCAACGCTACGCCGCGTAACGTGAAATCCTACGTGCTGCGCTCACCAAGCTCCACCGGCGCAGCCGTCACGGTGGAAGCCGCGGGACAAAACCGTCTGACCAATTCCCACGGGCGGCGAGGCACGCGGCCTGCACGCCGCCGCATGGCGCAAAGTCCGCTTGTCCCAGGCCACAGCCGCATTCGATCTTGCCATCCTCGACAACGCATAGGCCGTCGTATCCATGTTCTGCTAGATACGCTGCTGCAATTTGAGTTACATCCATTATCTCACATCCTCGCCGGTAGTCCGGCCTAACGGTTGGGTTCACCTGCGGCTGCGCCGTCGTCAACGTTCGGTGCGGCAAGATCCACCGGCGCAGCCGTCACGGTGGAAGCGATGGTTAGACGGGACGGTCCCACTTTTCACCAGGCTTACCTGAGCCAGCACAGGGATGGTGGTCGTGCCCGCTGGCAAGTTGCGGCATGTTTACCCGATACCCTCCGCGCTTCACGCGGATGAAACCATGACGTACAGCCTTTCCGTTTTTCGTGGCACATACATCGAAACCACAATGCGCGCAGATCACTGTCCCGTATTTCCCCATGACTCACCTCGAAGCAGTCCCGTCTAACGGTTGGGTTCACCTGCGGCTGCGCCGTCGTCAACGTCCGATGCGGCAGAATCCACCGGCGCAGCCGTCACGGTGGAAGCCGTTGTTAGACGGAGGCTGGTGCAGATACCACTTCGTCCGATGACAATGTGTTTCAGGTTGCAAGCATTCCATCCCCCCTGTGTATCACTATGCAGGTTGTTCGCGCAGTCAAGTTCATTGCAGAGCACCTTTACTATCGGTTCCACGTCGAAGGTGACTGATAAATGTCCTGGCCCCATGTTTCCTCCAAAGCCGTCTAACTCCATATAGGCGGAAACTTTCCGCCTAATCGCCCACCTGGGCGTCGATTGCTGCGATAAGCCGTCCCTGCCTGTGGTCGGAACGCATTTCGTTACACAGGCAGAGCGGCGCCAGCAAAGCGGGTTCTGCAGCCCGCTAGTTGCCTCTGAAAACGAACGGCAGATACAGCCGCCATACCTGCGGCGGTGCCTCGCGATACTGGATGTTGTAGTCTCTGCATCCTGCGAGGTCTCCCGTCATGTACACCTCGGCCATCACGTCGCCGTCGAACGCTATGTCATCCCAGACTGCTTCGAGTTTGCCGTTGCCTATGCTGGCAAACTTCGTCCACTCCCCGGTAGCGTCTTGCCGATAGAGCAGGATCACGGGATAGACGCCCGGAGCGCCAATGGCTGACAGCGTCCTCGTGTACCCCGGCGAGTGCACGAGCCGGAAGACGTCTACGAAGTCGCCCTGCATGTTTGTGCTGTCATCTTGAGGCACGCCGGGATACAGCGCCACGGCGGTGCTGGCCGTGTCGTTCGGCTCCCGCTCCGCGCCGGCGCATAGCGCACGCGGGAGCGTCGGACGTGCGCCCGTGATGGTGCCGCCGACTCCGCCAGCCTGCCAGCGGATCGCGCCACCCTCGTGGGTGCCGCGATACACCACCCCGAACATGCGCACAGACTCCGAGCCGATCGGTAGCAGTTTCAGCGCCGGGCCAGCGACTGTCCAGGTCATCGGCCCGTTGACTTCGGTCACGGCGGCGGTATCAGTCCACAGAATAAGCGCAGGCGCGGCGCTGGTGCGTAGGGTGTACAGGAAACCAGTGTAGCGTTCCCCCGCAACCTCGAACATGTTCGGGCCGCTCAGATATTCCAGCGTCGGGGTAATGCCCGGCGTCGGCCAGGCCACCGGCCGCAGACTCAGACTGCTCGACGCACTCAGTGTGCGCAGGCCAACCGCGTTCGGCGGCGGGGTCGGCGTGCATTCCGGTATCGTTATGCCGGCTGGTGCGTTAGCACTTGTGAAGGCATGGGAGCTTTCGACACGATCTGCTGGCGGGGTCTTGGCCGACCCCGCCATTGTCGTTACTGGTACGGCCACCAGCATGAGAGCCAATATTGCCACGATAATCCCCATTATTCACCTCCGAGAATGGATTCAATGCGCCCCTCGATACTGGCGCAACGTACCCGTAAAACATTGTCATTACCAGCGCGTAGGGACAGGGCCGCGACATCGGCCTGCCAGGCGCGCAAGCCGTTCTCAAGCTGCAAGACGCGCGCCTGTGCGTCGAGCAGTTTCCCCGCGTAGCGGTTGGCCTCCAAGTGCGTTTTCGCTACCTCATTCCGCAGGTCGGCCACCTGCTGGCGACACTGTTCCAAGTCCTCTTGAGCCATAAGCCTCCTATATGAACCAACCACTGCTGACGTTCAGCTTTACCGGCTGCGCGATGCCCGCCGCGGTCACCGCGTCTACGGGCGCGGGTTTGGTTACAGACTTGGGCATGAAGCTCCTTCTAAGGTCAGCAGCGGGCCAACCGTTTGCGTTAGATACTCTTGGCACAAGTCAACGCCGATGCCGCGTCGCCCGTTCGCCTCGGCAACGTGCACGGTCGTTCCTGAGCCGACGTAGGGATCAAGCACGGTGTCACCAACAAACGAGTACAGTTTCATCAAGCGCCGCGGAATCTCGGCGGGAAACGGCGCGGGGTGCCAGGAAGCCGACACCGGCTTGATCGTCCATACCGAACGTGTCCACTCCAGAAACTCGTCGCGTGTAATATCGTTCTCACCAGGGCCGCGCCCGGACGTGCCTTTGTGCGCTACGATGATTTCCTCATGCCCATCGCGCAGACTCGGATCGCTGGCGGATTGCCATGATCCCCAGGCCGTACCGTTGTTTTGATTCGCCAAGCCCATTTTGGCCCAAATGATATGCCCGCGCAACTCAAAGCCCGCCGTCTGCAAGGCCAGTGTCGTATGCGCGCCGATAGGTTTATAGCCTCCCGGCAATGAGGGTCGGTCGTAACCCATCGGCACGTTGACGGCGATACGTCCACCGTCGCAGAGCACCCGGTAACACTCCCGCCACGCTAGGAGCATATCGGCAAGGTACGCGTCATAGGTCGGCCATGACGCGTATTCCTCTTTGGCGTTGTAGTAGGGCGGACTCGTAATAACAAGCTGGACACTACCTGGCGCGATTTGATCCAGGTCGCGTGCGTCGCCCTGCCAGAACTCACTATGCTCAGACCGATAGTGCAAACGCATTATGTCACATCTCCTACCTGGAAGTGCGGCGCGTCCAGGAATTGCCGAAACGTACCGGTCGGGCCAAGCGTGTTTTTGTCAAGGCGCACGTCGATGACGCCTTCGTGGTTCTTGTCGGGATGTAACAGGATCACGACGTTCGCCTTGTCAGTCTTTTGCCCTGAACCGCGAATCGCGCCGCGATCCAACTCGCTGAAACTGACGTTTTTGCCGTATTTAGTGAATTGACTTAGCGCCAGCAAAGGCACTTCATGCTGCTCCGACCAGCTTTTTAGCATCTCAACATCGGCGGCTTCGCGCTTCTCGCCATCCGAACCATAGGCTTTGAGTTGCGCGGCAGCCGGCGCGGCTTTCTCCAGGTAGTCGATAATCACGGCGTCACATTGCCCGGCAGCGCGCAAGGGAGCCAGCGCGCGCAAGACTAACTCCAACGACTGCCCTGGTGTATGCAGGTACGTGATCTCGCCGGGCCAGGCCAACAGGCGCGCCTTGGCTTCTTCCAGCGCGTAGAATTCGGTCGGCGTCAATTCACCCGCCAGCTTGAGGCGGCGGCGTGCGATGGCCGTGTGGCGCGCGGCGCGCCGATCCAGCATGATGATCTTGCTCAACTCGAAGTGCACGAAGACGACATGATGACCGTGATGCGCCCAATGCTCGGCAATGCACTCAGCGTAAGAACTGTTATGCGTTACGGTCATGTCGCCTAACAAGAAAAGCCCATCGCCATCTAGTGTAAATCCAAAGAAGTCATCAACTCCGGCTTCATCAACCGTAATACCTGTTACGCGCCAATCTTTATTAATCGTGCGTGCCGCAGGTATTTTGCGCGCTACGCGCAGCGGAATGCGCGTTACGTCGCCACCTATCATGACGCGCCATACCGTGCAGCTAAAGTCACGCGCCTTGATCGTGGCTTGTTTTGCGGCGATATGCGTGCGAAAGCCTAACGAATCAGCCAGGAACTTGATCTGACGCGCCAGATACTCGCGCTTTTGCGTAATCTCGAAGCCCTTACGAGCGTAGCTACCATCGCTGTCCAGCAGACCGGCTAATAAGCGCAGACGCACATCGGCACTGTTATACAGGTATTGCGGCGGAATATGCTTATTGTCAAGCACGCCTAATTCACCCAACTTGCGCGTCGGCGTATTAGCGTTGCGTTTTTCACCACCGCCGCGCCCGTTTGATATCGTGATTTTCCAGCACGTATCGCGGTCGTTGTTGGATGTGACCTTGATGCCGCAATCCATAGTAGTTGCGAAGGCGCGCAACCACTCGATAATCTCGTAATCCGGATTGTAGATAGTTGATGTTTTGCTCGCACCATCACCCAACCATAAGCCCAAAAAGTAGGGATCGAGCGGAACGTCTTGGGTGGGAAACTCAACCGGGACTTTATACCCCTGGATATAGCGTTGCAGATAGCCATGCTTCAACTGACGTACTTCATTCACCGTCATTTCAACGAGTGTCTTAGAGCCGTCCTCATTGCGCCGTAATAGTGCCAGAACATGGTTACCATTGACCTGATAGTCCATACCAGCGGTTTGACGTATCCAGTACATAGGTTCGCGACCACGACTGAGTGACAGGATGCGCCGCGCCTTAGAATCCGGCCCTAATAGCACGTCACCCACTTGTAGGGTTTCAACAGGCCGTATCGTGCCGTCGAACATCAGCACTGGCGTACCGCGGCCTAAGCACTTGCCGCTACCATCCGGCCCGGCCAGGATTGCCAGGATGCCCGCCTCAGCCGGATCAATGAAGTTATTCCAGCTTGTCCAGGGCCAGTTGAAGGACAGGCGTTCTTCCGGTGGCAGCTTGGACAACGCCACGCGGCGCGCAATCTCCTGCGCGTAAAGCTCGAAGCTCTGCGGCCAAGTCATCACGGCGCTGCTATTATCATCCGGGCGTAGTTTGCCAGTCTTGGCGGTCAGCCAGTCGTAGATGGCCTCCGGCGCTTCGAGCGCATACGTGCGCCGATACAACTCCTGGGCAATCTGCATCCACTGTTCGTGACGCGGATCTTCAAAGAAGGATGTGCTATCCATTATGTCGTGACCTCAACAGGGTCACTATCGCCAAATACAACCTTGAAGGTCGCAGGTTTAGCGTGCTGCCCGTTGCGCCCGTTGCGCTTATTTAGCTGCTCAAGAGCGAAAGCCGCGAATTGCTCAGGTGTGCCGCCGCCGTCCTTGCCGCGCCAATCTTTAGCCCATTTAGGTTCTAAATCAAGTATCTGTTGCTCGGTCTGGTATTTCTTCGTCTTCCACAAGGCATCCGCATATTGGTGCGCCTCGTTTTTTAGACGTGTACCCATAGGCGTATCTAAAATATCGTCAACCAATTGGCGCTTACCGATAATGTCCAAGATGATGTTTGCTAACGTCGTGCGTATCTCCGGTGGACAACTTAGATTTAGTTCTCGCATGGCAGCGGCCTCGCGCCGGCCTGCGGACGCTGATGGTATGGTGTAAAAAGCAGCGGGCGATTCTTCTTTCTCCCTACTCTCTTCTCTCATTGCAGGTGAGGTACTGTTCGGTACGGTACTGTACGGTACTGTTAATGGTAAAACGGACGCATTCGTTATGCTTTCGTTATGCATAACGGGAGCGTTACGTGCGCGCCACTCCTGCGTACGTTTCACGTTCTCTTTGCGCTTGTCCATAAGCTTCCCGGCGTACTCATACCAGTCATGGACAAGTAGCTCCCCGTCGTCTGTGCGCTCAAGAAATCCGGGCTTTCCAGACTTGCCGCAGGTCAGGAAGGCGGCAATCAAGTCGCCTTCGCCATCCCAGGCCGCGGCGTCTGCGATTTCTTCCGTGTCGTATCCGGTCAGGTCGCCGTCTTGTGCGTGATCCAGACACCACCACCACAGGCAATGCAGATGACCGAGCACCTGCGCAACATGGATACCGAGTAGACGCGCGGCCTTTTTCGTCTTTGGGTGGTCGCGCAATTCCTGGTGACTTTCGATCCATGCCATAGTTACGCCTCTTGCGCGCTTTTTGTCGCTTCTTGCCAGCGGTGCTGCCATTCCATGCCCAGGCACGTCCCGGTATAATACTGTGCTACGGGGCGTAACAATCTGACAAGGGCGGGCGATCTTTGGTGATATTCGGATGCGCGCTTAGTTTGCTCAGCTTCCCGGATAATGAACTCACCGTTTTCGTCCAGACGTGCAACAAGCGACCACCCAAACTCGGCAAGAGAACGTAAGGCAACCGGGGTAAATTCCGGGGCAATGACTACGCATTGCACGCCATCTTCTCCGTGCAGCCAACGCGCCTGTTCGATGCTCCAACCAATATCAAGACACAGATTGGCAAATACATCCTGCACGGCATTCCGGTAGCGCATCACCTGTTCGACTACTTTTGCTGTTGTTGTGACGGCTTTCAGTTCAATGACAAGTGGACGATTGCTGATAACGCCCAGGACGTCGATGATCCCGGTTTCACAGCGCACTTGAGAACCGAGCAACTTGACGTTTTGCAGAGATGGACACCACTGAGAAAGGCCGTCCTCAAGATGTCTTTCGACGTAGGCTTGCAATTGCGCTTCGGTGTATGGACGCACGTTACGCCTCGGCTTCTTGCTGCGTCTCGGCAGGTTCGGTCGGCGTCTGCATCGCGGCAAGCGCGCCTACTGACTGCTTCCAGATACGACGATGCTCGCCACCTGGAATACGAAAGCCGCTTAGCTTCCCTTCGTCAAACAACCTGCGGATGGTAGCAGGCGAGACGTTGAGACGCTCGGCGGCCTCTTGTACCGTGTAATACGTTTTGTTCGCGTTCATGTTTCCCATCTTACTACAAGCTGCTTAGATTGTCAAATCGCGGCATTGCGCATCACGGCAGCAGACTCAACTGCGTAGCGGCCTTCGTGACCAGCGGCACGTCCTCCAGGCGCTTGTTTTGCTTGGCAAGTTGGGCGCGCAGCGGCGTGTGCGGCAGCCACACTATCGGCTGCTCGGCCCACCAGTCGCAGGCCAGGCAGTACCAGGCGATTAGCTGCGAGCCGTTACTGGTGATCTGGCGACGGAGAACGGAATCACCATGACAGCGGGCGCAAGTTGGGCGGTTCATCGCTGCCAGCCGTGCTGCTGTGCTAACGCAAACAGCGAACCGATGCCGACGCGGCCCGTCGCATTGCCATTGACGTTGAAGTAGTTCTGCCACATGCGTTCGACCTCGCCGGGCTTGCCATCGGCCCAGGCCAGCGCCATCGGCAGGCCGCTGGACGGGAACTCTGAATGCAACGCCATCAGCACGGCCAGCCACTCATCGTAGCCGATCTGCCATGCGGGAATCTTTTGCAGAGCCGCCATGACCTCCGCTTCATCGGCATTGCCGGGCGGGTAGGTGTGCGTGACGTGCTGCTTGGCTTGCAGGCCGGAAAGCTGGTAACGGGCGATCAAGTCCTTGACCAACGCTAGCGGCAATTCTCCGCCTAGCCACTCCATTTCGCAGGCGTTCGGCTTACCGCCATACCAGAAGCGCACGGCGTCACGACACGCGCTGTCGGCGTCACCGAATAGCCACAGTAGCGCCGTTGCGGCCAGGATGTAGTTTTTAGCCTGCTGGATCGGCTGATCGAGTAGGAAAACGACGCGGGCACGCGGTGCATCCGGGGTATGACTCATGGTGGTGTAGAGCAGGGCGGCGTGACGGGCGATAAAAGGTTCCTGCTTGAGTGCTACGATGGTGGAACGGGCGTCTTTGGTGTCAAAGTCCAGACCTATCGCTTGACCGAGTATGAAGTTCTTGCCGACGCGCCAGTGGTTGGCGTGCCAAACGGTGTATGGGTGCCCGGTGTAGATCAGGTCAGCTAATGCCAGTTGGGTGACTTCGCGGTTCTCGAATGCGCCATTGAAAGCGCGCCAGGTGGGGTCATTCGGGGGAAGGTCGCTTTGCCGGGGGATTTTCGCCGGCGTGATCGGGCCAACGGCGATCTTATACGTGGCGTCAAGGATGCGATCTGTAACCATTGTAGCCGCCTTAAATATAAACCCGCTCTGCGTAGAGGGTGTCCAGGGTGAAGGCGAGCATCGCGCTTGGCAAGCGCAAAGTCCCCGACACCCGCTACGCACAGCGGGTCTATATGCTCGCCTTCACCATATCGCCTACAGTGGACTACCGGGTTGCCACGCCCGCCACTGATTATCATTCTAGCGCGAGTCGCGCCGTTTGTCAAGACTTGGCTAGAAGCCCAGGTCGGCGGCGTCCATCATGCGCTGTTCGCGCCAGTCCTCGCGCTGCGCGTATTCGGCCAGGCGCAACAACATGCGCAGTTCATCCACACGAATCTTTGCCAGGGCGAGGTCGCATTCGGTTTCGGCGGTGTAGATGGCCGCTAACTGCTCGCGCTCACGTGCAATGGCCGTACCCGCGCGCATCGTCGCTTTGCGCTCAGTCTCATTACTACCGGGCCATACCTGCGCCTCAGCGTCCTTCAACGCGACGCGCGCCTGAGCCAGTAGCGATGCGGCGTTCATTGCATTGGCGGTCGCGCGGTAGAGTTCGCGATAGGCCGCGCGCAGATCGGCGGCGGTGGCTGGCGCTTCCGGCGTCGGCGGCGTGGTCGATTCGATGGGCGGCTGCGCGCCGACCTCGGATTCCGACAACGGATCGCACGCATCCAGATCATCCCTTCCCATACTTCGCGCCAGCGCCGCGACTAGATCATTGGTCATCGTTGTCCTCCGGGTTGTCGTCTTCCGTTTCAACGGTCTGCCTGGACTCGTTCAGGATCGCCGTGGCCTCGTTCAGCGCGGTCGGATTGATAATCGTCTTGTCACCCTCCTGGCGTAGCCAGTAGAACGTTGCCGCGGCCTGGCCGCGCGTAGTAAACTCATCGGCGTCGAAGATGGCGTGAACCAGCGCGGCAAGATCGGCTTCATCCCAATCCAGGAGCCGCAGCTTCTCCCAGGCGCTTGCTAACTGCGCGGCGCTCGGCTTGTGGGCCTCGCCACCGTCGCGCGTCTTGGCGTCAGCGCGGATGCGCTCGATCGCCGCGGCCACGTCGATAGCGGGCAGCAGGTCGGTTTCGGGTTCCTCGGTTTCTGTCAGGACACCCGCGGGTTCCGGCTTCGGCTCAGGCGGCGGGCCATACGCACCCTTGCGCATGGTATCCAGAACTTTCGCCTTAGCGTCCTCCGGCATACTCTCGATTTCGTTCGCGGCTTCCAGGCGGCGCATCTCGGCTTCCTCGGCCTCGATCAATTGCTTGCGGCTGACGATAGTCGTGCCGGGTAGGTCGAACGTCACACCTTCACCGATCTTTGGCCCAAGTTCGTCCTGGCGCAGCGCACCAGGGATGCGGCGCAAGGCGGCGCGCACGGCCCGATTCTCGCACTTCTTTTCCCATGACCAGTTTGTGAAGTCTACGTCCTTGCGCTTGCCCCACTTCTCAGGTGGATTCTTGCCGGTGGTCTTCTCGTATTTCCCGTACTTGCCATCTACGAGCGTCTTGATGTAAACGCCATCGTACATCTGCTCGGCCAGCACGATGCCCAGGCCGCGCACCGGCTGATACTGCAAAACCGGCTGTTCCGGCAGGTCGGCGGCCTGCAACTTCGCGTCAAGCGCCGCGGCCCACTCGCGTTTTGCTGAGATAGCTTCGCGCCACGCGCCCATCTCGGCGCGATAGGCTTCCACCGCCGCCGTGCGGTCGCGCTGCACGACGAACTCGACGGCCAGCACCATGTCGGCATGATCGCCGGACACATTCAGATCATTGGCTGCGATTTCTGCATCGGTCGGCGTCTTGAACTCGTAGGACACCGCGCCGATGTTCTTCGTAGCCTCATCTAGCATCCGTTCGGTTGCCTGAATGTAGCCGATGGCCGGGTCCCACCAGAAGTCCCGATAGTACCGCTCGCCTGAACGCGCCTCATGATCGGCAATCGCGTAGGCCAGATAGAACGGCAGACGCGCTTTCTCGCCGCCCTTGCCCATCGGCGCACCGGCGACCAGGGCCAACACACGCAGCGCCACGTCCTCATGATTCTTCGCCAGAATCGACATGATTTGCCGGGCATCGGGTGGCAACGCTTCGAGCGCACCCCACGCATCCAGATTGCCATTCTCGGCTTTGGCTAAAGCCACCTGCTTCGTTGCGGACATCCTACCCTCCCTGTTCCGAATCCACCTGGCGCATCAGCGCCCCGCCTGCGGCCCGCAACGCGGCACGATTATCATTCGACATGCTGGTTTGCAGGCTCAAGTATTTCTCGAATGCTTCCGTGGGCGTCAACGCGGCCACCTCGCCCACGTCCTCGCCCAGACGCAAGCGCGCCGGACGGTCAATCTCCTTCATAAACGGGGCCACCGTCCAGGCCCCGGCCAGTGCCGCCGTGATCTCGCTGTCACGCCAAAGCGCCTCCTGTTCCGGCTTCAGCCACACGCGCACCCGCACGACGCACTCGCTCAGATCGCCGCGGTCGCGGATGCAGCGCAGCGTGTGAGCGGTCGGGTCGGCCTGCTCGCGGCAGTCGGCGGTCACGTCCACGAAGCGCCGCGCCGCGGTCATCCGACCCTCAACCATGTGGATCACGGGCGATACCTCTCCGCCCAACTCCACGATGAGCCAGCCCTTCGGATCGTCAATCTCACCGAAGTCAACCCTGTCCATACTCCCGGCGTAGTTGATCCAGGCCGGGCCAAGGCCCGTTTGCCGGGCGAAACCCTGCACGCGATGGTAGTGGCCCAGGCCCACGTAATCAAAAACGTCTTTGTGCTTGCGAAAGACACTCAGGGGCAATTGCACCTCGCGGCCCAACATCATGCCGGATTCACTCCCGGCTTCGGCCTCGGAAACGCCGATGTGCGCCAGGAGAATCGCAGCGCCCCGGTTGTCAGCGGCGGGGGCCTGTGCGATCTGGCGCGTCAGAGAGTCGAGTTCCATTTCCAGATACGCGCCGAGCAACGCATCGCGCTCGGTCAGTAATCCGCCGCGTATTGCCTCAGTCGTCCAGTTCTTTGTAGGCCAGGGCAGCCCGGCTATGGCCAGCCGGCCATGTCGCGTCTGAAACCACAGGACGGTCGGTCGGTCAATGACATGCACACCTAGCACTTCGAGCGTCTGGAACATGCTCAGCGCGTGCACCCGGCCCGCCGTTGCCGTTATGTCATGGTTGCCAGTCAACAGGACAACCGGGATACCGGCGTCGGCTACGAGCTTGACGCCGCGCGCAAAAGCATTTTGGCAAGCGATGGTGGGCGACGGATACTCAAACGCATCGCCCGCGAACAGGAAGGCGTCCACGCGCTCGTCTACCGCCGATGTACAACAATCCAGCCAGCGGGCGGCTAAATCCGCCACGCGCACGTTCATGCCAGTTGCCGGATCTAGGCGATTGCCGCTGTGGGTCGTGACGCCAAGCTGAAGATCAGCACAATGCAGTATTTTCATATTATCCCTTCCGCAGAGGACGCCGGGCGACTGGTGGGGCCGCCCGTGAAGATGCCTCATCGGTTGTCCTTGACCTGGAATCGTTCACCATTGCCTCCTGCGCTGCTCGGCCTACCCAAAGGGTGGCTGGCTGAAGACCCACTAGCCCGGTCAACTGTTCTCGACTTCATCCGAGGGCTTGTCCCTACTCTTGCGGCACTTGATTCAGGAGCGAGATGTCTGGCCGGTTGACGGCGGCCCGGCTGATATTCACAGCCGCGTTAGTATCGGCGTTCGCGGAGAACCCGCACGATACACAAGAGAAGGTGCTTTGATTTCGACGATTGCGCTTATCGATACACCCACAGACTTGACATCTTCGACTGGTATTCCGTGGATCGACGGCGATCACTGGCACACCAGAAAGCGCCGCTTTGTAGGTTATCTTTGCGCGCAGATCGTTGAATGACCATGAGCTATGTTGCCTCCGCTGAGCTTTGTGTACCGTTACCCGATCACGGATGCCCGTTAGTTCTTCAAGGGCAATCCCACGTCCGGTGTCTTTTGCTCTTGCAACAAGTTCTTTTGAGATGCGATGGTTTTCCTGTTTGGCGAAGCGCGATTCCTTACGGCGGCGTTTTACCAATAAACGCCGGGCCGCTTTCGTGCCCTTGCGTTGTAGACGTTGACGCAAGCGTGCATGACGGTGACGCAATCCATTTACCTGGCCGCCTGCATATTGGTTGCCGTCCGAGTCCGATGCGATATTCTTGATACCCATATCTACACCAAGAAACTCAGTTACATCATCTGGTGTAGGTTCCAAAACCTCGCAGGCTGTCAGTAAGTAAAACTCGCCATCAATCAGACACAAGTCGGATTCACCGCGCTGCCCGGCCAGAAGATCGAGCGCGCGCGCATAAGCAACGAATGGTATTTTCTGCCGACCGTCTACCGTCCAAATCGACACTTCGCTCTTGGCGAGTTTCCAGGATAAGATACGACTGTCGAAGGCGATAGACCCTAACGGTCTGAATACGCGCTTAGCATTGGAATCGAGTCTATAGGCGTCAGTCACCTTAGCGATACAACGAATGACGACTTGGGCGGTCAGCGGGAAGGCGGCACGCACGTCATGGTAAACCAGGGATTGCAACTGAAACTTACCAAATGTGCGAGTATCCCACGCCACTTCGCTGATATAGTTACAAGCGAAGTTCGCTTGCTCAAGCGTGCGCTTCAAGGCATCACCTTGCGCGGTAGTTGGTTGAAGTTTTACCTTAGAAGTCAGTCGCATAAGCACATCATAGCACACTATCACTATAGTGACAAATCGGCAGGTGACGCCGATTGGCCCTGCGCCGTCTGAGCGCCTATTATCAGCTTCCCAAGGATACCACGGTGGACATTTCGCAGTATGCGGATGGCTTGCCGGGCCACCCGCTGGCCCACCGGTCGCGACTCAGACGGCTACTTTGCCATTGATGAACAATCCGGGCGGGGAGAAGATCATTGTCTTCTCGTTCTAGCTTGCGAAGCTCTTTTGTCGTCTACTCTACGGACTCGCGACTTCCGTTACCCTCGACCCAGGAGCCGGTTTTCACGGCTACCCCCGCCCGGACTGCTCACCAATGAACGTGGCGAGCAGGTTGATTAGACGCACTACCTCACGATGCCGCGCATCGGCTCGCGTTTCCAACACCAACGCTGCGACAGACCCAACGACGATCACCAGGATTGCGATGGCGAGACCCTCAGTCATACCGTCGCCTTACGGGCCAGATATCGCATTCTTACGCGAAATTCAAACTGCCAATAACCCCCAGGCAGCATTTTCTCAACTTCAGCATCGACCTCAGCATCATTACGGCCAATAAGCTCGTCAAGGAACGCGCCGTAACTCAGTTCCAACAAATCCCGCGCATCGTCTATGGCCTTGCGTTCGCAAGCATATTGCGCTATTCGTGCAACCTCACCATCCGTAAGATGCGTCACGCATTCACCGCCTTCCTGGTCACGAGCCACACACCCTGGCTCGATCCGGCCATCGCCCGCTTCTGGCGACGGGCCGCTGCTTCGCTCGCGTAGGCCCGTGCCGTGCGCCCGGTCTCCCCGGCGCACCAGTTGATTGCGGCCAGGACGTGTCCGCAGACGATCAGGCTGTTGGCCTTTTCGGCGTGCTTGGCAAACTTGGCCCACTCGCAGGTGCAGCGCCCGCCGCTCAGGTTTTCGTTCAACGACACGCTGTACTCGTTGCCGCTTGGCGAGGCCACCTTGAAGCTGTAACCGCTCAGGTATTCCACCGAGCAAGCCTGCGCTTTGGCGTTCAGGGTTCCGGCGTTTCGGGTATTCCAGCGGGCCATGTCAACCTCCGTCACTCAATCTACTATGGCCTAGTATAGCAGATTATGGCCCGTTTGTCAAGTGGCAATATGGGCCAATTTAGGATCAATTTAGGGCCGCATGGATTCCGTTTCCCACTTACCACATGCGACCCACTTAACGCGCCAATCCGTTCCAGGCCCGCCCGTCTGCCGCGTCAGGTCGCATTTCTGCCAGCGCGTACCCTGCTTGAACCGCTGGAAGTGGCGACAGTCGCCGCAACGTTTGCCCTCCGCCACCCCAAAGCTGCGATGCATATCCGCAAGGCGAGACGGCTCAGGCGCGTCCTCGGCGGGCAGATCGACAAACAGCGCGTCTTGTTCAGGCATCGGACGCCTCGCGCTTGAGTGCCTCATTTCGCAACACGGCGTTTTCGTTCTCAACGGCTATCATGCGTTCGCTTTGCGCCTTCGCGCGCCGATAGGTCAGCCGTCGCTCCGCGCGCAACTGGTCGGCGTTCGCCAGGTAGTACGCGCGATTGTGCTGCTTCGTGCGCGCGGCCTTGCACGCGGGATGATAACGCACGTGCTTCTCCGCGTCGGCGGGCAGCGGGCGCTCCGGGTCATGGCACCACTCGCAAAGGCGTGCCCATGACGCAAACGAAATCACTTCCGGCACGACAACATCTGGCTTATCATTCCTCATCGGTTTCCTCGCTCTCTTTCGTATCCGCGCCGGTCGGCGCGGCGTCCTTCCAGCGCAACGGCGAATCGCCCGCCATCAGATTGAAAATCCAACGCGCCGGATATTTGTTCGGCGTCATACCCACCGCTTCCAGGGCGGCCATCGCGCCACTCAGGAAATCGGCGTCGTCAATCTCACCGCGGGCCTACAAGCGCGCCTTGCCGCGCCGTTCGACGTGCTGGATAATCGCGGAGTATTGCTCGGCGGACATCGTGTCAAAGTCCAATTGCTTCAGATCAGGCAGGTTCAGTAGGTTCATCTTGTTTCACCCTTTCGCCTCTCGGCATAGTCCTTCGCCTTCTTCTGGCGCACCGTCCGGCAGGCCGGGCAGACCGCCGCGCGCGAGTTGACCGGCAAGTCCTTGCCGCAGTCGTCGCACGTTTTCAGGGAGAACGACTTGGCCTTGAACATCGACGGCAATTTCACCTTCGCGACCTCGGCCACCTGCGCCGAAGTCACCGGCACGGGCACGCCGTTGCCCAATAGCTTGCCAATACCGCGTTGGCATTCGGCAAGCTGGTTGCCCATGCGCCAGGCCAGGTTGCTCGGCAACCCACCGGCATACTGCGTCAAGATTTCGTTGATCGTCTCGACGGCGGCATTCAACCGCACAACCATCGCCTCATCGTCCAGCAGGCCGTGGCCCGCGGTATCCTTCGCGACGACAATCTCGGATAATGCGATTCTCATTCATCACCTCCCACAATGCCCGCCAGGGCCTCGTAGCGCCTTGCTACGCCGCGCTACGGGCCAAACGTGACATTCCATACGGGCCGCTGGCTAAACGGCCTATTTTGACACAAACTACACTTTACAGCGGCCCGCTGACTACCGGGCGACGACACTCCGCATAGACTAAATCCAGCGGCTTCTTGAACTTACGTCCAAGCTACGGGTATTACTACCTGGCCCGTGTCCGGGCGTCTACGCATACTCCGCTTGCCAAAGGCAGCCGGTCTACGATGCTTGATTTCCGTGGGCATCGGCAATCGTCCTGGCTCACCATGTTTGTATGACGAGAGGATATTGATTTGCCCTACTATGTCGCGGTGCCCACGGAAGCCACAGACCGAGCAACGATAGACGCGCCCCTGTGGTTTATGTCGATTACCGCAACTTGGACAAGTTTGACTTGTATACGCTTCGTTTTGCAGTTTCACGGCGATACCCTCTGCCGCGGCCTTATACGTGGTATACTTGCGTACCTGACCGTGATTCCAACCGCTAACTTTCTGATTTGTGCGCTTGCCGAGCGCAACTTCATCGGCCACGTCGCGCACATCGCCGTAGACGATAGTCGCCGCGCCCAGGACAACCGCTTCGTCTACAATCGCCCGGCTGATTTTGTGTTCCATATCGCGCAACACGCGGTTGTGCTTGGCTTTCATACGAGACTTGACACGCACCAACTTCTTATAGGCTCGACTACCGCGCTGCTTGCGGCTCAGGGACTTATCCAGAGATGCCAATCGCTTGGCGTGACCTTGCGCTTCGTGCCGACGTTCGCGACAAGTGATGATAGTCGCACTGCTTTCATCACCAATTACAGCAGGATGAATCTCACCCGGATCGACGCTTACTACGTTCATGCCCGGTGCTGACTTGGGTTGCTTGCCGTTTTCAACGACCACGTGCCAGGTGTAGCGCCGGTCGCGCTTGTCGAAAACCAACCGCTGCACTGGTTCATATTCCGAGTAGCGCATTACGCTCGGCTTCCGGCAGAAACATCGGACGATACCATGCGCGCGGCATGTTGGCGTCAATCCAGGCCAGGGCTGTAGTGCTAACCATGAGCCAAACAACGGCCAACATGGATGACGGGTATCCTTCGATATCATCCGTCCAGCGAACCATTGCCTTGTTGGCGGAATCGCCTTTGACGGCGGAAAGCACGGCATCAGCCTGTGATTCAAACATGCCGTTTGCGACCAGTTCTTTCCTTGCCCACTGCTCAAATGTCACTTTGATCTCCTTTCCTGCGAGCGGGTGATCGGCCCTTCCGCCCGATGAGGTACGGCGCTCAATCACCCGCCCAATGGTCATTCCTCGTCGCCGTCTTCGTCGGCGTATTCCGCGATTTCCTTGCAGACCTCGATCAGCCGCTTGCGCGCCCACGCCTCGTCTTCGCTCAAATCGTCGTCCATGTTGTCGCGGCAGTCCCGAAGGTCTTCCAACGTGTTCTGAAACCTGCAATAGCTCATGTTCGCCATCTCACCCCTCCTTGTCGATCCGCACGTAAAACGGGCGGCTGGTCGGTCTCTGAAACACCGATGCGTTGTGCCCGCGACCTTACTTGATCGGTCGCATTCATCACTTTTGAACAAGTTGGATCGGCAGCCAGCAACGCCAAGAAACTGGATCAATCCTTTGCTATCAGGTGCGCGCCCGTGTCGGATTTCTACCGCAGCAGCCGCCGCGCTTCAGGCATTTATGCGGGCGGGTTGTACGGGATGCCACTCCCGGCCAGGTCGCTTCATTCCCCGGCTGACCGACGCGCACCTGATAGAAAAGGATTCGATTTAGGCTCACGACACTTGCTCCGAGGTCTGCCTGTTAGCACACCTGCGCTTGACTCGTCCACATGGGTACTATGCCTACGCAGCCGGGTTCCATATCGGTGTCGGCTTGCCTACGATTATCATTCTTACTTATCCCTCATCACGCCGCGCCTCACGCTACCGAGTAGTCCTACGGTAACGGTCTGCTTGGGCTGTACCTGTCCGGGTTGCTATCTGCGGCTGCCTCACGGCATGACGCTCTTACCAGTCCGTCAACTCGCTGGCGTGTTAGCCCGGTGTCAGCGTTTGAACCTGCGCCACGGTTGCCCGTGCTTCGTGTCCACGCGCCTCCTGTTCATTACAGGGTATCACCCGCGCTCACCGATCTGCTCTCGCCAAGTCACCGATCCGCCAGAACGGGTCGGGTGGCAAGTTTTGCGATTCGCGCTTTGTGATTCGAGAACTATGTGGAAGCGCCTGCAAACTGGTGGCTACGAGGTTCCGGTAAGAGGCCATCTGCTGTCATCCTTGCGGTGGCCCCCGCCATTCCTCTCGCCTGCGATGCGCTTCGGTTGTCAAGGTGCCTGCTACCCACCTACAAACACAGTATAGCACAACCCGCTATGTTTGTCAAGTGGGTAAACAGGGCAATTTCAGACCAATTTCAACGAGCTTGTTCAAAACTCTACGCCTTCTTCGGCCATGCGGGCGCGGCGTAGCTTGGTGTACTCGGCGCGCCCTTCGATGGTCATGCCGGACATCATGCGCCCGCGACAGGTGCGCCGATAGTAGTCCTCTCCTTCAAGCGGCTCGGTTTCGATGGCTTTGCACGCCGCGATGTAGGCGAGATATTCTTGCGTCCATGCCGCGCTAGGCCAAAATCCCGACCCGGTGTGCATCAACACAGGTTGCCGTGTACCCCTGACGTGTTGCTTCTGCCAACGCATGGCCTGGGCGTAACTCACGCTTGTCCTTCCTTCGGCGGTTTGGGCGTCATGGCCGCCAGGGTCTCCTTGAGCGACCGCTTCGCCCAATCGAGGACTTGACGTACTCCCACGGCTAAAGCTCGTGGGATTCTGGGGTCAAACAGCAAGCGCCGGGCTTACCGGTCTTACCTCACCTAACCCAAGAGAGCACGCCCGCTCTCCTTCACTACGAATGTTCTTAGCTGCATTATGGTCGCGGTCATGGATCGCGCCGCAGTTGGCGCATGTCCAGCGCCGTTCGGTCAAGCGCAACCCCTGATACAGCCATCCGCAGTCCGAGCATGTCTTGCTCGACGGATAGAAGCGATCCACCAGTGCCACGAGCTTGCCTTTGGTGCTGGCGACATAGCTTAGAATGCCCATGAATTCCGACCGGGCCAGATCGCTCACTTTGCGACCCCACAACCGAACCATGCCGCGCATGTTTAGATCCTCAAAGTACAGGTAATCGTACTGGTCGGTGAGCATGTGTGCCAGCTTGAAGAACCAGTCCCGGCGCTGGTTGACTACTCGTTGGTGAATGCGTGCGACGCTCAGCTTGGCCTTACGCCAACCATGCGACCCTTTTACCTTGCGTGCTAAGTTCTGTTGCGCCAACTTCAACTCAGACATGACCTTCTGATAGTACAGCGGTGACTCGATCACCAGTCCCATGTCCGTGGTGATAAACGCTTTCAGCCCAAAATCGAAACCTGCGCTGTTACCCGACATGATTCGGTTGCTTTGGTCTTCCGACATTTCTACCACGAAATAGAGCCAGAGCGCGCCCAAGTTATCGCGCTTGATCGTCAACGTCTTGACCTCGGCCGGAATGTCACGGCTCTTGCTGTACTTATAAACCCGACCGCGAATCTTGATTCGATTGCCATCCAGCAACTTCCAACTGTTATGCTTGAGCGTGAAGCTACTGTATTTCTTGACCTTTTTAAAGCCGGGTGGTGAAGCCTTGACGCCCACTTTCAGGTTGTGAAAGAATAGCTTGTACGACCGCTCAATGCGTTCCGCGATGCCTTGAATTGCTTGGGCATCAACTTCGTTCCAAAACGCGTAGCGTGGTCTCTGTTTGAGTTTGGCAATATGCTTCTGCAAATCGTACAAATTCAAATGTTTACCAGTCAAACGATAGTAGCGCCGATGTAAAGCAATTTCGTGGTTCCAGATAATACCAGCAATGTCGATCTGCTGGTTCAAGAACCGATTCCGCTTCGCCTTGTAGAGTTTGAACTTGTACGTTTTTATCATCGCGTTGCTCGGTTAAATGACAAGCCGCCCGGTGAAGCCATTCTTGTCGAGGGAATGTCTGTCGGACGGCCTGTGGTTAGCCCATTACTGGACGATCACCCTATTCAGCTATGGCCTCTTACTACATTCCCTCGACAAGACTTATTCTAACACGTCTCGCTCTTTTTGTCAATGCCTTTTCCCTTCATGTGTGCAAACAACTGCGCAGTACTTTCACGTATTGCTAGTTTGGCCCAAGCTTCGACGTACTGCTGCGCGCCCGCGATGGCAAGCGTAATCATGGCCTGGGCCAGCGTAGACCACGGCGCGGGACTGTCCGACTGAGCCGCGATAAACTGTAGCATCGGCACGGCGGCGGCGGGCAGTTCGGCTCTATGCTCGCTGTCGCACCCTTCCAGGCCGATGATCCTCACGGTGATGGTTGCCACGGTCATTCCTCCTTGCGACTCAGGCCAGGATACCACGCCGAAGCCGAGAGGATGCCCTGCTGGTCGTCGGCCCACTGGCGAGCCATCAGCGCCACGACGCGCGCCCACGTGCCTTGCGGCAGCGTATCGTGCAGTGCCGCGACTAGCGCCTGGGCATCGATCAGCATAGCTTCGTCTACCACGTGTTGCGGCGCACTTGGTGCAAACGCATTACTGGAAAGCGACTCAAGCATTTCGATTTTCAAATCGGGCGGCGGCGTGTCGCTCCGCCGAACTGTAGCTGCCTTGAAAATGTAAATATTACGTTGCATGTTAGGCCGCCTTTTTACCTTGCTTCAACGAATACCCGTCCGCCGCCACCGCGTTCAGTACGGCCACCAGATCAGGCCGCAGGAAACGCAGATGCAGATTGCAATTGTGGCAGGCGCGGAACTCGAAGTAATCCGTCATGCCTGTGCCGTCCGCCGACGTTTCAATGGCGTCCGCCAGCGGTGACGTATAGCCGTCCATCACGCCCTTGCCGTCAAGCATGTGGAACACGCGATCCACCTGCACCAGATCAGTGCGCCGGTAGTAATTTACGCGAAACTTGCTGGCATAGCCGTTCTCAACAAAGCTGCTCAAGATGACTTTCGGGCCGACGCCGTAACGCACATTCGTGACGAGCTTCTGGCCGCGCGCCCGCGCGCCTGGCGTAAGGATGCCGTAGGCTTCCATTGCCGCCTCACGTTGAATCTCCGGCATATTCTGTGCATAGGCTTGCAACAGGTCGTACACGTTCGTCAACGTCAGGGCCGGCATCGCGTCGTCATCGATCTTCTTGGAGATTTCCTCCCACCGCTTGACCGACGCGATCTTGCGCATTTCGATGCGTTCCAGGATTACGCACCAGGCGTCTTTAGTAATGCCGGCGATAACATCCGTGACGGCGCGTTCCGGGTTGTACGACCGCTCTGATAGTACGCGGGTATACTTGCTGAATGCGCTTTGCAAGGCGACCTCAGCCACCTGCAAGGCCGCATAAGCCGTGCGCACGTTGGCGCATTCGGTTTCATAGACGCCGACCAAATCGGTCAGCGTCTTGCGAATTGCCAGGTCAGTCGGTTGCTGCATCGGTTCCATCTCCCTCGTCCTCATCCTCTACGGAAATCGTCGTCCAGCACTCCGGGCAGATGTGCGTGATGGCCCACTCGCGCTGATCTACGTCAAGCCATTGCCGGCGCGCTGCCTCCAAAAACTGCTGGCTACACTGGAGGCAGCGATCTGCGGCGTCCGCTTCCGCCTGCGTCGGCAGGCCCAGGCTGCGGGCCATGCCGTCGAGGAACTCCTGCAATGCGCCGGTACGTTGCATCATTGGCATGTTAGCGCCTCCGCGTCCAGGATGGTCAGCGCCCACTCAGCGCGCCGGTCGCGTTCCCGCATGGCCTCCAGTTCGGCGCGTGGTAGCTCGCACCACTGGCGGGCGTCTGTGTCGGCATCGTCCCAACTGCGACCAGCCTCCAGCCAGAAGCCGTACCGGGCCTCTTCGAGCTTGTCGGCAGGCAGCAGGTCATAGCGCCAGATGCGGTCAAACTCCAACGGCTCGACGTAGGCGACTACGGCGTACAGGTTGCGATTGTCCACGCGCTTGGGCGGCCAGTGGCTTTCGACGATGGTCGCGGTCAACGGGTGGCCGGCGTTGTCGCGGTCGGGATAGCAGCCTATCGAGGCTGGCCGGAGCGTCAAAATGTAGTCAGGCATCACGCCCTCCAGTCGTATTGCGCGGCGATGGTCGGGAACAGCGCCACCGCAGCCGCCTCACGGAGCTTGTCGCCGCCACTCGCGACTTCCTGATCCGTCCAGTCGCTATTGCCCAGGTACGCGGCCCACGAGCCACCGTGCCCGATAACCGCCACGATCTTGCAGGCGTAGGCTTCGTCGGGTTTGAACTCACTCTTGTTGTAATACTCGGCGTAGGTGCGAATCTGCTTAGACATTATCATTCTCCTAGGCCGGACTTGCGCCCGGCCCGACGTGCCTACTGGCGCTTGGGCAGCGTGCCCTGCGCCGTGTACAGATCAAAAAGTTGCGCCTTGAGGTCGCGCACCGCAATCTTGGCGTCGGACAACTCGTCACACAACGCGTTGCGCTCGATTGTGAGCTTGAGGTACTCGGCATCGCGAAAGTCGATCTCAGCATACGCCTCGGTACGGGCGGCGATCAGTTCCGCGACATGCGCGTCACGCTCGCGAACCTGCATCCGCAGTGCCTCAACCTCACGCTTCTCCGCCTCTGCTTGGGCGACTACCCGGCGCAACTCGGTCTGCGCTGCCTGCGCATCCTGTCCGCGCTGGCGCTCGGAGAAGTCCAGCACGGCCACCAGATCGGTGTTCATGTCGCTGGTGGTCTGGATGCGAAACCACTCGATCAGGCGGGTGGAGAACAGGCTTTTGAGATACGACTGCTCCGGCAATGACGCGGCGGCCTCGGCCAACCATGCCACCTCGTCGGCCTTGCTGATCTGCGCGCCGGTCTCGGCGGGTTCATCTACGGCGGGGAACTTGCGCTTGGCGGTCATTGTGACTCCTTCATAAACTGCACCGCCTCGCGCATGGCGGCGCTACAATTGAATGCCTTGAAGGGCAGAGTAGAGGCATCCACTACCTGCGCCTGATATAACCCGGCGCAATTGATTAGTGCTTCGTGCATCGTCTCCCAAGCGTATATCTCGCCTGCATCTCGATCATGGAATACGGGGTGCGACTGATACTCCAGTCTGTCAAAGTAGACTACGGCGTACATTGCGTCCCTCCGTGATTGATCTGACCTACAAGGGAAGTATAGCAGAACTCGCTTGCTTTGTCAAGTGGGCAACATGACCAATTTGAGACGAGTTTTCCTCAGTCCCATGCGCAAGCCGCGGCGTATGACGTGCCTACGGTCGTAACATGCTGTCCCTGTGGACACACCGCCTCGCCCATGCTGCCCTTTGTAGGCCAGCCGGATTGTTCTTCTCCGCATGACGCTGCGATACACAACAGCGCCAGAACCGCCAAAATCGCAATGAGCCTTTTCATGACGAATCTCCTTTTAGCCTCGATAGTCGCGCTCGCAACTCGGCCCGCAGCAGGGTTGCGACACGCGCAGCGGCTTGAAGGCCGCGCCACACCACGCGCATTCGCGGAATAACTTGCCTTCCTTGATCCGGCGCAGCAGGCGCGCCGTGGGCGAGCGCCGATCCACGCGATAGCCGCCCAGGCCGCGGTTGCAGTGGTCAGTGACCATATCGGCATAAAACTCGCGCACGATCTCCTGGCCCGTCACCGGCCACCAGCCGCCCAAGCCATGCTTGAACGTGGTATCGGGCTGCGCCTTCGCCGCCTTGATGCCCGCGACGTAGGCCGCCAGGCCGACCCGATTGCCATTGCCCAGGACGATGTACTTGTCGCTCATAGCAACCTCTCCTGCACGGCAGCCCGCCGCGCCTTGTCATTTTCCTCGCGCACCAGCTTCGCGCCCAGGTGGGCGACATGGTACGGCACTTGACGGTCATGCAATTCAATATCCGACGCCAGCACCCGATAGACCAGCCCATGCCAATTTGCAGGCACGGGCGTGTCCAATAGCCAGGTGTCGGCAAAGTCGAAGACCTGGATGGTGAACGGCCCACGCTGTTCCTCGCGAATCACGGTGACGGCGCGTGACATCATGCGGCTCCGATCACGCGTACCAACTACAATACTCCGGGCGACCATCCCACAGGCTACAATAGCCGTACTTCATCGGGATGTTCCAGGATGTGCCATTATCACCCGGCTGGCACTGCGGGCGCTTGACAAACGACTCGGAACTGACCAGGAAGTCATCCTTGACCGCCACGCGCGTATCACTCATGCTGCTACCCTCGCAGCTGACCGACTTGGCGGCAATCTCGCGCAGCGTCACAGTTCCCTTCGAGACAGCGACCACCTGATAGAAGTCGCAATTGGTCTGTTCCCAACCCCACGACCAGTGGAAGATGTCACCCGCCTTGAACGGGTGGCCCTCGCCGCGCGCGGCCTGCTTTGCAGCGCGATTGGTGGCCTTCATCTGTTCGACATCCCGCATACTCACGAGCCAACGATTGGCCGCCGCAAGCGCATTCGCCTCGTTGCCATATTGATAGTGCCACGCTGAGGTATTGGCTTTGCGAGCGTAGGCGATGCCGGCGTAGAGCTTGCCGAACGGATAGACGTAAACCACAGCGAAAACATCGGCCAGGGTTACGGGCGTGCTATCCTTCGGGATGTAACGAGTCTTGGTAATGGCGCTCATGGTCAATCCTCCTGGGCTGAGCTTGTGTAGCAGGCTGCGTACTCGGCCAGCGCCGCAATACGCTCCGGTGTGCTCGCGAAGCGGTAACCGATGCCATGCGAGGTGTTGGTGCTTGACCAGTTGTCGCCGTCCGCACCGTTGCCACGCACCCGCCAGATGTGTTGCTTGGTAACGCAGATCTCTTCACCGCCACCGTAGATGGTGAAACCGCTGCCGATCTTGATCCAGCGACCGGCAAGTTGGATCGGCTTACCATCCAGCGCGAATTCGTACACGCCATCTTCAGTCTTGAAGAGGCGCTGGATAGCCCGCTGTGCATCCGTGCGTTTGGACTTGGCGGCGAACGCGGCCTGTTCGGCCTTCCATACCGGCATGTATTCTTCCACGGTTGCCACGCGGCAGATGGCGAAATACAAGTGGCCGCTGTCGTCACCGACGCCGAAAGACAGCCCGTCCTCCCGGTAGTATTCGCTCCACGCGGTACGCACCACCACGTAGCGCATGTCAGCGGGATCGAGGAAGATCGAACCTACGGTATAAGGTTCGCCGCCGTTGCCTTCACCGCGGCAGAGCTTGCGCTCGCCAAATGCAACCGCGCGATCTGGTGTCTGCGTTCTTGCGTACTGCGCTTTCATATCTCAATCCTCCCAGGGTGGTTCGCCTCTCCGCATTCGCCGGGTTGACGGCGCTCCGCGGAGAGGCTGGCAAAACTCAATCTGAGTAATCGCGATAGTAACGTGCGGTGCCGAATGTCACCGGGCAGCCGCCGAAGCGATACGTCCCATCACTTTGACGCCAAGCAACAATTTCCTCGGTCGTGTACGTCGCATTGGCGAACTCAGCGGGCGTGAAGCGGTGATCAAAAACCGGGAAGTCAGCATTCTTGCCCTCCGGTTTCAATCCCGCCGTGCTGACGCCTTGCAGCGTTACCTTCCGGCGCGACGGAGAGACGGCGACTACCGCAAACGGATAGCGATCGGAAGGGCAAATCAGTGTTGCGCCTTGGCCTACTTTGGGTTCCATCGGTGCCTCCTGGTGGTCTCTAACTACATGCTTAGTATAGCACCGTTCACGTCGTTTGTCAAGCGGGTAAATGAGGTATTTTTACATGAGTTTTGAGGCTGCGGCGAGAGATTTGCCGGGCCGGAAGCGACTCGATGCTTCCACCTGCCAGGCCCGTCGTGGTGGTCGCGGTGCGTGAAACGAGGTCAGCCAGAATTGAGCTTGTGTACCTGGGTCGGGCGCGCCAAGTGCCAGTCGCGCCGTCGCTTGTCGTAACCCTTGCGGTAGTCAACCACGCGCGCCACGAATTCCACCACATCGCCCGGTTGCAGGTCGGCCAGCGCCAAGCCCTGCGTGAGATTGAACCACAGGTGGTCGGTGACAATCTCGCCATCCGGCAGACTGATATCGCGCAACAATACTGTCCGCTCATGAGCGCCGCGCCAGCCGCGCTTTATCCCATAGCGCACAAAGACGCCGCGGAAGGTGCGCCGCTGTTCATCCATCGCGCGCAAGGCTACCCGCTGGCCTTTGGGTGCAGGCGCAGCCTTCTTGACTTCGGGCGGTTGCTCTCTTAGACGCTGCTCTGCCTCCGCGAAACTGGCGAGCAATTCAGGTGACGGTACAATAGGTTTGCGGGTCATCCGATCAATTCCTTCCTACTGCTAGGCAATGCGGTGGTCGCGGCGCGCCTTGCGGTCGCGGCAGGTCACGCGCGCCCGTTGCTTGTCGTGCATCCCAGGTTTTGGGCACAGTGCTCCCAACGCTTAGAAAGCGGTCGTTGAGTACAACCGGCGACAGGTGTCGCAACATGCCTCTTTACCCGCCCTGCCGAGCCGATGATTTCGCGGGAAGCGGTCTGAGTGCCGCTTGAGCATGTCCTCCGGGCTTGCGCCCACTCGTGGGAGTCACTTGGTTTTCTTGCAGGTACGAGCATCAGTCCCGTCTTACCGGGAATGCCGTTTCCGACCGCCGTGCTCGTCTGTTTGAAGCCGCACGTCTTCCAGGTTCTCCGGCTGTTTCCCGCCTGGAGGGGCAGCGGGCTGGCAATGTTATGAAGGCTGACAGGACGTGCGCCTGTGCCACATGGTAGCGGGTTCTCAGGCCCGCCATAGCGCCAGAAAGCAAAACGCCCGACCGTTAGGTCAGGCGTTGGGTACAACAGTAAATTCAATGCCAATGGCGTCAGCCGAAAGCGCCGCAAAGGCAGCGCGGGCCACGACCGATGCCGCAGCCAGCCGTTCGTATTCGGCTGGCTCAAGCGCGTCGACAGCTTCGTGCAACAACAGGCCGAAGTTGTCTACGACGACGCGCAGGCTCTCCATATCAACAGCATGGCTGTCAGACAGCGTGACCCGTTTGGCGTAGAGTGGTGGCATAAGAAAAGCTCCTGTGCATTCGTCCGGGAGACGACCTAGCCGACAGACAGACTCGCGCCGGGTAGCGCTTGGCAATCGGTCGGCTCCCGACGAACGAACAGGAGCCTTATCTGTCTGTCTACTGCGTACTGTCCCTCGTCCTCTGCCAGTTCCCAGGCTGGCGTCGTCAGTTCAGCACGTTTCTATCTTATCACAACTCGCTTGGAAATGTCAAGTACCTGCGAGGGCAAATTTTCAAACTCGTTGCCGAATGTTTCACGTGAAACATTCCAGGCGAATTTGACACCCGCCGCGACCTCTGCTATACTCCCGTCTGGTTAGGTAAGCTAGTACTGGAGCAGTCGGGTCACGTTGCGATAACGTGTGAGGAGCACGGCGGCGGCGGAGTAACGGAAAGGTTACACGGCGCACCGGAAACCGAAGACCGGCAAGTCGGGAAGCACGATCTGAGCGTGCCAGCGATATCAGACAGGCGTAAATGACGCCCTCCATCTCGCCCAACTAACACGACAACGCCGCCCAGGTTCGTCCTGGCGGCGTTGCTGTTTCTGGCGCTCACGGCTTCCACACGCGGATTTTCAATTCCTCTCGCGGTTCCTCCGCCTCGGCCTCCGGTGCATCCGGTCCGATCAGCGGCGCATCGTTCGGCTTCCGCAGCGACGACTCAAGGCCGTGCTCGTTGTCGATCAGCACGGCGATGATGGCCGCCACGCACAGGGCCACCGCCAGGAATTGCGCCAGCAGATTCGTCACTTTTTACCGGTCATCGCCACGCCGCACACGCTCGGCGGCGATGACGGGATGTTTTCCGTCAAACGAGCATATATCTCTGGCGATAGCAGGAGGTCGGCAAGCTCCCGATGCATTTCCAGCAGCTTCCCAAGATTGGCGAGCGCCGTTTGCAGATCATCGGCGGGCCGCCCTATGATGTCGTCGCCAAATACGGCCAGCCATCGGCCCTGCTCATTGCGCGTCAGTGTGATTAAGTAGCTCAGCGGTAGCATAGTGTCTCCGGTCAAGAGAAGAACTCCTTGAGCGCCTTGCCGATGCCGGACTTGCGCGTCGGCTCAGGCGCGGACTTGCGCCGCTTGCTGCGGCCCGGTTGCCGCGGCTGATCCTTCCAGGGTGTCGGCATGGGATTGAGATCGATATGTCCGATGACGCCCCCGGATGGTAACTTTTCCCCAACGTGATTACTGTCATACCAACCGTTTTGGCGCGCCGTCCCGGTCTGCCAACGCTCGGCATATTCCAGGTTCTTTGGATTGACCGGCGTGGATTCTAAACCGAACCCGGCTCGACATAATAGATACTCAGCCCATTCTGCGGCTTGATCATGCACGGCAATGTGAATCTTATTGTATACTCCGCGCTCATCATTCTTGACCGTTCCGCCATCCCACACAATCGGATGCTTGAAGTCATAGGGCGCAAGCAGCTTATTGTTGATGCCGCTAACGTAACTGCGCGCGGGCGCGCACAGCGGCGCGGCTATCGTGATTGTCCTGTAGCCAAACATCTCAGCCGACCCCAAGCAGCGCGAATGCCGTGACACTCCGCACGGACTAAAGTCCGGCGGCTTCTTGGCGCACGCCCGCCCCAACTTCAGGCCACGTTATGCGCCAGGCGCGCTGTCCGCGCGCCAGCAGATTCAATGCGGCGTTCTCGTCCCGATCCATACTCAGGCCGCATTCACAACGCACCCAACGCTCTGCCAACGTTAGATGCGCAAAGATGGCCCCACACTGCGAGGCGTAACTCATGTTCTTCTGCTTACCAATTGGCACATCTTGATGAATTCTATTTCAGACAGGTTGCCCTTCATATTGTTTATTCGCCAAGAAACTAAAACAACATTTCCTTTTACGTATCCACACCCGGAATCTTTCCTGTCCAGGCTAACACCAGAATCTCCAGTTTCAAAAGTTAGAGGTTCCCCGGTGTAATAGCACAAGTAACTCTGCAAATCTAGTTGCGTGAGGAGATAATCTATATCAATGTCAAATATCCATCCTTCTGACTTAGAACGAGTTTTTGCAGAATTGAGTAGGCGTAATAGGCGACCACGAAATCCACTACGGTACGCGGCATTTGATGCAGCAACGTCACAAGTTTTGCACCGACTAGACGGATTGGTAACAAGACTGCCTGGTTGCTTATGAACCTGATAGAACTGGTCAATGGGAAGGTTTTTCCCGCAACTAATACAGACCTTGTTTGTTCTATGGCGGGTTGCTTTGTGTCCTAGTTCTTGGCAAACTGAACAACGTTGCATTGACATGCTATTGCTCCGTCTCCCACGCATCCTTGCGCTCAGCCAGGCAGACGTTGTACCAGCGCCGGCACGTCTCCAGCGTCTGGTTCAACAACCGTTCCTGACTCTTGCTCGGATAGAGACGGTAGCGAAAAGTGGCAAGCATTACAGGCCCTTCTGCGCGTCGATGTACTTCTGGTCGGGTTGCATCGTGAGCCACCACCGAGGATTTGGCTTGTCTCGATTGCCTTTCGAGCCATTGCACGCAGCGCACAATGGTTGCAGGTTGCCATCTGTGTTCGTACCACCAACAGTCAACGGGGCGATGTGATCTATGCAGATGTACTCGCATGATCCACAATGGGCACATTTACCATCATGGGCCGCCAAAACGTCCAACCATCCCTGCAAGGTGATAACCTCATTGGGGCGTCCCATGTTACGAGCCCGCGCGTTTTGACTTCCGACGCGCATCGACCACATACGACGCACTTCCCAATCTGACATACCGTCAGTCGTTCTGATGAGAAAGCTGCGCATTCTCCGTCTCCGTTTCCAGCCTTTCCCATTCATCTCGCGCCAGTCGTTCGATGACTGCCACCATCGACGTGTCGGTGGCGGCAGCAATGCGGCGCAGCAAACGTCTTGTCTTGAGCCAAACCTTGATTGTCGTAAATTCTTCGCTCATGGTTGTAATTCTACAACGATAACAACAGGTTGTCAAGTTACGAGCGAGGCTGCAAGCACCGAGAAACCCGCCTATCCGCTCGGCCTAAAGGCCGGTGGCTTGCGGCGGGTTACGTCCCGTCAGTTTGATTTCCGGTTCTTTGCGCCCACAGGATAGACAAGTGTAATCGTATTCGGCCTTCAATGACTCCCATTGCGCAATCGAGTAGTGCTCTCCTGCCTGTTCAATGCGAAGTCTGCGCTTATGCGTTTCGCGATTTCGTATCATTTTGCCGCGTTCTGGATTTTTCTTGTACCAGTTACGGACGCTGGTGAGATTGCGTTCTGGATGGGCTGCCCTCCAACGTCTATTGCGCTCATTTGCCTCATCGCGGTGAGCACGCGCATATTCTTTCTTGTAAGCCCGAATATCATCTCGGTGAGCAGAATGCCACGCCTTAATCTTCTCGTCTTGTTCTGCCCGGTGAGCCAAGCGCCATACCTTGCGAGCCGCGACGCTTCTTTCCGTATTGGCTTGATGCCAAGCCTTGCTCTGAGCACAAATCTGTTCGCTATGCTTGGCATAGTAGGCTTTCCTTCTGGCCTTGATTTTATCAGGATGTGCTTTTCTGTAGGCTGCATCCGCAATGGCGACACACGCCTTACAACGATATTCAAGTCCATCCTTGCTACGTGACCGTTTTCTGAATTCAGATTCTAGTTTTTCGGAATGGCAAACGGAGCAGGTTTTCATACGACTTCCTCCCGTTTGGCCTTCTCTCGGATAGCGATCTCAATAATGGCCGCCATCGATACACCGGTCTTTTGCGCCAGCAATTTGAGCAGCCGCTTGGCCTCTGGCGTGAGGCGCAAGCTTGTGGACTTGGCTTCTTTTACCATAACGCTATTGTAACGCATATTGCGCTATGCGTCAATTCCCTATTCTTGCAGTTTGCGCCCACGACGCGCTTCCATCTCCGCGACCGCAGAGCGAACCCAGTAGAATTTGATGCCGCCTTTTTGACCCGTTACCCCATCCTCGCGCTTGTAGAGTTCCGCTTCGGTGGCGCTGAGCGAACCGCGGTTTTTCTTCCATGTGCGCCAGATCGTGAGTTTATCGACTTCGGCACTGGGCGGTACGTCCTGCGGTACGGAGGGCGGTATACCGGCGCGGGGGGTGCCATTTCCGGGTAAAACCGGGGTCTCGGAGCGGTATACCGCCTCTTGTACCGCCTCCTGTACCGCCTCGCGCACCGGTTGCACGGTGTAGGGCGTACCTGCGAACGAGGCAATGGCAAGCCGTAGCCGATCTTCGATGTCGGGCACATCGTCAGGAAGGTACTGCACGGCGCGCTTGGCTTCGGTCGCGCTGTAGCCAAGCGAGGTCAGGCCGTCGATTACCACGGCGTCGGCCTCGATCAGCGCAGCGGGTTTCTCGTGGCCATTGCCAGAAGCCATACTCAGGCCCAGGCGTTGTTCGGCGGCGAGCAGCCCCGCGGGTGTGCGTCGCGGCAACGAGAACATGAATTTGTCGAAGCGACCATCACTCAGGCCGGAGTAATACGCCTGCGCCGGATACAGCGCATCGCGCCGAATCAGGCAGCGCCCGCGGATGTCCGGCAGGGACGCCGCGCCGCCATCGTCCAGAATCAGGCGGGATTCGATGGGCGTGGCCGTCTTGAACGCGATGCGCGTATCCGCAATGCCGGTGATCTGCTTCGGCAACACGTCCGCGGACGGGCGCTGCGTTGCCAGAATCTCAATGATGCCCGCCGCGCCGCCGAGCGATCCGAGGCGTTGTATCAATTTGATGAATTGCTCGCGCTTGGCGGTATCGCGGTGCGTCGTCAGTTCGGCCACCTCGTCTACAATGATAATCAGGTACGGACAATGCGCGCCGCGGCCTCGATTCCACTGATTCAGGTTCTTGACGCCCGCACCGCTGAAAGCCGTCATGCGCGCATCCATCTCGGTTTCTGCATCAGTCAACATTTGCATGGTCTCGTCCGGGCTGTAGGCGACCGGGCCGCGCAGCAGCGCCAGGTCGGGCGGCAGCAGCGCGAAGTCCATCCGTTTCAGGTCACTCAGCGCCACCTGCGCAATGCGCCCGGTCGGGTCTTGTTGCGCCAGGGCCGCGATGATGGAGGCGATCAAGGTCGTCTTGCCGCGCCGCGGCGAGCCACCGATCAGCACGTGCCCGGCATCGCCAAGCTCCAGTGTGATCGGCCCGTTTTCACCCATGCCCAGGAGCAGGGACGGCGTAGCCAGCCGCGGCGCGTTGAACACGTCGATACGTTCCGGGAGCGATGCGCCCGGCTCAATCATCAGCGGCGCGTCGTATTCCGGCAATGCGGGCGGTTTGACGGCGGCGGCTGGGAGACGTGTTACGACGCCATGCACCAGGGCGTGATTGCGCATGGCCTGGGCGTCCAGGTGTGAGGCGTCCAGCACATGTCCTCCAGCGACGGCGGGCAGGGAACCATCTTTCGGGTAGACGTTCCAGATGCCCACCAGAAGCCAGTGTAGGCCCCAGGCGACGAATTTGAGCGCCACGCCGATGCAGAAGCCAAGGCCCGCCACGCCGAGGCCCACGGCGACCGCGCCGGCTGCGACCAGGGCGACCTGCTTGACGGTGAGCCAGAACGGGGCAAGCTCGCGTTGCTGCGCCATGCCGAGCGCGGCCGCTTGCTGGCGTGCGATGACGGCGCTCGGATCGGACCAGGCGAGGCCGAGCGTGGCGAGTAGGAATAGCAAAACCGCGCCCGTTAGGAGCACGGCAAAAGCACGTCCAGACATCAGTTTCCTGCGCCGTCAGGCGGCGTCATGGCTGACCTCAGCTATGGGGCATCGTTGAATAGTGCTTCCAAATCGAGCAGGCGGTTGACTACCTCGTCAAATGACAAGTCGTGGGCAAGCGCCTTGCTCGCGGCCAGTCGTGCATGGGTCGCCGGTTGCAAATGTACGGATACGCGTGCATCCCGCTCGGTCGGCAGGGCCAGGGCCTCGCGCAAGCGTGCCTCCGCTTTTACGGATACGTGATCGGCTTTGTTGCGCATCACGTCTGACAGTAGTCCCGCGGCGGACGGCTTGAGCTTCAGCCGCTCGGCCATCTGTACCAGCGTCAGGTGCGGCGTCTCGGAGCACTGCAAGGCCATGACCGCGGCCCGCGTCGAGCGTTTCATGTTACGCGTTCATCCGCACGAAAAAGGCTGGTGCAAGGTGCTGGTGCTCAAACTTGTCGGCGCGCCTCTTGCCGTGCGCCCAGGAGTTCGACGGAACGTCCTCGGCTTTGACATAACACACGCGCGGATCCGCGCGGGACACGAAGTCCGGGCCGCAGTATGGGCCGCCGTGCTCCTGCATCCAGGGGCAATCCAGATTACAGCAGCACATATCACCTTCATGCCCGACGACAGTCGGCAGACCACCACGAATCACCCACGGCGCACCACAGCGCGGACAGACCGCGCCGACTACGCCATCGGCGGAGGGCACGTCGATCTGGCCGAGCGCCTTGAGCGCGATGCCGATGCCACGGGCCAGGTTCTCGCGCCGGGCGTAGCGCCCCGACTTCGGCAGCCGAAACAGCGGGATCGCCTTGCGCGGCACGAACAGCACGCGCCCGCCGCTCATCTTGATGCCGGGAAGAAAGCCGTTGGTGATCCACGCGCCCAACGTCGGGCGCTTGACTTGCTTGCCAAGATGCGCCGACAGCAGGGTGATTGCCGTCTCCGTATCCACAAAATCTACTGGATTGATTTGCATTTACCCTCCTAAAAATATATCGCAAAGTGAACGATCCACTTTGCGATATAGTATCACGTTATCACAGGCGTGTCAATAGCGAGTTTGCAACATTATTTTTCTTTCGTCAGCACCCCACCACGCGCGGCCTCGTTGCGCGACCACCATTCATAGTGGCAAAATTTGCAGCGCACCAGGACGGCTTTTTCTGTGCGACGCACCTCGCGCAGATCAAAGCCGAGGCGGTATTTGCGATTGCACCTACAACGCGGGCAGCGGGGTACGGGATACTGCGTGTACAGGCTCATGTCATTCTCCCGCCGAGTGCCGCGGGTCATCAGACCAATGGCGGTCGGGTTGCGAAGGTTCCTGCAATTTCCATAGCCGCGCGACTTCCGCCAACAGCGCGGGTACGTCCTCGCGGGCACGGGCCATGAATTCGCCATCATTGACTGCCTGTGCGAAATCTGCCAGATCAGTGCCGTAAACCTGCTTGCCCCAATCCGGCCCGTTGATCCATGCAAAACGTGGTTGATGAGCGCCGTTATTCCCTTCCTTCCACGGTGCAGGCGTGGCAGCCGCAGCGCGGGCGGCGATATCGTCAAATTCCTGTTGCGTCATTGGTTTGTTCATTATCATTCCTCTCTTAGTCTACCGGCTGCCCGCTCAGGACGCAGCAGTCGCCTTCCGCCTTCTCAATAGCGTCCTCAACCACTGAGCGCCAGTCGCCCGATCCAGGATCAAGCGCGAATTTCAGCGCCGCCAGCATATCCGGCACGGCCTCCGGGTTGATGCCCTCGCAGGCATTCGCCACAGCCACGATGCGCGCCGCCGTGGCCCGTTGGCGGCCTTTGGCATCGCCACGCTGAGAAGTCGCTTGAATGATAATCTCATGCGGCCCGTTCGGGTTGCCACGGGCGATGGTCGATGTTCCTGGAATGAGGAACCACGGCGTAGGCCAGGGTTCATGCGATGCGTTGCTCACGGTATGTCTCCTAGCGGAAAATTCAGTCTAGCATACTCACCGAATCGTTCCTTTGCGGCTGCGTCATAGACTCTCGCGGCTTGTACTTCGTCGTCGAATACACCTAAGTATTTATGCTCTATCCATGCCGTCCATTTGCGTCTTTGACGGTGCCGCGTGACGCCCTTGAAGCGCGACGATCTGTTGTTGCTCTGACGCCCCTTGTTGCGTAGATTCTGCTGGCGCGTACAGACGCGCAAGTTACCACGTTGGTTATTTAATCCGTCACGGTCAACGTGATCCACCTCCGGGTAATTGCCATTCTCCCCGCGCGGATTGCGAACTTCTGGTAACCCCATAATCTGGCGATGCATGTAGATACCATTCCCACGCGCTGCATATCTATCGCCTGCAGCGCAATGCCATCTCCATTGGCACAGCCAGTCATAATCTGCGTCATCTACCAAGGCAGTTTTGCCTTTTGTCAGCGGGATTTCCTTCATGGTTTACTCCACGATCCCGCGAAAGCGCGGATGCCACAACTTGTTGAATTCCGTTATGCCTTGACTACAAACTTCAATCAAGTACGGTTTACCTTCGGCGTTGGCTTTTGCAAGCCCATCCAAGAGGTCTCGCTGTTCTGATTGAGTAAACCCGGTTCCTACACTGCCGAGACCCGCACCAGTGACAGGATCAGCAATCTGGATTGCCGCGAATAAACGCACAAGTTTGGTTGCTCCGGTATCTGAAAACCCCGTTACGCGTACCGTAACAACTAAGAGATGTTTCGTGCGGACGATAGGTTCCATGTGACCGGCTCGCCCATTGGCGAGCTTGCCGCCTGTGTACGGAGCGTCCAGAAGCCGCCAAACTTCGCCTTCGCGACCCTCGGTGTGCTGCGCCTCAGCCAAGGTGTATTTCTCAGGCGCGCTATAGGCCGGCTCCAAGAACTCGAAGTATGCCGCGCCACCGTAATCGGCCAGCTTGAGCACGACCATGCGCCCATACTCAAAACGCTTTGCCATGCGGCCTTCGGTCAAATCGCGACCGCCGTAGTACAACGCCTCGAAGATCGCGATCTTGGGCGGTGTCAGCGCGGTGGGTTGACCGAGCGTCGCGTTGGCCTGCGCGGCCTGGGCACCGGTGCGATGTTCGCCACCCGCCACGTCCGGCCACCATAACTCAGCGTCCAGGATGAACGGGCCACAGCTTACGGCCGTAGCGGTCAGCAGCCGCGTAACGGCGGGCGACGGTTCGGCCCATAGCGCCAGAGAGCGGCTTTGATAGGCTACGGCTCGCGACGTAGCGAAGATCACCATTCTCTTGCCGTCCCGCTTAGGCTGCCCACAGTAGGCCGGATTGCCTATGTACCACGCCCGGTTATGGGCGGCGTCCACCGGCTGCATGGTCACCAACGTGCCCGGCCGCAGGTGCGCCGGGAAGTCCGTCCAGTCCTGGGTGCTCGCCACTTGGCCCGGCAGATCACGCACGGTCAGTTTCGGCGCGGTGACCGTAGCGGGCACTACGGGCGCGCCCTCAGCTTTTGGGTAGCACGCCTCATGTGCATAAGTGAACTTGCCGTCGACCTTACCGTAGACGATTACGGTATCGGTATCGAAGTCTTCTGGTCTAAATTCACCCTGGCACACCTGACATACTTGACCACTCAGCATCATTGTTCCGACAAGCGCCGTGTACGGGGATTCATCCGTCTGTGGGCCAGGCGTCTCAGCCGCCGCGCGGTCGGCGTTTGGAATCACGTTCTCGCCAGTCTGCATGATATAGGCCGTCTCCCAAAAGTAGTCGGCCATCTCTGCCGCACCTTGCCCGGTGTCGAAAACGTGAAACTCGCACGTGCGCGCCAGGGCGATCAACTTGGCAACGCCGATGCCCTTGCCGTAGCGACTCAGGTAGGCTGCGCCACCGCAGCGTCCCTGCCGCACAAGACCCTGGGCCACGATGCGCGATTGCCAGCGTTCGGCAATGTCGCTCGGCACCTTGAACGGTTGGCCGCTACCCTGCGCGGCCTTGAATTCCGAGAATGTTTGAGACATGGAATTGTCCTCCCTTAGCGGTAGATCACCGCCGATGGCGCGGTGTACTGCGGCGTGCCGACCAGTCCGTAGACTTGCGCCCAACGGGTAACACCGTGCCAGTCCGACATCTTGACGGTATCGACCACGGCATCGGCCAGGGCGTCCAGCCGTTTTTCGAGCAGCCGACGCTCGTCACTATAGCGTCCCGGCAAGTCACAGAAGGCCATGACCGGCATACACTGGTGTTGCGCGATGGGCGAGATCATGAAGGCCACGAATCGCCAAACGTAAGCCGTCATACCCGCCTGTCGCCCGGCGTCATCGGCATAGTCGTAGTCGCCGTCACCGGGGAAGCGCGCCACGGCGGGATCAGCCTTGTAGAACTTCTTGCGCGACAGCGTCGGCTTGGATGCGCGCAAGCAGCCGGTACGGGTGTTGACAATCCCGGCGACCAGGACGTAGTCTTCGGCGCTCAGATGAGCCTGCAACTTCTCCAGATCGATCTTCGGCATGTCAGGCATTAGATGTCTCCTTTTTAACGTCTGCGCTTTTGGTAACATCTTCGCTCAAAGCAGCGAGACGTTTCGCCTCAGCGGCACGCATCGCACGGGCGACGTGCGCTTTGCGTAATCGTTTTGACATCGGAACTAATTTCTTGGACATCGGGAACCTCCTGGGTGATCTCTACCTACACGCCAATCATAGCACAAGTCCGCCTGTTTGTCAAGTGGGCAATATGATATTACTTCATCGGCACTTGCACCATGCCGACGAAAAGCGCGCCGCGATATAGCAGGAGTGGATGTCGCCTATTGCCGCGCTTCAGGGTGTCGGCTTTGGTCAGATGCACCGCATAGGCCAGCTTCGCCGCGGGCACGGTGAATTCCTTCTCAAGAAAGTAATCGGGCACCGCGTAACGCAGGAATGCTAACTCACTGGCGCAGCCCAAGAATTCGACTTCCGTCAAACCTTTCGGGTCAGCCAATTCTCCGGCGACGAGCTTGTCCAGACGTTCGGCCTCTGGATCATTCATTGCCATTTTGGGCTTGGGCCACTTGGCGTGATTTTCCAGATAGACCCGGTCACGCTTCGTAATGCGGTCGGCCAGTACCAGCACCGCGCCGTCACAGGCCCACTTGTCGCCAAGATGCACGGTGCGCCCCCAGCCGTCCTTGACGGACGGCATTGGCAACGGGGTGAGATGTTCGAGATTCGTGGCGATTATCATTGTAGCACCTCCGCGGCTTCCGGGAAGACCATGCCCACATACCAGGGCGTGCGCCCGCGCAGGATCGGTTCTTCCGTCTCCCAAACACGCGAGCGCCATTCGTAGACTTGTTCGTGCAGATCATCCAGCGAGGCCGCCGCGAAGCGCATGGTCGCGCTGGTCGGGTGGTCACTGGTGTCGCGATAGCGGTGCAGATTGATCGGGACGCTGTAGCGGATCATGACTCCTGCTCCAGAATGGCGTAACCACTCACGATCTGTTTCAACGTGAACCCTTCAGCGATAGCCTCGCGAACTTTGATAACTGCGGCCTTCTCTGCGTCATCTGGTTCGGACAGTCCTGTGGGCATTCCCGATGTTGCCCGATAAAATACCACGGCAGTAAACGTCAGATACACGTATTTTCGCGGGCGCAACTGCTCAGACAGCCACGATGAAAATAGCCGGTCGGTTTTGTCATACATCTCTCATTCCTCGATTTGAAACACGGTGCACGCCTGGCCGAACCCTTGCCAGTTGCCCAGGCCGCGCGTATTGCCGTAGCCGTACTGCCCGATGCACTCGGCCTTCGCCGGTGCGATCTTGCGCCACAACTTCCAAGACTTGACGCCCGCCTGCGCGCCGCTGCCCGTGAAGACGCCATCGCAGAAGACGGCCTCGACGGGCACATCGCGGAACAACTTCGCCGTCCCTACGGGCGGGGTCTTACTGTTGCTTGCCATCTCACGCCTCTTTCTTTGGCTCGACATAGCGTCGTGCGGCGACCAGGGCCGCGCGCAACTCGTCACCGCCGACTCCGGCCTCGACAAGCAATTCAGCCACGGCCTGCACCAGCGGCGCGGGAAGCAAGGCCCAGTCTATGTGACTGACGCGGGAGGCTAGGCCGCGCTTTACGGCGCGCTGCTGCGCCTCAGCGAACACGACCTGCGCCTCAGCGTCAAAGACGTAGGCATACTGACCATCATAGGTGTCAGAGCCAACCTTGCGCCCGTTCTTTTTCCAGTAGCGCACCTCAAACTTGTCGTATTGCACAACGATCTGCGTTGGCGTGACGCGCGCAACTTCTTTCACTCTCCAACCGGGACTCAGGTCAAGTAGTATTTTGTCGCCCGCCTGGACTTGCCACAGTTCACTATTCAGAGCCATCGTGTTTCTCCTGGGCCTGGGCCAGCGCCTTGCACGTCTTGCACTCAATCATCGTCATGATCCACCAATTTGCACACCAGTTGAAGGTGCCTACGCCGACCCGTGCGCCGCAGATCGGCGCGCCGTCCACGGCGGCGTGCACTTTCGTGCGTAGGCCGCGCTTGGTCACATAATATCCAGTCTGTTTCATGCGATCCTTCCTTCGTCATGGTTTATCCAGCGCCAGAAACTCGCGATGCGCTTGGAGCGCATGGCCGAAGCGGCCTGTCTGATAACGCGCCGGGCATTCCCGCGATGTGCTTGACAGTGCCAAACTGTGCGCGAGAGCGGAGGCGCATCGGGATCGAGCGGCTCATTTTGTGACCAGTAAGCCGCGGGTTGTTTGCAAAATTCACAGGTATGATCTTCCCAATCTGCCCATCGGTTGCGATTCATACGGTGCGTGCGTATCACTGCAAGCCTCCTGCGCTAGTTTCTACCTACATTTTCATTATAAGCGAAGTCGGCTTATTTGTCAAGTGGCAATGTGGGCAATATCAGGGCAATATCACGAGGATTGAGGGGAAGTTTCGGGGTTGCCAGGAGAAGACGACGCGGGCGGAGACTCCGCGCGCAGAATGGTATCTAGGTCTGCGGCACTGAGACGCACTTCCTGATGCTCGGCTTTGTCCCACAGCGCCAGGCCGCCCGGCACAACCCGCGCCAAGCGCGTGCGGGTCGGCAGGGCGACCAGCCAGTCGCCGTCGAGCACCCAACGATTGTGCGGCACGGTCAGGCGGCCTTGCTCTTTGGCGCGGCTTCGTCGGCCCAAAACGCCTGCCACTCGGATTTCCATTCGGCCTCGGTCGCATCGTCCTTGAAGCCGTCACCGGCGAGCGCCTTGCCGAAATTGCGCACCCATGCCTTGTAAGCGGCCAGGCTCTTGTCCTTGGGCCGACCGAGCACCAGTTGCGGTTTGCTGTCAGGCATACACAGTCTCCATTGCTTTCAAGTCAAAAATGGCAAGCTGACTGTGCTTCTTTGCCAGGGTCAGCGCCTCGGCCTTGCTGCCACGCCGCACCGAGATGTCGATGTAGGCTTTGCCGTCATCCACCCAACCACCCATGTAGTGATCCTTCTGCGTCAATAACTTGCGGTGGCCGCGCATATACTTCATCAGTTTCAGGCCCGAAACCTCAGCGACGGGTAACACGAATTCACAGTCTTTGTAGGGGCTGACCATGAAGCCATCGGACGGCGACTCGTTGAGTAGCGGCTGATAGGTGAAACCGCCGTTGTCCTTGAGCAGTTGGCGCAACATGCCCGTTTCGCCCTTGTCTACGATGTCCGGCACATCAGTCGTGCCCGCCGTGCCCTTCTTCGCGAACTGGCCGCCTTTGCGCGATCCGGCAGGCTGGTGCGCGGCGTTATACAGGTCGGTCGTCCAGTCCGCGCCGAGCACGCGGTCAAGCAGGGTGTCAGTCATGGTTGCCTCCATAGGCATTTCGCTCGCGTTCCAGTCCGGCAGCGGGCCACTTCCGACCAGCGCGGCGGCCTCCGCTATCGGCACTTCTTTGATCTCCAGATGGCAACGGCAATGGCCGTCGCATTCAGATGTATTTGGCTCTCCCGGCATCGGGACTTGAGCGATGGGCCGGAAGCCCGCACGACTATACATAACGCAAGAATTGCAATGTTCTGCGATGCCGAGCCGCCTGGCAGCAAGCACGACGAAACCGGGCTTACTCGTCAAGGAGCGTCGCTCTTTGACGGCATCATAGTATTGCCAACGCGCCTGGCCCAAATAGCCAGTCAAGCGCGCGAGCGCCTGAGCCTCGGATATTGAGCCGTCTGCAAGGCCATTCGCGAAACCAATCAGGCGGCGATAGCTTTCCTTGATGTTCGCGCCGATAACCCCGTAATCGTGGAAACCAAGTTTATCAAGGCCGCCTGCTCCAAGTGCCCTGTTTTCGATTGCCGCGCGTCTTAGCTCGTCGCGCATGGTCGCGAGCCACGTCGAGGCGTCGAGCACGCCGGCCTTGTAGTCCAGCGTCAGCCGCGCCAGCCGGTCGCCGCGCGCCTGCACCTGCGCGTCGAGCAATTCCACGATCTTCGCGCGCGCCACGGTACGCCCGGTCGTTAGGTTGCGATAGGCGTGCAACCTGGGATCGAACGTGTATCCCGTAAGCAGGGACGTGCGGCTAGACGGCATTGACAACCTTCGGTTCACCCAAGGATGGATTATAAACCCAACGATTCCCGGCATTCCAAGCATCTGCATACATCTGCGCCGTCACTCGCCAGGGGCGACCTTCGTACGTGCCTTTTTCATCATCGGTTTGTCGCAACACGCCAGGGGGATCATGCTTACCGTCGCCCCATTCAGCCAACACCATTCGCTTCTGTTTATACTCGCCTTCGTATGTGGTAAAAATTCCCGGCTTTGCAAAGCGCGTGAGCGGAACGACATCAGGATGCGGCGGAGTTGCCCATTCGTAAGGCCCAACCTCCTGTTTTCTAGCCATGTATGCGCGCATCCGTTGCGCTTCTACCTTGGACGCCTGTTCTATGCGCTGCTCAGTGGTGGATGGCAAGAATTGTCCACCACGATAGATACGCTCATTGATACCAAGAGTTCCAGCACCGCCACGTGCACGGCCTTCCTCGCCCTGAGGATACATCTTTTCGCCGCCGACGTTTACCCATTCTCCCCCATCCGGCGATCCGGCAGGTATACGCGGTTGATTCACTGCCATCAACTTTGCTTCTTCGCTGCCCTTGCCACCCATCTGCGCCTCCGCTTGACCAGGATTATCATTCTCTAGTATAGCGGAAGTCGTGGTATTTGGCAAGTCGGAACCACGCGGCGCGCCCGGCCCGTACTTGGCGACGTGCGCGCGCCAGCGGCGCAGGAAGATCGCCTCCTGCCGGTCAAGATCGGCGGTGAGAGCCGCTACTGCCTTGTCAAGCGCCTCACTCATGGTTGCGCCTCCCGGTCAATCTCCCACGTGCCCACGTAGGCATCCTGATACGTGCGCGCCAACTGATTCCACCCGATGCGCGCATGGAAGCCGGGAATCAGCCAGGCGTCACCGCGCCGACCGTCCGGCGCTAGGATCACGCCGAGCGTGTAACCCTGCATGTCACCGCCGATGATGGTGCTCATCTCGCGCAGCATATCGGCCTTGCGCTCCATGACGAGTTCTTGCTTGATCTGATTGTACTCGGCTTTCTCCGCCGCGGTCAGGCCGCGCATGGCCGCCTTTTCTTCGCGACCCGGCTCGCCTATCGTCGCCCGCCAGTGCTGTGCACTCGCGCCATTGGACGCCAGGCCGGTCTTGACCTCGACGGCTACATGATCGCCCGCCACGTCGAGCGGCGCGTTATTGAGGCCCTGATTCAGCGTCTCAAAGCGCGCGCCGAAGCGTTGACTCAGCACGTGCGCGGCCAGCGCCTCGCCCAGTGCGCCCGTGGTCTCTTTGCTCAGGTCGCCGGCGGCGGGTTGGCTCTTGCCCGTCCAGACGCGCTCGGCGGTCGGCGCGAATGATAATCCGGGGCCGGAACCGCCGATCTCGCCAGGTCTGCCCTTATGCCCATAGTTACCAGAACCGGGGCCACCGAATGCGGCTTCGGACAAGCCGATCTCGTCGGAGATGGTGCCAAGCGTCGCATCAATGAAGCGGCCAGAATATAGCGACCAACGAAATGGTGTAGTCGGCGGAAATCCCGCACGGATAAGGCGGCGCGCGGCTTCGGCCACAGCAGGCCGTGCGGTAGTATCCCAGGCGGCTGCTGTCCGAGTACGCTCCATTCCCTCGGAATCTATCTTGCGCTGAAGTTTGCGCGCCGCTGCTACGGGAATTGCCCACGGCGTAGAAATCTGTATCGGTGAAAGTGGGCCATTTTCCACGGAGCGCCATACGTGTATGCCCTCATCCTCCATTGTCTGGCGCAACGCGGCTTGTTCCGGCGTCGAAATAGATGCCAGAAGATTGTCGTGACTCTTACCCTTGAAGCTCCTACCAGAAATCACGGTGGCGTCACGCGTAATGGTTGCCACGAAATCATAGGACTTTTCCGTGACTTGAACGGGAAGCGTTTGCCCTATCTTGGCGATATAAACAGGCCCAAGCGACGTACTCAACTTTACGGCTTTGCCAGAAACGGTACGTTGCGAGTCAATGGCTGAGGGGGTGCTATCCGATGCACTACCGCCGACTCCGACACCCGGTCTGCCTGCATGGCCGTAGTTGCCGCTGCCAGGGCCACCAAGCTCGGCAAACAGCGCCTCCCAGTCCATGTCGAGCCATTTGCGGAGAGCCGCCTGCTGTGACGGACTACCGCGCAGCGCCACGACGAACGCATCGGCGTATAATTCGCGAGCATTGCTGATCGAGTAATTGCGCAAGCCGCCACTTTCCAATGGCCGCGGGATATCCATGCTTCGGTAGTCAAACTTGTCGTTCAACAAGCTGCGCATCTCTCGTGCGTCGTGTTGGCGATACATGACGTGATGACCGACTTCGTGGATAACCGTATCGGATGCGTTTACAGACGCGGGTGCAATGTGAATGGTATCCGTGCTCGGCACGTATAGGCCGTTGATGTTTGGAAGGGGATCGACTGGATCAAGAAAACTGCCATTGCCAGCTAGGCGGTAACCGTATGGCGGATCGGTTGAAAACTGAACGCCCTCAAGATAGCGTCGCGGGATGCCGCTGTGTCCAATCGTCCAGGCCAGCGTATCGGCATCGCCCAGGTGCGTCATACCAGAGCCGGATATTTTGATATTATCATTGACCCAGGCATAATCGGCTACCGGCCCGACTAGTTGCGGTGATTCTTCGCCGTCAGCGACAATTTGATGCTCTGGCCCGATGGTCGCATAGCGGCTCGGCGCGGAGCCGCCCACCCCTACGCCCGGCCTGCCTGCGTGTCCGTAATTGCCCGAACCAGGGCCACCCAATTCGACATCCTGCGCCGGATCATAAAACACCGCCTCGCCCAGGCCGACCGCCTCTTGCGGCGGGCCGAGGTCATCCAGCAGCAGCTTGTATTCCAGCGGCGCGACCACGTACCAGTCGGCGCGGGCGTCCTGCACCGCGGCCTCGTCAATCACGGCGCTCAGGGCGAACGCGCCGGGATCGGGCAGCCACGTGCGCGGGTCAGCACCTTCCGGCACGGCGGCTGCTGCTTCGCGCACCCAACGCGCGGCATCGCCCGGCGTGAAGCCCGCGGCGATGATGGCGGCGACTTGCGCCGTGGCGCGGTCAGGCATGGCTAGGCTGGCTCCGGCTGGTCTTCGATCTGCACGACATAAAAATACGGTACGCTCTTGGCCGTCTCAAGCTCGCCGGGATCAGTAACCTTGCGCAAGATCATCGGGATCGCGCCATTCGCATCTGGCGGGCCATCCTTGATCTCAAACAGCGGCAGGTTCCGGTGTAGCGTCGGGTTGTAGTCCTCGTAATGAGTCATTGGATATTTCCTTAGCAGGCGGTGCGCAAAACGTGCAGCGCCAGACGATGGGCTTGCCGCTCGGCTCATAGCCGACCACCTGGCCGGCGACCAGGCCACAGTTGCGCGGCGCATGGTCGGCGTACTGGCAATAGGCCAACTCAGCCATCGGCCACGTCATTCGGCCACAGGTCGGCGGGTAAGTCCAGGTACGCGCAGATCAGCCGCGCGGCGGTCAGCCAGTCGTAACATACCGCCGTGTGCCAGCCTTGCCGGGCGAGATAGGCCAGATACAGCTTTTGCTCCGGCGTCGGCTTGTTGCGACCGCTCTTAAGTTCAATCACCATGCCATTGCAGCCGTGCGCCCGTTCGCAAATCCAGACGTCCGGTACGCCTCTCCGCGTCCCAAGCCGCTGCATGTTGGCCGCGGTCGCCTTGCTGCGCATCCCGCCATTGGGTGGGTGAAAGGCAAAACGCAGCGCCTCTACCTCACCTTCGCGGGCGCGAATCCAGGCAAACAGCGCGGCTTGCTGCTCATCTTCGTCGTGTCTCACGGCTGCACGTCCACGCGCGCCAGACTATCACCTACCGAGAAGCCGTTCGGGTAACGCACCCTCAGCTTGGCGATGTTGGCGGCCATGATCTCGGATAGGTCAAGGCCGGTCAGCGTGCAGATGGCGGCCAAATACCACAGACAATCGCCGGTTTCGTCCGCCAGTTTCGCCATATCCAGGCCATGTCGATGCCAAACTTGCTTCTTAATCGCATTACACATTTCGCCCGCTTCACCTGCAAGGCCCAGGGCGTGAAACAGCAGCGCAATTTCCTCCGGCGTGAAGGCTTGCGGCTCATGGTGCAGCGTGCGCGCGGCGGCGATCTGATAGGCGCGGGCGTCCAGCGGCTCAGGCATGGGCGAATAACTCCACGTCGGCGTCCGCGCCCTGCCCACCCACAATCCTCTCAGCGGCCATTAGCAGGGCGCTACGCACGACTTCCGGGTAAATGCCGGTCTCAGGCGCGGGTGGCTCAGATAGGCTCGCTACGGCGTCCTGCGCCTCACTCGCCTTGACCTCTGCCTCCGGCTGTTCCGTGCCCGCCTGCGCCTTCTGGCCCGGCGCGGTCGCGGGTGGCTCTTTGGTTGGCTTACCGTTACCCGCAGCGGCATTGGCGGCAGCCGCGGCGCTCTTGGCAAGCTGTGGCGGTACGACGCCCGGCGTATTGGGCGGCAACTCGCCGGCAGCAGCCTGCGCCGCCAACTGCTTCGCCGCTTCCGCCGCCGCTTTCTCGGCATCCGCTTTCGCCAGCTTTTGCGCTTCCTCGATATCCTTCGCGCTCTTGTACGGCATATTGAAAATCGCGCGCAACCACTCGGCATCTTCCGGCGCGGCGACGTTCAGGAATTCCGTGATATTGGCGAGCCATTGCGCGGTCGCGGGCGGCAGGACGGTGACGCGGGAATGGCTGATACGGGGATGATCGGAGATGCTGCCAAACTTACCGGGGTTGTTCGCCAACATACGCGGTACAAGATGCCGATTCCACACGTCCTGGATGCGATCCAGTGCGCCGTCCACGCCCATCGTAAACGCATCGTACATCGTGCCGCCGAGCGACTGCGTACCGCGCTCGGTGCTGCCCAAGCGCACGAACGTCGCAGCTTGCAGCGCGGCGATCTCCCAACGCAACTGGTCGATCCAGCCGCGAATGTCGCCCAGGTTGGAGAGTGAGACGGTCTTGAGGTCGCCGTCAACCATCGGGCCGGGCAACTTGACGTACTGCAACTCGCCCGCGGCCAGGCCCTCGCCGATCTCATCGACGGCGTTCAGGATCTTGTCATCGGGCGGTGAGAGGAATTTGAACCACGGCAGGCCGGTGCCGCCGCGCTGCGCGGTCGCGCCGCCGATCTGTTCAAGCTGCTCAATCAGGTACGCAATCCAGTACGCGGGTTCGAGCCAACCCAGGCCCTCAATGCTGCCGCGCTCGTCGCCACCCACGTAATGCAGGAGCTTTTCAATGGGGATCGGCTCGGTCTGTTTGCCGGTGTTCGGGTCGGTTTGAATCATGGCTTGCAGGCCACCCGTTTCGTCAAGCTCCCATTTGTAGAGCGTTTCCTGGCGGCGCGTGGCGAGCTTCTTGAGGCCGATCAGCCCATCATCCCATTTGCTCGGCGCGGCGTCCTTGCCGGTGGGATTCTGACCGTTGCGCTTCTTCCAGACGATTTCGTGGTCGGCCCACCCGAAGGCCCAGGAGGACAGTGCAAATTGCACTGCGGACGCCAGGCTGGTACTAGTATCCTGTAAGCATTGATCCACGAACTCCGCGGCGTCCTGGTCAGCTTTGCTTTCGGCGGCGGGCGTCACCGTCCAACGCACTGACGAAGCGGCCAGGGTAACCATATTCCATGAGGTGTAGGCAGAAGGTTCACGACGCAAAACGCGGGCCATCTTGGCAATTCCCGATGGCCCGCGAAGAATTTCTGCATAGCGGTCACTGAGCAGACCGGCATACTCTTGCACACCGGTAACGCCCATAGACGCATAGAGGTTGAATTTCTTAGTCGGCATGACGCCTCCAATCAGGCGGACGAGGCGTCAACGCGCCTTTGGCGGGTGGATATTTGCATAAGTGTTAGTATAGCACTTCCGTTGCATTTTCGCAATAGGCAAAATATCACGCATTACGCGGGCATGGCCCAGCGGTTCGGCGTCCTCTTTCCCGTCCCACCGATGGCATCGAATGACCATCCGGTTTGCCCGCGGCCCGCGCAGGCCAGGGCAAAGGACATAGCAAGGTCATCATGTTCTCCAGTCGGCGCGCTCAGCGTCGCGCCCTCTATCAATGCCAATTCTGTGAGGGACTCGAAGTCGTGCAGCTTGACCTCGCCGTTGCGCAGTTGGTCGGCCAGCGTGTTGTACATCAGCGTCTTGGAGAGCGTGGTCGTGCGCCAACCGGTCTTACCGTCATGGCCGGGCAGCAGGTAGAGTTTGGAGTGCTCGCGCAACCATAGGAGCACGGCGGTGCCTATGGAATTTGTCTCCAACATCACGGCCGCACGCATGTAAAACGTTCCGGTCATATCGACATACGAAGCCAAGACGGACGGTTCCACGCGTTCCCCGAACACCGCGGCCTGCTCGCCGGTCGTGCAATCGAGCACCTGAAAGGCCGAGGCGTCCGAGCCGGGATTGCCTTCGGCGGGATCGACGCCAATTACGTAGCGACCATCGGGTTTGGGCGGCGCGAAGATGCGCAGGCCGGGCACGGCGGGCGCACCGGGTACGTTACGCAGTGGCGGCATCTCGGCGGCGCAGAGCGTGAACCAGTCGGCGGCCAGGCGCTTGTCGAGTTGCGCGGGCCGTAACGCTTCTTCGTCGGTCAGCGGGTATTGCTCAAGCACATCGTCCAGCGCACCGGTGCGCGCCAGCACGTCGCGTTTTTGGGCCTCATACCATGCCTGCGTCCGTGAGGGCCGCGCTGTCCAGGGCAGGAACACCGGCGTCCATTCGCTGCTTTCCGGGTCACGCACCGCGCCGCGGTAGATAGCCTTGAAGATGGATTGCGGTTGGGTTTTGTCGCTTCGACTCAGAAGCGTCATGCGGCCGCCCGCGTCGATGGTCGGCTTGGCGCGGCGCAACAGGTCGTTCAGGTCGGGACAGATGTCGGCTTCGTCCACAAGCGCGTAGGTGACCGTGAATGCGTCACCGGCTCCGGCTGGCAAGGCGCGGGCGATGGAGCCATTGGACAGGCCCCAGGTATGATCGGAATCATTCGTAATGGTGATGCCCGCCTTGAGCCAGGCCGGCAGCCGCTCCCACATGCCGCGCAAGCGTTCCGGGCCGAGCAGGTAGACCGCTTCGCGATCCGTGCGACAGAAGATCAGGATGGTTGCCGCGGGTCGGAAGATCATCAGCCACAGCGCATAGGCCAGGCACAGCCACGTCATACCCAGTTGCCGCGCCTTGAGGATCACGACAAGCCGGTCGGCCTCCAACGTCTGCGCGACCTCGATCTGGCGCGGCCACAGGTGAAACGACAGCCAGTCGCCGGACACCGCGTCGTAAATCTCGCAGTAGGTATGCACGAAGTAAGCCAGCGCCTTGCGGCATAACGCAGCTTGGAGGATAGTTTCTTGCGCGCCTATTGACATTGTATAGATTCCGCGATACAATATCGCCATGAGATTAACGTACAAGTATCGAATCTTTCCGAGTAAATCACAGCGAACTTCCCTTAAGAAGGTACTTGGTGCATGTCGCTTCGTGTACAACAAGGCATTGGAAACTAGAAAAAATGCATGGGAAGAACGCCAAGAAGCTGTCAGTAAATACGATACGATTAATCTCATCCCTCAGTGGAAAGCTGAAAATGAATGGCTTAAAGACGGTCACGCACAGGCTATGCAAGAAGCCTTGACGCGTCTTGATTTGGCTTTCCGCTCGTTCTTTCGCCGCGTGAAAGCTGGAGAAAAACCAGGATATCCACGATTCAGATCGGCTGATCGTTACGATTCGTTTACGTATCCTCAAGAAAGGGGCAACTGGCGATTTCTCGATAATGGCCGCGTACGTCTGTCTAAGATTGGTGATGTCAAAATCAAGTTGCACCGCCCTCTTAGCGGGGAGTGCAAGACCCTGACCATTCAACGCGATGCTATTGGCAACTGGTACGCTTGCTTCTCTTGCATCGTTGAAGCCAATCCACTGATACCTACGGATAAGATAGTTGGAATCGACGTTGGTTTGACTCACTTTGCAACCCTGAGCGATGGAAGCCAAATTGATAATCCCCGCTTCTTTCGCAAGAGTGAAGATGCACTTGTAGCCGTACAGCGCCACTTGTCGAAAGAGACAAAGGGCACACCGGGATTTCATCATTACAAGCGTGTGCTCAATCATATTCATCAGCGAATTGCCAATCGGCGCAAGAACTTTGCACACCAAGAATCGCGTAAGCTGATCGACAAGTATCAACTAATCGCCTTTGAGGATTTGGACATCAACGGTATGATGGACGGCAACCACCGCGGTATGAACAAGAGTATTTGTGACGTTGCGTGGAATCAATTTGTGCAATTCACGACGAGCAAGGCGGAAGGTGCTGGCCGTCGCGTGGTACTTGTTGATCCGCGTAACACAACAAAACTCTGTTCCCGTTGCGGTGAAATTGTCCCCAAGAAAATGTCCGTTCGTGTTCATGTCTGCCCTAAGTGCGATATCGTGCTTGATCGGGATCATAATGCTGCTTTGAACATTCTTGCCCGCGGATTAGCTGGCATCAGCACCGGTTCGCCGGTTGTAGCTGTAGAAGCCCCGGCTTTAGCCGTGGGAGTAATCACTGACACGGCCATGTTTTCAGTATATGCTAAGGCAACACGTTAGTCAACAGGATGGCACATGGCAAAGATCAAAGACTTCAAGACTGCTTCGGTGAATAGCAACCGACATACACAAAGAGGCTTAAGCGCACTAGACAAGTCCATCCGCACCGATGGCTGGATCGGCGCGATGACGACCGCTGCCGATGGCGAGATGATCGCTGGTAGTGCGCGCCTGGAGCGCATAGCCGATGTGTTCGGCGTCGAGATTGAACCACTGGTTATCGAAACTACCGGACAACAGCCGATAGTCATTGTTCGCAAAGACATTCCCAATGCTGCCGATCCACGCGCGCAGCGCCTAGCCGTGGCCGACAATCGCATCGCACAACTCGATCTCAGTTATGATGTTGAAGTGCTCGCTGGTCTGAGCGCCGAAATTCTGGAAGGCTTGTTTGAACCGCAAGAGTTATCCGACCTGGGCCAGCAGTGGGCGGAGCAGCAGCCGCCTGACTTCAAGGAGTATGACGAGTCCGCCGCCGATGACGTGGAGATGTGCACGTGCCCGAAGTGCGGTCACAGCTTTCCAAAATGATGGATGATTGGTTTCCGAAGGCGGAGAGTAGGCCGATTTCCCTTGAAGTAGCTTGGCGAGAAGTTGGAGAACCCGAACAGGAGTGCGATATATCGAGATTCGCAATCGGAGATGAGTGGCACAAACTTCGACAGGGGCAAAAAAGTACAAGATTTCTTAGTCTAGTAAAACCGCTACTATCTATGCCGAGTCCCACCATTACAAAGGGTACAGGCATGACACTATCTCTCGCTTCCGTTGTCCATCCTACAGAGTGCCGAAAATACTCAAGGCAGGAAGCGAAAAGAGCGACATCAATTCCGGATACATTTATCTTTACAGGATCATGGGGCGAGTGCTTAGAGCGTATCGGTAACAGTGTCCCGCCCTTGTTTATGCGCAGTATCGCGAGAAACATAAAGAGCATGATGGAAACCGGCCAACCGCTTCGCCAAGCAGGAGGATTGCAGAGGATAGCCGATTATCCGGCATACCTGGCAGCGGCCTGGGCCGAGCACCTTGCGCCACGGCAAGCGGATGCGCCAACCGTCATCAGCACATTTGCCGGTGGAGGTGGAAGCAGCTTGGGCTACTCGATGGCTGGCTTCCGGGAACTACTGGCCGTCGAATGGGACGACAACGCAGTAGCGACGTTCAAACTCAACTTTCCAGATGTACCAGTCTATCACGGCGACATCTGCAAGTTGACGGTTGACGAGTGCCTGAAGCTGGCAGGCTTGACCGGGCCACGCCAGCTTGACGTACTAGATTCGTCGCCGCCGTGCCAGGGCTTCAGCACGGCAGGCAAGCGGGATTTTGGCGATGACCGCAATCAACTCTTTCGCGAGTTCGTGCGCCTGCTGCGAGGACTACAACCGAAGGTCTTCGTCATGGAGAACGTGTCCGGTATGGTCAAGGGCAAGATGAAGCTGATCTTTGCCGACATCCTGCGGGAACTGAAAGCGAGCGGCTATGTCGTCTCTGCTCGCTTGCTAAATGCGATGTGGTTCGGCGTGCCGCAGAGTCGGGAGCGCATGATCTTCATTGGCGTGCGAGAAGACTTGGGATCGCGCCGAGTCACCCGAAGGCAGAGAGTAGACTGGTAAAATTACGCGATGCCTTACCTAGTGCGGATGTGTCCGGTTTGCCAAAGTTTGACGATGTATATGCTCGATTGTGGCCGCGAGTGCCGGTGCCAACCGGTGCGCGGCTGACTTCAGCCGCGCACCGCGTCATCGGGAAAGGATTCAATAGTTGCGTGAAACCCAATCCGAATATGCCATGCTGTACTTTGCCGAAAACGCAAACTGGCAGAGGATTTGCGACCATTGCGCATTTTTCAGAACAACGCGCCTTGTCAATCGGTGAAGCAAAACGGATAGGATCATTTCCAGATGTGTTCCAAACCGTAGGGGATTATTCAACGCAATGGATGCGCATCGGCAACAGCGTGCCGCCGCTTCTCATGCGAAGTATCGCGCGGCACATTCGCGCAGAAATCCTAAGTAAAGCGCCATAATTTGTGCGTAACGGGGCTTGCATACGCAAGTTGAAACAAGATGAGTAACCCAACGGGCAAAGGCGGCTTTGCCGAACGCAAGCACCAGATAAACAAGAAGGGGCGGCCAGCCTCCTTCGACGCTTTGCGCGCGCTTTCGCAGGAGATCGCGCACGAAGTTGCCAAGACGAAGGACGGTCAGCAGGTCGAGATTGAAGGGCACAGGGTCACGAATGCCGAACTGATCCTGCGGCTCTGGGCATCCTCGCAGGACTTCCGCAAGCAGCAGGGCTTCATGGAGATCGCTTACGGCAAGGTGCCGCAGGAGACGCGCATCACCGGCGCGGAGGGCAAGCCGTTGCTGAACATGCAGGAAGTCATCGCGCTGATGGCCCAGGCGGACAAGCTGCTGGCCGAGGGGATGGTAACGTTGACGCCTGCTGAAACCGTCCTACCCGAACCGCCCGCGGAAGTTCACGAGTAGCCGTTTGCCGCCTCATGGCGACATACTCGACTTGCGCGTGATCCGCATGTCCACCTCATAACCCAAGCGTGACCTGGCGCGCACAGTCGGCGTGATGTCCCACTCTGTCAAGGGCAGAACACCACGGGCAAATCCATTTATCATCCGAGAAGCATATCCACTCGATGGCTTCCAGCGCAGCGCGCAGCTTTGCTGCTTTCGCTTGCAGGTCGACAACCTCGGCGTGATATACTGCATTGACCTGCCTGAGCGCGGTTTCGGTATCGCGTAGGCGGGCGACCTCCGCCTGGAACTCGCCGCGCTGCACAAGCGCCAGACTCAGCGCCTCGGTCAGTTCTGCCACGTTGTCATCACTCACGTTGCAACCTCCGTCGTGTAAACCAACCACCATTCCTGGTAACGATAAATCTTGCGGCCTTGCGCATCATATTTGCCGGTATACTCGAAACCGGACAGCATTTGGCCGTCTGCGCCGACGAAATCCAACTTAGCGCGTTCCATATCCGCGACAATCCGCGCATCAGCGTCCGGGCCGGTGAAGGCCAGCGCCTCGCCCTTCTGGTCTACGGAGAGCAGGACGCGTCCGAGTCGCTTCGGTTTGGGCTGCTGCGTGATAAGCTCGTAGTAACGATTCATGGTCAACTTCCTTCCTGCGCTGTCCAGTGGATCAGCTTCAAAACCGCCGCCGCTCCGTAGGTCTGCCGCGCTCGACGCAAACCCACCTCGGCCTCCGCCTGGTCATAGATGCGCGTCTTGCCCGCGCCGTCCTCAAGCTTAATCCAGCCGCCGAACAGCACCGCCGAAGCGTCCCATAGCCAAATTCCCCAATACTCGCGCATGTGGCGCACCAGCAACTTGTTACGCACTTCCTCGGTGTCCTGGTACATCATGCACCTTCCTGTGTTACGCTCAGGGTACTTGCGACCCCCCACACCTTGACGCGCGTCTTGTGGTCGGGACGGATCAATTTACCCACCGCGAAGATGCGCGGTGGCTTGTCGTGCAGCAGATGATGCCACGCGCCGCGATAGGCGTTATACACCTCTCGGTCGTCACGCGGCACGGCGAGCGCCTCAAGGATTTCCGCGAACGTCAGCGGGCGCGCCTGCGCGATCATGCAAGCGAGCAGCCGCTCGGCCATGTCATTCATGGCGACTTGCTGGTCTTGGCGCACGACCTGCCGTTCGACCTCCGCAACGCGGACCCGGCACGGCATAGGCTCCAAGCGGATCGCGGCGCGCATACATACGACGCGAAACTCACAAGGCTGATTGGTTGTCACGTCGAGGCACTTGCCCATGCCGTCCACGTCCTGCGCATCTCGCACGGCCACCAGCGGCGACATGGCCGTTACGCGCACCTGATCCGCCTCAGCCTGCGTCATGCGCCAGGCGTTCGCTTCGCCCGGATCGCCACCGGCGAAATTGCGGGATGCGCGCCAGACGTGGCTACCGATCATGGTTCATTTCCCTCTTTCGTACGTATACTATAGCACAAGTCTTGCCATTTGTCAATCGGCAGTTTCGAGGTATTCCAGCAGCGCCAGCGCGCACAGATCATCGGCGCGCGCGTTGTGCTCGCGCGGCACCCACTTGATCCAGGCCCGTGCCTCGTCTAGCCGATCTTGAATTTCAAAGCACAAGGGCCGCAGGTGCGCCGCGTGAATCTGCCAGCGCCCATTGACCGTCAAGACCAACAGCCGCGAATCACTCAGCAGCCCTCATCCCACACGCCCGTGGGGTGAACCCTAACGAGCGTTACCCCACGTATGCGATTGTCAAAGCGTGTGAGTTCCTGGTTCATCTGGCGGCCTTACTGCTCCTACCATCCCCAGGCCGATAATCAACAATCTTATCGTGCTTGCTGCAATTGCAGGACTTGCAAAGCGGCTGAAGGTTATCGATGGTATGCGATCCGCCTTTTGACAAGGGTACAATATGATCTTGCGTGATATTCTCTGACGAACCACATCGAAGACAGACGTTCCCGTAATGGTTACATAACTGCATCCATGCAGACTCGGAAACGACTCCACCAGCCCCCTTCTTTCTAGCTCTCCGCCGTCTGTGTGCCTCTCTTAGCTTATCGACGTTAGTCTTCTGCCATTTCCTTACCGCCTCCAAACATCGTCCCGGATGCCGCAAGTAGTATCGTCCCGGATGCCGCAAGTGGTACAGGCGATCATTTGCTTGCTTTTTGTCGGGGTTGTTTTTCGCCCACTGTCGAGACCTTTCTCTATCCCTAACGGCTATTCCAGGATACCGTTCGCGTTGCTTCTCGTTGATCTCGTCCTTGTTTTTTGCGCGCCATTCGCGTTGATAAGCGGCATGTTCAGCCCTATTTTCCTGTCGCCAAATCCTTGAACGTTCTCTCCCGCATGGCGCGCATTTCCCGTTTTTCAACCATTCAGACGAACCACATCTAGGACATATCTTAGTAGCCATTTGTCCAATTCCAAGTAAAGCGCGCAATACCGGCACAGCGCCAAAAATACTGTTCCTGCTCAGGCGTCGGGTTTAGTCGTATACGATGCGCTCTGTGCATCGACACCCTCCTTCTGTGCCTTCTCGCGAACGGCTATCTCGATGACTGCGGTACGCGTTACGCCCAACTTGTGCGCCAGCAACACGAGTAACTCGCGACACTCATCTGTGAACCCGTAGGTGGATTTCGTCTTTGGCATATTTACATTATACATACTTTTCGCGTCTTGTCAAGCAACTGCAAACGGGGTTCTCAACTGATTGCCTTGACTGTGTAACGGCTAAAAGCCTGTCCAGCGGGCCTATAGGGTGAAGTTAAATGCACGGTCATCGCGCGTACCATAGGCGGCTCAACGGCACGCCGCAAGACACCAAGACGGGCGGTAGATGGTCGCTCAACTTGGCGGGTATGAAGGGGCGCGTGTACCAGCGATACGACATGGACAGATGAGAAAGATCGGATGTCGGAAGGGCCGTCGAGTTCTGCGAGCAGCGGTGCGCCGGCAAGGGCTTTTTTTCTGCGTGCATGTGGGTCGCCAAACGGCGACGGCGGGTCTGTGTGCGTGGGCGGGAAAGTTGATTGATAATCTGTCCAGGGCGTAGGTCGCGGGTTGGGAAGTAACTATTGGCAAGCTGCCAAACGATAAGGTAGACCTCCTGACAAGTGCGACGATGTTCGATGAATTCAGCCAAGCGCGTAGACGAGAATAGTCGGCCACATTCGCAGTGCATCTCGTGCGGACGTTCCGGCATATCGTGCAGCGTCTCCGGCAAGGTGAAAGCCCAGTTCGACAGGTGTTTGACGCCGGCGCGGCGTTCCCAATTGCGCAGGGTAGTGGCGGTGACGCCGAACGCCGCGATGAGCCGACTGCGCGGGATGGGCGCAGCGCGCACTTCGCGATAACCGGCATGTGTGACGACTTCGGGCATGGGCAGCCAGCCGGCAAAGCACAAGGCGTTGAAATGGTGTAGGCTGGCGAGTTCGGGCAGCGGGATTAGGATGGGCGATACTTCGGCCTGGGCGTCGGTGGCGATCTGCGCCAGCACGTAATTGGGGTTACGCACATAGAGGCGGGCGTGCTTGGCGTCCACGTCCCACCAGATACCGTCGCCGCGCTGTAGCAGGTGTTTCGTCCAGCGCCGTGAGACACCGAATGCTTCATGGGCGGCGTACAGCGCCTCTACCTGGGTCAACCAGCGGCGCGCGCCTTGCCGGTCGTGCAACAGGGCATACAGGCGATGCTCGGCGGCTTGCCCGGCGCGCACGGCATGGCGAAAGAGTTCTGGCTGTACGCGGATGGCGGGCGGGTTGGCGGGATCGTCGGGCAAAAGAAAAGCTCCTGCGCGCTGCGGTGGTGCCGACTAGCCGACAGGAAGCTTTCGCACTTGCTGAGGGTGCTAGGCATTATCGGCCTCACCGCAACGGGTAGGAGCCTCGCTTCCTGTCTACTGCACTTGTGGCATTCACCAGTTCAGCGGACTGGCAACCTTCACCTCAAGCGTCTTTGATTATATCACAACCTGCCCGTTTGTCAAGAGGCAGTTTTGCGCATCACGCGGCGCGTTCCTGCTAGGCGTCGCGCAGCGCCTCGTTGAGCGTGAGATTTTGCATCACGCGTTCTCATCTCCATCGGCCCGGCTTGCCACGCACAGCGCGGCCATGATAAGCGTACCGCCGATAGCGCCGATAACTGCTGCGGCCAGGACGGTCAACCACGTAGGATCAGGCATTCTCGTCTCCATCGGGGTCTTCGTCCAGGCGCACCGGCTCGCGCAGGATGGCGTAAGACGGAGAGATCATGTAAGCATTATCCGAGAAACGCTTGATTATCATTTGAGGCGTCCAATCGACAAAGCCGCGCGCGACGAGCAGGTTTTGCAGGGTGAACCACTGCTCGGCAGCCGCGCAGACGATCTCGACTTCCGGGCGGCAGCCATATGATACGCGGGTGCGGGAAAGGGCCAGCGATTGTTGTGCGTTCATTCTACACCATTCTGTCTGAGCAGCCAGGTCAAGCGCGCCACTTCGTCGGCCAGGGCGTCGCGCTCGGCAATCAAGCCCTCACGTTGCAGCCGCAGCGCCTCGAACATGCGTTGCGCATGTAGGGTTGCCGCGTGCGCGCTGACATCCGGCGCGGGTTGGGGTTCGGTGGGCTCATTCATGGCCTTGCACCTTCCATGCGTTTCGTATCGCCTCAGCCACCCACAGCGGCACGTAGGCGGGGGCTTTGTCCGCGTCGGCAGATACGGCCAGGATCAGGCCGCGGTCGGCGGCAATTTGCAGGGCGTACTTGGTCACGCTATAGGCCGGTTTGCCCATCGCGGTGCTCAAGGCGCGCAGCGTCGGCGGGCGACAGTGTTCGGCCCAATATGCGTCGAGCGCCTCAAGCGTCTCTTGAAGGCGCACCTCGGAGACGACGTGCCCGGTCATGGCGTGACTCGCACCACAAGGGGCAGCCACCAGCCGCCCAAGCGCACGCGCCGCCAGGCAATACCGTTGACGCGCTCCTGGAACCACCAACCAAAGCTAAGTCGCATATGATCCTCCCGGCTAGACTGTGGCGGGCCAGCACTGCAACTAAGCATTCAGCCGACCCGCCATGCCGATCTACCGTAGGCTACGAACCTACTGCGCTTAGTATATCAGAACTCCTGTACTTTTGTCAAGTATCTGGCGGACGAGTTTTGGCAACTGCTTGACATCTGGTGAAATACGTGCTATTGTTGACGTAATCCTAGCAGCCAGAGCCGAGTCAGAGCCAGAGCTTCATTAGCCCTGGCTTTTTTCGTTTTGCGAGGATTTGCAATGCCATACTCGAAGGAATCCAAGAATTTACCCAAGGCTGTCAAGGCGCTCTCTGAAGCCGAACAGGGCGTGTGGATCGCGGCTTTCAACGCGTGTTGGGAACGCTACAAAGACCTCCCCGACGCGGAGCGTGAGCAGAAGTGCTTTTCCATTGCTTTCGCCGCCGTGAAGAAAGCTGGGGACGGGGCCAAGTTGGCCGAAGAATTGATGCGGGAGGATGAAGACGATGGCGTGCAAGACCAAGAAGGGGAAGGCGGGGAAGAAGACCCGCTGATTCTGGACTTTGCCGCGCAAGACGCCGGGCACGTGGTCACGCTCGCGGCTCTGAGCGAGGACGTGGTAAGCGCCACCGAAGTCGAGCGCGTCTCCAACGTCGAGGTTGCCCGCGTCGGCGAGTACGTCGATGCTAATGGCAAAAATATCAGCATCACCGTGGAACGCCTTGACGACATGGTGCGTAACTTCGAGGCCCAGGCCGCGGGACAGGATGTCCCCATTGATGTACAACACGAAAAGCGCGAGGCGGGTGGCTGGCTGAAACGTCTCTGGCGTGATGGTAAACTACTTATGGCGGAGGTCTCCTGGAACCGCCTCGGCTCGCAACTGGTGGGGGATCGGGTCTACCGTTACCTCTCCGCCAGCATCGCGATGCCCGATTGGGTGCTCAGGAGTATCAGCCTGGTCAACTTCCCGGCCATCAAGGGACTGGCTCCTGTCCAGCTTTCCGAGTGGTTGCTATCGCAACCTTATCCCACATTATCCCAAGTTATCCCACAAAATGTGTCCAAGCGCGCTGGCCCGCGCGTTTCACAGCACGTCGCGCCGATAGGCAGCGCCCGGCAGCGCCCGCCCTCAGCCCGCACGTCGCAACATACCGGAGGTAAGAACATGCCAAACGATACCGTGTTGCAAGAGGAAATCGTGCAGCCGGAAGTGCCCGTCGCGGTCGAGGCCGAGCTTGCTGAATTCAAGCTGGCGCTGGCGAAGGCCAAGACGGATGCTGTCACCCAACTTTCCGAGCAGATCGTCGCGGAGTTGGCGGCCAAGCGCACGGAGATGCTGACCGAGTTGCGGCAGGAAATGGAGGACGAGCGCCAGTTGTCCGAGTTCGTCGCCAGCACCAGCCGCGGGGCGCACGCCCTGCCCATCCGCGAGGATGATCTGCGCGCCGTGCTGAGCGAGTTGCCGCGCACGCAGCGCGTCAAGGTGATCGACCTGTTCGCCAAGATCACGCAGGCGGGCACCGTCGATATGCGCGAACTGGGCACTAGCGCCGCGAAAACGGACAAGCGCCTGCTCGACCCCGCAGTCGGGGCGATCCTCAAGGCGCACCTACAGCACGGCGACCTGCAAACCTTCTTCGCCGCGAATGAGGAACTTGGTAAGCCGGAAGACTACGACTTGACCGAGTACGGAGGCAAGCATGGCTGATCTCTCAGCAGATGGCACCATCCGCTTTGGCGGAGAATACTTCACCCGGAAGTGGTATCTGGACACCTCGGCAGCGCAGACGGTCTACAAGCGCCAGCCGATGATCCTGGACAACAACGTAGACTCGCTGAATCCGGTGGGCTACAAAGACGCGGTTGTGCTCACCACGAGCGACCACTTCCTCGGCATCCTGCTCAGTGCGCAGACTTCGGTGGTTCTCGCCGCCGCCGAAACGACCGAGATCGAAGTGCTTTGGAAGGGCATTGTCGGTTTTCCGACGACGACCCTCACGAACGCCAGTGTGGGCGCACCAATCAGTATGGCCGACTCTGGCGTGGTCGGTCTCGATGCGGAGGCCGCGGGCTTCCTGCTGATCGGCAAATTGCAGTACGTCGAAAACGGCTACGCGTTTGTGGACATCGACGCGCCGCACGTTTGCGTAGCATAAGCGAGGTGTGACATGCCAGTTTCTACCGCTGTACCGTATCATCTTGTCGTGGGGGCCAGGGCGGGCTTCATGCAAGCCTATAACGAGGCTGCCCCACGCGCGGCATGGGCACGCATCGCGCAGCAGATCAATCTGACCGCCAAGAGCGTTGATTTTGTCAATCTCGGCGCGGCTCCCATGCCTACCGAATCCCTGGGCGGCCAAACCGTCCAGACCTTCATCGAGAAGCACATTCAGGTCAGTCCCAAGAACTGGGACATCACGGTCGGCGTCAGCCGTAACGCTATCGCTGATGACCAAACCGCGGCCCTGGATCAGACCGTGCGTTCCGCGGGCGACCGCTTCAACGAACACTTCGACAAGCTCTGCTACTCGGCTCTCAACGCCGGTGATGCTGCGACCTACGGGTTGTGCTATGATGGGCTGAACTACTTCAGCAATAGCCACCTCGACAAAGGCGCGGACTACACCAGCGTGCAGGATAACCTGAACGCCTTGAGCCTGACACTGACCAACTTCAACACGGTTTGGACCGCGGCGATGAACTACAAGGACGACCGGGGCGAGGTGGCACGCTTCAACTACGATCTGCTGATTGTCCCTCCCGCGCTGGTTCTGAACGCGGCGCAGATCACCGACAACGCCGAAGACGCCACGACTGGTAACCGGGCCATGAATCCGTTCAACGGCAAGGTGTCCTATCTGGTCTCTCAGGATTTCGATGCAACGGCCTGGGCGTTGGTCGCTTCAAGCCAACGCATCAAGCCGATCCAACTCATCATGCGCGAAGCGCCACACCTTCCTGAAGGGAATGCCTGGTACGACCCGCAAGGGCCGGACGGCGGTATGTTCTACTTCAAATTTGTCGCGCGGTATAACATCGCGTACGGCGAATGGCGATTGAGCGCCCTTGGGAATACATAGAATTATGCAATTTCGCCATAAGACTGCACGAGATAATTCTCCTCGGTTTTGTGGCAGGAATTGCATGACAACCTGCTTACGCCTGCGGGCGCATCATGCCGGTGGCGTTTCCTCCCAACGTACCGGCTCTCCTTCTTCAAGCCGACCTGTCGTTTGGCTAACGCGGCGGGTCGGCCAGGAGCTTGATCTATGACCACATTTTCGGACTTGAAAGACGATACGATTGACGTACTCACGGTCGATCCAGCCGTGGGCAATAAATGGTACGTCGATTCTGGTAGTGGCACGGGTGGCGACGGCGGTGGCTACGGCACGACGCCCGCGACGCCCTTCGTGACGCTGGACTACGCGGTCGGCGCGGCCACGGCGAGCAACGGCGATATCATCTATCTGATGCCGGGTCACGCCGAAACCAAAGCTGCCGCGAGCAACCTGTGGGCGATTGACAAAGCGGGTCTGACCATCGTCGGCCTGGGTAGAGGTGCGGAACGACCGACCTTTACCATGTCCGATGTTGGCGCGGTTTGCACGATCACGGCGGCCAGCACGTGGCTCGAAAACGTGCTGTTCGTCTCAGCCATCGACAGCGTGGTCGCGCCGTTGACGGTCAGCGCGGCGGACTGCACGATCAAAGACGTGGAGTTTCGCGACACGACCGATGTTGAATTCGTGCGCGGCCTGATCACCACGGCTACGGCGGATCGCATCACCATCGACGGCCTGTACTACAACGGCTATACGGGCGGCAACGCCTGCACGACTGGCCTAGCCCTGGTGGGCGTCAATGGCGGCGTCGTCAAGAATTGCCGTTTCTCCGGCCTGTTCTCGACGGCTTGCATCGACATGCTGACCACGCTCTCGAACAACATCGTCATCGAGAACTGCTACTTCTACAACGCCACGGCAGCGGTGACGCAGGACGTGGCGATGAACATCGCGGCCTGTGTGTATCAGGTCAAGAACTGCTATGACGGCGTAGCAGGCTACGAAATCGCCGGCTCGCAGACGAACGGCGTGCAGTGGGCGGGCAACAAGCCGCTCATGTCCAGCAAGCTGAGTGGCACAATCACCGTCGCTTCGCAGGCCATGTTCAACTACATCGGCATGATCCGCGTGCACGGTCTGTACGGCTATGTCGCAACGGCAATGCAGAACGCGACCGTCAACATCTCATTCGCCGCTCAAGGCAGCGCGGATGCGGCGGCTCTGGCCGTCAGCGCCGCGACTGACTTCGACAACGATGTGGTCAACACGGCCTGGGCCTGCACGGGCGACTTCAATCAGGTGCTACTCGAAACGGCTGACGTGAGCACCATCGAACTGGCGCAGACTGCCGTTTCCGTCGCACCCTGGCTGATGTACTCACCGGCTATCACCGGCGTCGTCAACCTGGTCGGCGGACACGTCAACAGCGGCAAGCTGCAAGCCTATCTGCTGTGGGAACCCGCTTCGCCGGGGGCCTACGTCAAGGCCGCGTAGTTGGTGCGGGAGCCGGGTTAGTGTCCTCTCCACTGGCCCGGCTCGCGAGGAGCAAACACATGAGACAAGTCTTCTCTGTAGCGCCGGGCGTCATCTGGATTTGCGTCATTCTCGCGCTTACACTTGGCGCGGAATGGCTCGCGACATACTTCGGTGGCGTGGCCTGGGTGGCGCCGCTTGTGGGACTCTTGACAGCGGTCATCGTGCCAATCCTCAAGGTCTTGGCACAGGGCGACATGACGCCAACCGCGCGGGCGCTGGACGAAGCGAAAGCGCCGCCGAGCAAGTTCAAGCGATGGCTGCTGTAATATCATATTGACCGGAGGCACGTATGCCACGACCGCGTAAGGCGCAGCCTGAGACAGCCGAGACCGGCGCTCAGGCTGTTGTTTTTCAAGAGGACATTCCCGCAGATACCCTGGTCGCGCCGTTAGCGCCAACCGAAGCACCCGAACCAGTCGCCGCCTTCTACAGCGTCGGCGTGCGCAACCGCTGCCCGTGGGCCACCGTGCGCAGCGCCAGCACAGATTGGGGGCGCACACCGACCATCATCCGGGCCGACGATGCGCGCCTGAACGAACTGCAACGCTGCGAATGGCTGCTGGTCGCGCCTGTACCGTGAGGTTTGATATGGGACTACTCGACACAATCCTGGGCAAGTCCTGGGTGGCGCACTTCTTCAATCCCAACCACGTGCGTGCGGGAAGTCCGACAGGTGGACAGTTTACGTCAGGTAAGGGCGGGGCGTCCGAAGTAGGTAAGCAGACGGGGCGCAATAAAACTGGCCGAGAGCAAGACCCACAAAAAACCGCTAATATGTTGCGCAAGGCCGGTTGGCGCGTAGAGCACTATCAGGACAAATGGACGGCGGAGGCAGGTGTACAAATGGGCCGTCCCGGCAAGCGCGCGACGCTTACCTATGATCGCACGAAGGACGAGTATGTCGGCAATGCCATTCATCGCGCCGACAATCAGGATAAGGGCGTGTGGCATAATCGCGGCAGCGATGGTGACGCGATGGCGCGCAAGCTGCACAAGTGGCTAACCGACAAGACGGCCACTGACACACTCGCGGAGGATTGACTTATGGCAACAGGGTCTGGGTCAAAAGCAACGAGACGGGATTGCTCCCGCCTCGTTATCCGTACCTGGCCGTGCCGGGCCGTGCCAACGCCTAACCGCGCCTTGCCCAACCCTGTCCCGCCGTGCCGCGCCATGTAAGGCAAGTATAACACAAAAGATGCAATTCGTGAAACGGAGGTAGTCCGTGGCAACAGGTTCTTGGAACGCTTATAGTTCAGCAGTTCACACCGCGCCGACCGTCGCGGTTGGCACGACCGCGGCGCTCGCGGCCAACGCCAGCCGCACCTATGCGCTGTTCATCAACGACGCGGATGAAGTGATCTATCTCGGCCTGGGCGTGGCCGCGGTCGCGAACAAGGGCGTCCGGCTGAACGCCAACGGCGGATCATACGAAATGTCGGCGGCGCTCGGCAATCTGTACGCCGGCGCGGTCAACGCCATCTGCGCGAGCGGAGGCAAGCTCTTACTCGTCACCGAGGCGACGTAGCAGGGCGCTACAGGCCCGCCACGCCGCGCTACGGGCTAACGGGTAGCTTTACTCAAGGGAGATCGGAGGTCGGCCTATGCCACTTCATAACCCGCTTGCCTCAACCGTCGCAGGCACGAAGAATGACTTTGTAGACGCACCGAACGCGACCGCGGTCACGGCGATCAATCTGGCTGTGGCGCGCCAGGTCGCACGCTGCACCGCGGCCAAGACGCAGGCCGCAGTCGCCTCGGCCAACCTGTTCACTATCGCGGGCGGCCCGGTGCGGCTCCTGGCACTGATCGGGCAGATCACCAGCGGTATCGAAAACACACCCAACGCCTGCAAGATCACGCACACACCCACGGGCGGCGCGGCGGTCGATCTCTGCGGCACGTTTGACGTGGACACGGCGGCAGAACGCAAGGTGCTGGCACTTGACGGCGTGAAGGTGACGGCCCTGGTACTCAGCGCGGATACCGGCGTGGTCATCGCATCGGCGCTGCACATGCCCATCATCCTGACGGCTGGCACATTGGCGCTCGCGGCTGTGGCATCGTCTACGGGCGCAATTTCCTGGTACGTGGAATACGAACCACTTGCACCGGGGGCCACAATCACGGCGGCTCCTTAAACACAAAGGCACCAGCGCCGCGATTACGCTGATGCCTCGACCGGATGACAGCAGTCAACCAGCGGTGAGCACGCCGATTGGCTCGTCATAAATACAAACGCAGCAGATGGCGTAATGATACGCGCAATACTTGCCGACTGCGTAGGAGGTTCCCGGTCACGCTCACGCTCATGGTATAATGTCGCATCGCAGCTAACGAGGTGAGCACTATGGAACAACCACACCGCCCTAAACGGGCGGCGCGTATCTGGCATACTTGGCAATCGCTCGGCATCCGGCGCGACGTTGGCGTCATTATGCTGATTATGGGCTTGGGACGTTTGGGCCTATATCGCACGACATCTTCGGCTAACTTCTTGTCATTGGAGGTGTACGGCATCCTGCTGGTCGGCATGGGCCTGCTGGTCATCATTTCAAAGCCCTGGCGCACAAAGCTATGGGCACGCATCATTGCCATTTTGGGCGCGGCGTTACTGTTCGGCATGGCCGCGGACGTGGGTGTCATAAGCGTTACGATGCTACTGGAAGCCTGGCTAGGCTACCTGTTGGCGGAGGAAGGTTTGCTATGACTTCCGAGTTCGTCAACGTCGCAACGCTGGTTGGCCTGGGCCTGATTGTCATTCTGCTGTTCCTGTTCACGACGGGGCGCATCGGCAGCCGGGATCGGCTATCGAATGGCCTGAGTCACGAAATACAGCGTTTGAATCTAACAATCGATACGCTGTTGAAACGCAATGAGGAATTACTTGCGGAGATTGGCAGGCTGCGCATCGAGTTAGAGCGCACGCAAACTGACTTGCGGGGCGCATTGGAACGCAATAACGTACTGGTGGGCAAGGTGCAATCGTTGCCATCGCTCGTCACCGAGGCGGCCTATCTCGGCCCGAAGTTACTGGTGGGCGTAGGCGACGATCCGGCGTTGCTGCTTGACGTGACGATCCTGCGAACGGTCAAGTCCAAGACCGGCTTGGATTACAACCGCATCCAGCCGGTGACAAAAGATGGCCTGGAACGCATGTTGGCACGGCGGCGCTTGGCGGGCGATCCAGTGAGGTATGTCCACCTGGGCGTCCATGCTGGGCCACAAGGGTTGCAATTTGCCGATGGTTTGGCGACGGGCGCATGGCTCTCCGAGCATTTCGCGGGAGTTTTGGTACTGCTGATTGCCGGATGTCAGGCGGACGGTGTAGGCGATCTGCTCGGCGTCGTACCTGCGGTTATTACATTGCGCGAGGACTTGCGTCATGAGGACGCAGCCGATCTAACACTAGCCTTTTGGACGGCCATTGGCGAGGGCTTGACAGCAACGGCGGCCTTTCTGCGAATGCGCGAACGTTGTCCCGCGGTTGCCGATTTCGCGGAGTTGCACAGATGACGGTCAGCGTGTGCGGCCACTCATTGACACGGCTCGCATATAGCCGAAAGTACCTGCGCAGTAGCCGATTGGGGTAATTGCTGTGGCAAATTGGTCTGCTGACTTTCTCGAACGCAATCCCGACCTCGCCGGGAAGACTTTGACGCGGCATCGTCACGGCATCACCGCGGCGCTGAATGCAAGTGAAAGTGTTACCCACTTCGTCGGCTGTCCAGCGCATTATCAGGATGGCAATGGCGCCTGGCAGCCGCTCGATACCGCGCTCCAGTTGATCGGCACCGAGTATGGTGCGCCGGGCCTAGCGACGCGCATCGGCCTCGATGGGGCGGTGCGCATCGCCGGCCAGAGCCACAGCCACCGCTCCACGCGCGTCGGCATCCTCACGCCGGCGACCATGAGTTTTGTCGGCTATCGCACGATTCCGCTCGGCCATGTTTCCGGCAACCAGATCATTGCCGAGAACGGCATCTGGCAGCGCGTGTTGACGCTGACTGAGCGCGGCTTGCGTGAAGAGATCGTCATCGCCGAGAAGCCGGCGATCCCCGGCGTGAAGCTCGGCGACTGGCTGGTGCTGGAAACGGCGATCACCGGCAGCAGTTTCCCGGACGGTTGGCTAGACGCGTTCGAGGCGAGCGAGATGCGCTTCCCGCCGCCGCGTGCTCACGACAGCCGCGTGGGGCCGGGCAGCCGCGCCGAGTGCAAACGCTATGCGCGCACGGTCGGCAACATCCAGTATCTCTACACCGGCGTACCGGTGAGTTGGCTGGCCGATGCTGTCTATCCCGTGACGATTGATCCCGACTACGCCGCGGGCAGCGCTGATGTCGTCATATATGGCGCCGACCCCACCTACGCGACCGCGCGTAGCACCTCCTACGGCTACAACGATACCCTCGAATACGGCCTCGTCGGCCAGATTACGAGCATTCAGGTGTACCGCGTGCTGCTCGTCTTCAGCACCAGCGCCATCCCTGACACTGACGTCATCTCGCAAGTCAATCTCAAGGCGACCTGCATCACGAACGTGTCAGACACGGATTTTGATGTCCAGATCGTCAAACAGGATTGGAGCGCGCAAAACCCAGTCGGCGCGGCCAACCAGGAAGCGGCTTACGATAACTGCCTATCCGCCACCGCCGACGCTAATATTTGGCGCGGCACGAGCGGCATCAGCGAGAATACGCAGTACACCTCCGGCAATCTCGCCACCGACTGGCCGAGCAAAACCGGCAACACCTATTATTCGTTGCGCTCGTCCCGTGACAAAGCCGGCACAGAACCGAGTGGTAACGAATATATCTCAATCGGCACGCAAGACAATGCCACGTCGGGCTATCGGCCGCTGCTGGCGATCACGCACGCGGCCGGCGGGCATCCCGCCATGCTGCGCGGCACGTCCGTGCCCGGCTTGCGCCAGTGGCAGCCGAGCGGGCCGGGACGCTGGTTCCGGCGCTTGGGCGCGGATTGGACACAACGCCGCGGCGGGCTGCTCGCGCCGACAGGAGTTTGACACATGGCCGAAGGGCTACAATGCGTCACCATCCAGCGAATAGGACAATCTTTTCAGGGTACCTACGCGTTCACGCATAGCTTCGCGTTCCTCTGCTATGGCTGGCGTAATAATGTGATTAGTAGTCATCGTGGCCGCGAATCTAATGGCGCATTCTGCTTGTTCACGTTTCACGACGAGATATGGCTGCATCTCACTAACAGCCTTCGCTGCCTGCGCGCTCGATGCCTTCCAGTAAAAAACTGGACGTTTCGTTTGTTGTCCATGCGTAGTCAATCTTCCGCCGAAAAGAGCTTGCATGATATAGAGTGGCCGCGTATCGACTTGGGCTGTTGCGATTTCAAGAGTATGTCTATCATGGCTACTGCTATTCTTGTAGATGCCGATACATCCTTCACCGTCAAAGAAACCAGCAGCCCATATCAGCCATTGCTCTCTGGTATGCTCAGGAGGCAAATCCGTCAGCGGCGGCGTACCTCGCATGGGCGTAATTGGTGTCTCTCTGAGATCATGGGCACGTTGGCGAGCGTAGTGCGCTCCGCACAAGTCCTTACATTTGATAGGCTTATTACAACCATCGACGGAGCACGTGCTACCGGGTGGATATCTCCCAACATGCCGAACGATAAGATCACCGTTTCGCCAAAGGCGATCATAGTGAGTTTTGCACATCGCGTGCACATAACCTGGATTAGTGCAACCATCGACGCTACAAGGGAATATATGCTTTGCGCTTCTCATTGGATTCTCCTTGCGGGGCATTATAACATAACTAACAGAGAGATGCAACTATGGCCGAAGTAACTGCGCTACGTTCCAACGCCCTTCCGTATGCGGTATACGGTGTGCCATTTGGAATTGTTTTCCCATACTACGATGCGGATGGCGACTTGGTCAGTGCCGCGACTACGCCGGATTCGGAGATCAGCAAAAATGGCGATACTTTCGCGGACTGTACCAATGAGGCGACGGAGATAGCAACCACTTCAGGCATGTGGTATTTGCTATTGACTGGCACGGAGTTGACCTGCGACGTCGCAGCCATTATCTCAAAAAGCGCCACAGCGGGCATGAAGACCACACCGATTGTGCTATATCCCCGCAAACTGGTGACGCTCGCCTCCGGCACGGCGGCGGGCGGCGACACCGGCTATATCACGCTGGCGAATGGCACCGTCACATATGACGACCAATTCAACGGCTGTTTGTGCGTGGCGGTCATTGATTCCGTGACCGAGGCGCGTATCTTGCAGGACTGCACCGCCTCGAATCAGCAATGCACCGTGACGCCAGCCTGGAATACTGCACCGGATAACAATGATACCTATATCATCTACCTGCCAGAAGGCAGGCAAGTGCCCACGAGCAACGTCATTCGCGTGACTGGCACGGCGCAGACGGCGCGCGACATTGGCGCATCTGTGCTACTCAGCACTGGCACGGGCACGGGGCAACTGGACTTCACGAGCGGCGTCGTCAAGGCCAATCTCGCACAGATTCTCGGCACGGCGCTGACCGAAACTAGTGGCTTGATTGCGGCCGCCTTCAAGAAATTCTTCAACGTGGCGACCCCGACCGGCACGGTCAACAGTCTGGCGGATGCTGTGCCCGGCGCGGCGGGCGGCGGATTCATCGCGGGTACCAATGCGGCGACCACCGTGACCACAGCGCTAACGACCACCTTCACCGGCAATCTGACCGGCTCGGTGGCGAGTGTGGCGACCAACGGCATCACGGCGACCTCCCTCGCCGCCGATGCCATCAATGCTGCGTCAATCAAAGCGGCTGCGATCACCAACGCTAAATTTGCGGCGGGCGCTATCGACGCGGCGGCGATTGCGGACGCGGCGATTGACAATGCGACATTTGCAGCCGATGTAGGTTCGACGGCGCTGGCAACCAACGTGATCGCAAAGGCCGCAGAGAAGGCAGTAGGGGTAGGCGGCTTGAGTCTAACGGCCATCCCTTGGAATGCTAACTGGGATGCTGAGGTGGAAAGCGAAGCCAATGACGCCCTGGTCGTCAATAACCTGGATCATCTCATCAAGGTCGCCAAAGATACCGACTGGGCGACCACCGTCACGAAAGAGAGCGTCATCGACCTGATGACCTCAAAGAGCAGCGCGCAGACCTTTGACCGGGCTACCGACACCCTAGAAGCCATACGCGACGCGGTAACGGTCGTCAGCGCGGGCGTGGCGGCTACCATCCAGGCGACGGCCAACACCGAGACCACCGGCACACTGGTAGGCGGCACGTATGCGGTGACATATCTCTCCAACGCCACTTACTACATTCTCGCGCCAGTCACGCCCGCCGTGGGCGGCTATGGCCTGAATGCTTTCCTGACCTTCGGCGCAGCCAGCGGGCAGTATATCAACTCGGTCACGATCCGCGGCTACTTTGCAGCCGGGCCGGGGCGCTTCTGTCATATTGGTGCCTACAACTATCTCACGTCCAGCATTGACATCCTGAGTGATACGACCAGCCGCATGAACAACGCCTCGGCCAACGCGACCTACGCCTACTCGCTGCTGAGCGCGCATCAGAAATCGGACGGCGAAGTCAAGATTTACTTCCTCTCGCCGTCCGTGACGACCGGCGACCGCCTCAACATCGATCAATGTCTGGTCAACGTCAACACCGCTGGCGCATCGGCCTCCGACATCGCCGCAGCCGTCAAGCAGACCATGATCACGCTGTACTACCCGGAAGGCGTCTGGATCGACACCACGGTCGGCGGCGGGGTGGCTGGCACAACGCTGGGCGTCAACGGCCTGCGCACGAATCCATGCAGCACCTATGCCGACGCCATCATAATTGCCGCCGCGCTGAACCTGCGGCAGTTGCGCCTCAAGACCGGCTCGTCAATCGAGCTAACGCAGAGCCACGCGCAATGGCAAATCTACGGCGGCACGGTGGCGCTCGCCGGGCAAGTCATCACCAGCGCGCACTTCGACAACTGCGTGCTCTCTGGCACTTCCTCCGGAACGGGCATGGACTTCTTTGACTGCCACTTCACCGGCACGGCGACGGTCGGCGGCGGCGATTACTACCGCTGCGGCTTCGGCGTCGTGACGTTCACCATGATCGCGAGCAGTCTCTACAACTTCGTCAATTGCTTTGATGACGACCCGGACACGGCGACGAGTCCGATCTTCGTCTTTGCCGCCAATGCCGTCGTGGGTGCGCGCAACTGGCGCGGCGCATTCCAGGTTAACGGCATGGCGAGCACCAACAAGCTAACCATCGACGGCGCGGGGCGGCTGGTCATCGGCAGCACCTCCGAACACGGCGCGATCACCATCCGGGGCTTCTTCTCGCCTGTCACGGGCGGCGATGGCCTGCACTCGGAGGCCGAGTTCGTGGCGCACGGCGGCAGCATCACGCAGACCTCGCGCTTCGATACCACCAACGTTTCCGACGCCGCGTTGATGCGCGATTGGACAGCCGTCACCGGCACCGTGCCGGATCGCTCAACGCTGAACGCCCTGCGTTTCTTACGCAACAAGCGCAGTATCGCAGCAGGCACGCTCACCGTCACCAAAGAAGACGACACGACCGCAGCTTGGACAGCCGCGGTCACCACCAGCGCCGCGGCGGAACCCGTCACGGCTATCGATCCAGCCGGGCCTTGACCCGCTTAGGAGAAGAAGATCATGGCAGCAGCAGTCTCTATCCGAGTGTACACCGGTGCAGATGCAGGCACCGAAAGCTCCGCCGTTACCGGTATTGACTTGATCAGCGCCGATAACGCCACCAACAGCACGGCCAACCGTGCAGCTTACCCGATCACCGCGGGCACGCGCTCCTACGAGAAGTGGATCAGGGCCTACGTGGACGCAGCCGCGGACAACTACGTGAGCACCTTCCAGTTGTGGGGCGACGGCGTAGTGCAATCCTCGACTGTGCTCTACGTGGGCAAGACCGCCACCGGCGTCACGCCGACGACCACGACCAGCACCGTCGCGACCAACGATTGGGTGACGTACACCAGCACGTCCAAGTTTGCCTGGCACGCCACGAACATGACCGGCGTGGGCAGCAAGTCTGATGCGGCTGTGTACCAAATTTCTGTTTCTGGGGACGCCGCGGCGGGCAACTGGACTCAAGAAACGCTGAATTATTCCTTCAACGAGGCATAATTCATTGCGTCATGATGCAACCTGATTGCACAGGGAGGCAATCCAATGCACCTACCACAAACCACCGTCTTCGGCGTTGCCACGCTCCAGAATTGGAGCGACTTGGCGTTATGGGAACTATTCCTGAACGACCACCCCGACCTCAAGTGCATCATCGAGATCGGGACGTATGCGGGCGGCCTGTCGTTGTACTTGCAGCAGCAGGCCGCAGCGCGCGGGTTGCGCTTTGCGACCTGTGACAACGAGCGTTATCCGAGCGCGGCCATCGAGAAACTGGGTAGCAACTTCATCCAGGCCGACGCCCTGACCGATGCCACGATCCACGCGGTAGTGGCCGATCCCGGCAACCATCCCCTGCTGATTTACTGCGACGGCGGCGACAAGCCCGCCGAATTCGCGCACTTCGTGCCGCTTCTACAACCCGGCGACTTCATCGGCGTTCACGACTATGGCAGCGAATTCACGGACGCCGACGCGGAACCGTTCTCCGCCCTGCTCAGACCCGCCGCCGTCGAGCGCCACCGCCAAGCCAATAGCTTGACGCGTTTCTACCGGCGCATCGCCCAAGACGGCTGGGGCAGCATTGGCGTGGGCGTGCGTATCTCCAAATATCCTGAACCGGCCTTTTTCTGCGCGTGGACGGCCATGCTTACGGGCGGCCTGCGCAGCGAGGACATGGTGCTTTTGCCTGCTACGCACATGCCCGCGCATTGGGCCGCCGATGCCCTGGTGCGCGAGTTCATCAAGTCCGGGCGCGACACGCTACTCCTGGTAGATGACGACATGACCTTCGCACCGGACACGCTCAAGACGCTGCGCGAGCACGCGACCAACTGGCAATATGATATTATCACCGCCGTTGCCACGCATCGCTCCTGGCCGCCGACGCCGGTCATCATGCAATTGCAGGAGCAACCCAGCGGCCCGGAGGCACGCAAAGGCGAGTTCTTCAAGACGGTCACCGATTGGACGCCTGGCGAGGTTGTACCCGTGGACGCTTGCGGACTGGCCTTTACGCTGATTCGTCGCAACGTGCTGACCGAGATGGCTGATAAAGCCTATAATCTCGATCTAAATTACTGGTTCCACTACGGCCCTGGCAACGAATCCGACGACATCCCGTTTTGTCGCCGGGCACGCAACATGGGCTTCCGGCTTGGCGTCGATACGTCTATCGAGCTTGGACATATCGCCGCCGTGCCCCTGACCGCCGAAAACTGGCGCGGCTTTCAGGCACAACGCGCCCTGGTGCAAGAGGGCTACCGGGCCGATGTAGACGGCGACCGTCTGGCCGCGGTCTTGCGCGAGGCGCTGCCCAACCTGACCGAGCATAAGGCCGACGCCGAAAAGCTCTTGGAGGTGATTCGTGCTTGAGTACCTGTACGATATCGCCATCGAAGCGCCAGGCGGCCAGGTCAAGATCGACTGGGGCAATGCGCCCGGTTGGATGGAGACGCAGCGCGTCTTACTCGACACGGCGGAGCGCGTCAGCCTATTGCCCAAAGACCCGGCTGTAGGACTGCCCTTGATCTCGACGCAACTGCAACCCGGCCAGCGGTGGGTGCTGTTCAGTCGCGTGTACGGCCAGGTGACGGGTGGCAAACAGGTGCGCTTGTACTGCATCGGTTGGCAGCAGACCGTGGGCGGTAAGAGCATCAAGGCGCTAACCTGGGTGTACCCAAACGGCGTCATCGAGAACGGCAACGAGCCGACTTACTGGCTCAACTTTCTCTAGCCAAAGGCGCGGCAATCCCATGCCGCGCTGAGGTGCGCTATGGCAACGAATCCAATCGCAGAGCAATTTAACAACCGAATAGTCGCGGCTGTTCTGGACGGGCAGCCATGAGCGCGGGCTTATTCGATCTGCTTGGCCTTGGCCTGGGTCTGGGCGTACCACAGGTAGTCGGCTCATTCACCGCCGATGCGATCCTGCAACGGGCGCGTAGTGGCTCGGTGATCGCCAATGCAATCATTGCATCGACACAGACTGGAAGCATCGCAGGTTCGGCGGTCGTACTCGGTACTGTCTCAAGCAGCATCACCACTAATGCTGTCCTGGCAAAGAGTCAAGCGGACAGCATCATGGCCTCCGCGGTTATTGTCAAGGCGGGCAGCGGCTCGGTAAGCGCCGCCGCCGTTGTCGGCAAGGCGCAGGCGGGTAGTCTCACAAGTGCGGCCATTATCCAAAGCGCTATCTCAAGCAGCATTAGCGCCAATGCCGTACTGGTAAAGAGTCAAGCCGATAGCTTTACAGCCGACGCGATTATCATTAAGGCGGGCAGCGGATCGGTCACCACCGACGCGATTATCGTCAAGGGTCAATCATCCAGCGTAACCGCAAGCGCCACGATACTCGCGAGCAAAACTTCCAGTGTCACGGCTGATGCCGTACTCCAAACGAGCAGGGCCGCGAGTATCACGGCTGACGCCATTCTCCTGCACGGTCAAACAGATAGCGTAACCGCCGAAGCGGTCATCAGCAAGACCAATTCCGCCAGCTTTACAGGCGCTGCGATCCTGTTGCGGGAGCGCAGCGATTCAATCACTGCCGACGCGGTTTTGGTCAAGGCGCAAGCCGCCAGTATAGTCGCAAGCGCCACGATACTCGCGGGCAAAGCCGCCAGCATCACGGCTGATGCCGTACTTCTCCGAGAACGGACAGGTAGCGTCACAGCAGATGCGGTTATCAGCAAGGCCCAGTCATCCAGTGTCACCGGCGACGCGATTCTACTTCGGGAGCGCAGCGGCTCGGTAACCACCAATGCCGTTTTGGTCAAGGCACAAGCGGCGAACTTTACCGCTTCTGCAATCATCCAACAATCTGGCAGCGCCCAAACCGCAGCGGATGCCGTAATCATCAAGGCGCAAGCCACCGGCATCGCAGCTAACGCGATCATCCTGCGGGCGGCAACAACTAGCATCGCGGCAGATGCGGTACTGAGCAAAGCACAAGCCGCCAGCATCACAGCGGATGCGATTATCATTCTCGGTCGGACTGGTTTGCTGACTGGCGCAGCCGTAATCGTGCGGGCGCAGGCAGCGGCCCTTACCGCCGACGCGACAATTCAGAACGCTCTCGCAAGCAGCATCACGGCCAACGCGGTTATCCAGCGCGCTCGTGCAGGCACCTTTACAACCGATGCCATTCTCCAGGCATTACGCACCGGCAGCGTCTCCGCCAACGCGACGATTTTCAAGGCGCAGGTTCAAAGCGTTACAGCGGATGCCTACATCGTCACTATAGGCGCACAGGCTATCTCTGCTGACGCAGTAATCCAGCAGGCGCGTGCTTCCAGCGTTACCGTCGATGCCTACCTCGTTTGGACGCGGGCGGCCAGTCTGACCACTGACGCAATTTTGCTCAAGGCGTCAGCCGGAAGCATCACCGGCGCGGCGATCATCCAACAGGGTAGGGCGTCAAGCATCACGGCGAATGCCACGCTAAAATCCGTAAGCGCAAACAGCATCACGGCGGATGCGATTATCATTGGCGCTCAGGCAGCCGCGTTTAGCGCCGACGCCATAATCCTGCTACTCCGGTCGAGTAGCCTTACCGCCAATGCTATTGTTCAGAGTCGCGCAGACCGTGCCATAAGCGCGGACGGCATCATTCAACAGGCGCGTTCGACCAGCATCACGGCGTCCGCCGTTATTGACAAGGCTGGTTCCGGGTCGCTGATCGCCGATGCCGTGATACAAGGCGCACAAACTGGCGCTGTAACCGCGGATGCCGTACTTCGCAGGGAACAGACAGGCAGCATCACCGCCGATGCCGTAATCGGACAATCTCGCTCAGGCACCTTTACAACCGACGCCATTCTCCAGGCATTGCGCAGCGGCAGCACCACCGCCGACGCGACAATCGTCAAGGCGCAGGCCCAAAGCCTTACGGCGGACGCCTATATAGTCACCATAGGCGCACAGGCCATCTCCGCCGATGCCGTAATCCAACAGGCGCGGACTTCCAGCGTCACCGCTGACGCCTATATCATTTGGACAAGCGCGGCCAGTCTAACCGCGGATGCAGTCTTGCTCAAGGCGCATGTCGGGGCCATTACCGGCGCGGCGGTCATTCAACGGAGTCGGGCGTCCAGCATCACGGCTGACGCCACACTAAAGTCTGTAAGCGCAAGTAGTGTCACGGCGAACGCCGTTATCAGCGAAGGTCAGGCAACGGCGCTAACCGCCGATGCCATAATCCTGCTACTCCGTTCGGGTGGCGTCACTACCGATGCCGTTGTTCAGGGCCGCGTAGACCGCGCCATAAGCGCGGATAGTATCATTCAGCGGACGGTATCACTCAGTGTCACGGCGAACGCCGTTATCAGCAAGGCGGGTTCCGGGGCGCTGACTACCGACGCCGTAATCGGTCAATCACGGGCCAGTTCCTTTACAACCGACGCAATCCTGCTCAGGCAGCGTAGCGGTCAAGCCAGCATTGACGCCACGATCTTCCGCGCACAGAGCGGCAGCGTCACCGCCGATGCGTATATCAGCACGGCGGGCTGGCAAACAATCACCGCCAACGCGACGATTCAGCGCGAGCGCACAGGCACAGTCACCGCGGACGCGTTTATCATTACGGCGCAAGCGGGGAGCCTGACAGCCGATGCCGTGGTGCAGGTCGGGCGTACTGCCTCGGTCAGCGCGAACGCTGTTATCCAGAATTCACGTACCGGACAGATCACGGCGCAAGCGATAATCCAGGCGGCGCGCAGTTCCAGCGTCGGCATGGATGCCGTCATTCGCCAGGCGCAGAGCGGCTCCTTCACAAGCGACGCGGTTCTAACGGCAACACGCACCGGGCAAGTCACGGCGCAAGCAATCATCGTCCAAGCGCGCGCCGATAGTATCACGGCGAACGCCATTCTCAGCAGGACGCGCACCGGCAGCGTCACAACCGACGCCGTCCTGCTACGGACGCAGGCCAGCACCTTTACAGCCGACGCCTATATCATCACGACTGGCGGGCAGGCTATCACCGCCGCCGCCGTCATCTTACGCACACAAACGGGCAGCGTCACGGCGGGCGCGTTCATCGTTACGCCACGCACGGGCAGCGTCACCGCCGACGCCCTGGTGTTGGTCGGGCGTACGGGTAGCGTTACCGCTCAGGCAGCCGTACAACAAGCCAATACCCGAAGCATCGTGGCACAGGCGGCAATCCAGGCGGTGCGCGCCAGTAGCGTCACGGCGAACGCCCTGCTGCAACAAACACGGGCCGGGAGCGTCACCGCCGCCGCCTTCCTACAAACGCCGCGTAGCGCCAGCATCACGGCACAGGCCGTGGTCAAGACGACTCAGGCGGGAACAATCAGCGCCGCGGCCTGCATCGCACAGCCGCGGGCGAGCACTCTTAGCGCAAACGCCTACATCGTCTACTCCGGCGAGCGCGTGTTGCTGGCTGATGCGACGATCTTGCGGGAACAAACCGCAAGTCTGACGGCTCAAGCGGTCATCAAGGCGGCACGCAGCGGCAGCATCACGGCGGGTGCCTACATTCTGAGCGGCATCATACCGGAATGTCGCCTGTTCGACATCGAAGCGGAAGAACGCTTCTTTGACATAACTGAAGAACGCTTCTTTGACGTTGAGGCGGAAGACCGCTTCTTCGACATAGACTGCGGCTAGACTAAGGTGTATCATGGCAAGCAAACGAACCGTCACCAAAGACCCACAAGCCATCCTGGACTACGGCTTCCGCTACTCCGGGTGGCTCGGCATCGACACGATCACGGCATCGACGTGGACGGTGCCAACCGGCTTGACGAAAGTCTCGGACTCTTTCACCGCGACCACGACAACTATCTGGCTCAGTGGCGGCGCGGTCGGTGAGCAATATCAGGTTGTCAATAAAATCGTCACGGTCGGCCAGCGCACCGATGAGCGAACGCTCGTCGTCAACATCGAGCAAAAGTAGGTGGCCTATGTCCTTTACCTATCTACCCGGTCTAAGCAATGACACGTCACGTATCCGCGTGACAATTGGCGACACCACGGAGGGCGCGGGCATCCGGCCCGGCCAGGCCAACTTCAGCGACGAAGAACTGGCGGGCCTCGTCACCCTGCACGGCAACTGGCAGGCCGCGGCGATTGCGGCGGTCAACGCGGCGCGCGCCCAGTGGGCGAGCAAGGCGAGTTCGATAAATCTTGGTGATTATGGCGAAACGCGGAGACAAGTAGAAAACTTGACGCAGTTGGCGCGGGAACTCACTACATCCCTTCCTGGGCAGTGGCTTGGGATGGGACTTGGATCATCTAGTGCTGGAAATCCAGCGGTGGTTAAGTGACGCCATGAAAGCGCGAACGGCACTAGGGCAAAGCAAAGGGCAGAGCAATCTCTTGCCCCGCCCTTGCATCAGTCCTGCGGCAACAATGCGAAGAAGGCATTCGCGCGTTCTTGTAGGGCGGCAACGTCAGCGCACAGAAATAACTCGACACCTATGCGCTGACAACCAATACGTGTCACACTCGCGATGGCGGCTCTTTCCCACGTTTCACGGCAAGGCCACGTTTGAAGGAGTTCGGCATCTGGCGTGATCGTCTTATAGGCAGAGAGGCGAGATTGCGGATTGTTCGTCCAGCCAACCTTGATTCTTGCGGGCGCAATGTCGGGAAGCGGTCGCACGATGTAGAAGAAACCACAGCCGTTTTCGACCGGTGAACTAGATTGACCGAATCCTTGATTACGGCGCAACTCATAAAGCGTCTCAGCATCCTCCTGGGTTAGTGCGAGCGTCAATTGATTTCTGGAGTCTAAGGTGCGAATTTTGATGAAAGAAAATCCCTGCTTGATGATGTACTTGCGAGCATTCGACACATCAAGTTTGAGTTCTTTTGCGAGTTGCGACATTGAAACGTAATTCATATAGCCCTCCGTGGGTGGATTGGCATGGTAACTCACTTATGCTAACCGTAGCATACCATGCATTACGGGTGTTGTCAAATAACCGTCATCGAATAACGCTTGCGTATGTGTGGTACAATGGTTACAGCAAATCAGACCGATCAGTGCGGGGAATCGGCGCTACCGAGCATCTAAGTTCTAACGTCATTGGAGCAGCATGAGTAAGCCAACCAATGCCAAAGCGAAAGCATCGCGCGGAGGCACCATGCCGCCGCCCGATGAGCCAACCGGCCCGACACCAGAACCGGGCGGGCCTATTGCGCCGGTTGAGCCGGACGCACCACAGGAGTTACCAGACATGCCAGAAGATTCCACTTGGGCGGAAACCGTAGAGCAGGCGAACTCGCAGAATCTCAAGCGGTTTGTCGATGAATGGGCGGAGGTCTCGCACAACAAGGCGAGCCAGCAGGCGGGGCTTCAGGATCAGGTCAACAGCCTTTTCCTGAAATGGGCGATGGACGCGCAGGGTATCACCAACCGTGCGGCCAATGACGGCGCGAGTGTCAGCACGGCGATCAACAGCGCAATGGCGCTGGCGTCGGCGCGCGGCAGCGATCAGGCTGCGGCGATGCAGGGCTTGGTTTTGGCCGCAGCCCTCGGTCAGCAAATTTCCGCCAACAAGATGTCGGCGGAAGTGGCGAGCGCGGATGTCATCGCGAAGAAGGCCATCGACGCGGCTATCGCAGCCGTGCCAGGCACAGGGGCACCGGCACAGGGCACGTCCGGCGCAGCGCAGGGTGGCATCCAGACGGTCGGCGCGGTCGCCAGCGAAGCGATCATGGCGCAGATCACGAAGTTGGCCGAGGTCGTCAACGTCCTGACCTTGAAAGTCGCGGCTCTGGAAGTCAATCCGACTCCCGCAGGGTAAGCAGTAACGCGCCGGGTGGCCCGCACCACCCGGCGAGGACAGCACATGGAAACCGTAGAACACGTCGGGGAAATGTGGGATCATAGTTGCAGCGTCGTGCAGGCCAGCACGTCCGCGGGTGGCTACGGTCACAGTGCTTTCGATTACACAAGCCCAACCGCGACGACGCTGCTGGTGGATTGTCATTACTCGCCAGGTGGCGTGCGCGAGATCATCTCTGCACGCACGGCAGGCGTGGACATTCAAACGCATTCGCTGTGGATGAAGTACGCCGACGCACCGACGACGCTGACCGTGCCCGGCGCAACGCTCAATCACCGCATCACAACCATCGTGCGGCTCGATACCGGCGCGAGCGTGGACGCCGGGCCTTTCGACATCACGGACATCGTGGACATGGCGGGCAAGCACCAGTTGCTCAGGCTGATGCTCAAGAGGATCGCGTAATGAAAACCACGGCGACGATCCGGGTATCCTTCAACACGCCGCTGGCGAAGGCGATGGGCGAGAGCTTCACGACCGAGGTCGCCGCGGAGTTTGGCGATCAGGTCTTAGCGCGGGCGAAGGAGAATACGGCACCTGGAAAAGGTCCCGGCCCTCATCCGCACGTCAGTGAACATTTCGACACAGGCACGCTGATGGAAAACATATTTGCAGACATCGCAAAGACTGCGAATGGCGTGACGATGCACGTCTGGACACCTATCGAGTACGGACTCTGGAATGAGGCTGGCTGGACTACGACAACCGGACGCTTCATTCGCTATCCCTGGCTCAGCGTCGCGGTTTCTGAAGTGCAGAAGGAACTTTCTTCGATTATCCGAGCAAAGGCAGACGTGGCTTTTGCGGGTGGCGCGCGTGGCGGTGCGATAGCGATTCGTAAGGGTTCTAATACATGGGACTATCTCCGAGGGTCAAGTCGGAAGTAGTTCCTTCCAGACTTTACCGTTTTTGATGGCACAGATATGACGACACGAAACACCGTACTGCTTTGCGATACTTTTCCCGGTTTGGCCCTCGGCCAACAACCGGCGAATCTCGATTACGTCAACCGCTTTCAATTTGGCAAAGTGGCATCCTTCACCGGCGTGACGCTGATTTGTCAACTGATTCAGACGTTCTGGTATAAGTTCTGGACAAAGCACGTGTTTCCAAATATTGCCATTGCGGATTTTACCGATAGTGGTTGGGTACACATTGAAATCGCGGGCAAGGTCATAAATCGTATCGCCGCGCACCAACCGGCGCTTGATTTCAGCGACCTTATCTTCATCGAGCTTTGCTACGGGAGATTTAGAACCGGTATGCGCGGCGATTTGTTGGGAAGTACGTTTCGTTCCAGCAGAAGTTCCGGCCCGTGGCGCAATATTGTAACCATATTCCGGTTCCGCGCTTCGCAGTTTGTCTATCCAGTATTGCTCGCGTTCGGTAAGACGTTCCTGGTCGGATTCCTCAAGAATGATAAACTTGAAGGCGTCTCGGCCATACCTGTTCCAGTCGCCTTGCAATCGCGTACAAGGATTTCTGCCGTGCCACAGATCGCTGCGATGATTGCGCCAACGTTTTATAATGTCGGTGGAACCTCCGACATAACGCATATCTGTGATAAGATTGCGAATCATGTAGACACCACAAACAGGCTTGCGGGCAAGATCGGCAGCTTTGAGATTGATACCAGTTTGCTTGTTGGCGCAGGACACGTTGCAAAAGCGCCGTCTTTTGAAATTGAAGGAATCTTCACTAGCACGTTGCGACAATTCGGCATGACAGTATTCGCAAACTTTAGGCATAACGTAAACTCCTTACATGCGGTATTTTATACGAATCTGGTTCATTTGTCAATTGCGGGACATCCATTTCCATGATAGACGAAACGGCTACTTTGATTGCCTATCTGCTGACGGTTAATGGCGTGACGACGCAAGTTTCCACCCGCGTGTTTGGGCCACCCGGCCTACCGATTGGATACGCTGGCGCGACTAAGGCTCTGGTAATTATGCCTGATGGCGGAAGTCAGCCAACCGATATGCCAATTATGACAATGCCTTTTCAGGTGCGCTGCTATGGGCCAACACCTACCGCGGCACATGAGGTATACGCGGCAGTGCATGATGCTTTGCACAACTGCGGGCCGATACAGGTAACGGTTGGCGCAACGAAGGTGGTATTGGCTCGCAGTCAACGCCTATCTGGCCCGGTTTACCTCCCGGAATTGGAAACCCAGTGGTGTATGTGGCTGGCGCGCTACGGCGCGATCCTCAGCGACAGGGCGGTGACGTGACCTGGCTATCCTTTGGCGAGCGCACCGATCATCCCGGCAGCCTGCGGCTTGACATTCGGCCCGTGGCGGACGTGCAGGGCGATGGGTTGCGATTGCCATTCGCGGCGGCCTCCTTCGAGGGCGTGGAGTGCTACCACGTCCTTGAGCACCTTTTGCCGCGTGATGGGTCGCGGCTGCTTGCGGAAATGGCCCGCGTCACGCAGCCGGGTGGCCCGGTCGAGGTCGCCGTGCCGGATATGCAAAAATGCGCCAACGCCCTGGTACACGGACACACGAGCGTGCTTGATATCATTTTTAGCCCGCGGGCGGAACTGGCGCTGTGTCATCGGATGGGTTACACGCCGACCCTGCTGGCGCAGGCCATGCTGAAGCACCTGCGCGGCGTGGACTTCTTGCCGCAGCGGGCGGAAGACGTTTTGGAGATTCGCTTGGTGGGCTATGCACCCGAAATGGAGATGCGGCAATGATCGAGCGTATTTTCGGTAAGCGATGGTTGCATGATCTGTTCAACTCACGCCACGAACCAGGCGGCTCGTCTATCGGCGGGCAGTTCGCGCGGGCAGCAGACAACGGCGCGGGCATGGGCGGGGGAAATGGGGGATTATCGGAAGACCAAAAACTCACCGCCAGTATGACGGATTCTTATGAAAAGATAGCTAAACCGACCATCCTTGCTAAACAACTTGCCGATGAGACTGTCCTTAAGGATATAACTATAGGAACAGAAAGACAAATAAAATACGCCAAAGACTTACGCGATGGTTTCGTAAAAACCATTAAATCAAGAGAGAACAATTTGCCCGTGCAATCTGCATTACGCAAAAGCGAGCGGGGAGATAGGCTTAATGATTTAGAAGTCTCGGCTATCGCCAATGATGCTTGGGATCGACGCACGATTTGGTTTGTCAATACAAGTGATGCCAAGAAGGTTATTGATTGGTTTGCTGGTACGGAGGGACAGATAAGGAAAAGCGACTCCATTGGACGATATAAGGATATTATTCGTCGTCCAGAAAGGTGGAAGTACGAAAATGGTGGATGGAAGCAGATTTTCAAGTGATCCCAGTCATCACCTCACAGCTTGTTCGATAAGCGCGAGGATGATGACTGAGAGGTTACTTGCGGATTTCGATGATTTTGGCGCTGCGGTTTTCGCTGCCCTTCGGAAAGTCCGCGCCGATGGTGTAGCCGTGGTCATTGGTGCTATACCCTGCGGCCTCGCCTGCCTCGACGGCTTGCTGATCCTTGTCCCAGGTTCCGGTGACGGTTGCGACGTGCTTTCCAGTTTCGAGTGAGTAAATGTACATTTTTGACATGATGATCCTCCTTAGTGATCATGATCAGTGTAGCACAAGTCATTCCGTTTGTCAAGTGGGCAGGCGGGCAATTTTAGGGCAATTTCGACAGGAGATCACCTGATGATCCCTCTCTCTAAGCCGCACTTCTTCGGTCGCGAAGTCGAATACGTCACGACCGCATTGGCCCAGCGCCAGCTTTCGGGCGGCGCGTATGTCGGGGCACTCGAAGACGCCTTTGCGCACTTCGTCAACGCCAAGCACGCCATCGCCTGTTCGACAGGCACGGCGGCGCTGCATCTGCTGCTACGGGCGCTCTGCATCGGGCCGGGAGATGAGGTCATTGTCCCAAGTCTTACCTACATTGCCACGGCCAACGCCGTGACCTACTGCGGCGCGACGCCGGTCTTTGCGGACGTTGACCCGCTGACCTGGACACTCGACCCGGACGCCGCGGCGGCGGTCATCACGCCGCGCACGGTCGGCATCCTGGCGGTGCATCTCTACGGCGTACCTGCGCCGCTCGACAAACTGACGTGGCTGGCCCACCAGCATAGCCTGTGGCTGGCCGAGGACGCCGCGGAAGCACACGGCTCGGTGTATCAGGACAAGCCCATCGGCAGCACGGCATTGGGCGCGGCGGCATTTTCATTCTTCGGCAGCAAAACTTTAGCGTGTGGCGAAGGCGGCATAGTCACGACGAACAACGCACGCCTGGCCGATGCCATGCGGCGCTTACGCGGGCAAGGCGTCGATCCGACGCGCAAATACTGGCATACCGAGCTAGGCTACAACTACCGCTTGCCAGAACTCAGCGCGGCGGTCGCGCTCGGTCAGGTCGAAACGGCGGCGCAGCACGTCACGGCGCGGGCGCGGCTCTGGCAGGAGTATCAGGGACGCTTGCCGCAAGCCGACTGGCAGCGCGCACCGGCCAATACGCAGGAATGTCGCTGGCTGGCTGCCTTGCGCGTGCCCAAACGTGACAAGGCCATGCGCGCTCTGGCGCAAGCGGGCATCGAAACCCGCCCGGCCTTTCCGCCTTTGCATACGCAGCCGGTCTACGCCATACCGGGAAGTCAGGTCTACGCGGCGCAGCCGGTGGCCGAGGACATCGCGGCGCATGGCCTGTGCCTGCCGATGCACGTTGGCCTGAGCGTGCAGGATATGGCGACGATCTGCCGGGAGGTGACGCCGTGGCTCGCATAACCCTGACGTCGGCCTTCCGCAACAGCAGCAACTACTTGCCGCGTTACTTCGCACAGATCGAGGAACTACGGGCGGGCTTGGCAGCGCGCGGCGCTACGCTTGACCTGGCGCTGATTTACGGCGATTGCGTGGATCATACCGCCGAGGCGCTGTACTATATGGCCGCGGCCAGCGGTTGCACGGCGGCTATCGCGGAGCACTCGCACGGCGGCAGGCACTTGGGTAGCATCATCACGCCGATGCGCTTGCGCGCCTTGGCGGGTGTGGGAAACGCCATGCTGGAATTGGTGCCGGACGAGGCCGACGCGCTGCTTTATGTCGAGAGTGACCTGATCTGGCAGGCCACCGACCTGCTGGCGCTGCTGGATGATCTGCAAATACCGCAGGTCAGCCTGGCCTTCCCGATGGTCATGGCGAGCGGCGAACACCGTTTCTATGATACCTGGGCCTATCGCATCGGTACGGCATCCTTCCAGCGGTATTGGCCGTATCACAAGGCATTAGCGGACGGTGTGCCGGGCGACCTGGTTGAACTCAGCGGCGGCGGCTCATGCGCGGCGGTGCGTGGCGATACCGTACCAACCATGAAGCAGATCGGCTTCCAAGCCTGGGGGGTATGGCCGGAGCTTGTCAAAACCCTGGGGCAGGTTGGGTACCGAGCGTGGCTAGACCCGCGGGTAACAATATGGCACCCATAGGAGAGAATCTCGTGCAAGATTCCACTACCACAACCGGCAACGTGCCGGTGACCATTGGCGGCAACGGCAGCATCCGCTACACCTTCGCGGAGTTTGGCGAGGGCGCGGAGATCTTCGACTGGTGCGTGGTGCTCAATCCCGAACTGATTCACATCGGGCCGCACACCAGGGTGGACAGCATGGTGAAATTGGAAGGCGGGCACGGCGCGGGCCTGTTCATCGGCGCACACGTGCATATCTGCTCATTCTGCCATATCAATACGGGCGGCGGCACGGTCTACATCGGCAACTACGCGGGCATCGCGTCCGGCGCGAAGATTCTCGGCGGCACGAATCTACCCGACGCGCCGAGTATGTCCGCGGCGGCTCCGCCTGAGATGCAGCACGTTGCGCGCATGGGCACGGGCATCGGCGCATACGCCTTCATCGGCGCGAACGCGATTGTCATGCCAGGCATCACCATCGGGGAGGGCGCGGTCGTCGGGGCCGGTTCGGTTGTGACCAAAAATATCGCACCGTGGACGATTGCGGCGGGCAATCCCGCCCGGCAAATCGGGGAGCGCAGCCATGACTTCTAAGCCAAAGCGCACCCTCAAGCTGGCCTGGATACCAGCCATTGCCGACGAAGCGGTCGGCTACGGCAAAATCTCCGCCTATCTGCCGCGCTACGTCAACGCCGCGGGCGCGGAGAGCGTCGGCTATCGGGCCTATGATTGGGACTGGCGCATCGCGGTCGGCGGGCCGCGGGCTTACCTCATGGGCCGCGGGACGCACATCATCGAGGATTTTATCTATCACACCATGTTCGAGGCGCGCCCGATCCCGCCTGACTATCTCGGCGTGCTCAATCGCAGCCGGGCGATCTGGGTGCCCTCAACCTGGGTGCGCGACCTGTTCATCGAGGGCGGCGTGACGCGACCGATCTTCGTATCGGGTTACGGTGTCAACAGGGACTACTTTCACGCCAAGTATGATATGCGTCGGGAAGACGAACCATACACCTTCCTGTGGTGTGGCACGGCGCTAGGCGACGGCGAAAACATCGGTGACCGCAAGGGGGGCGAACTGGTGTGGCAGGCGTTTCGCAAGCTCAACCTGCCGGACAGCCGCTTGATTCTCAAGGCCGGCGCTACCAGCGCGGTCAGGCGCATCGTGGGCGATGACCGCATCATGCTCTCGACGGGCAATTTACCGGAGGCGGATTACGCCATGCTGTTAGCGTCCGCCGACTGTTTTGTGTACCCATCGCGCGGCGAGGGGTTTGGACTCCAACCGCTCGAAGCGCTGGCGATAGGGTTGCCGGTAATCGCACCGGCATATTCTGGCATGGCCGACTTTATCAAGTCGGATACGGCAATCGTCCTGCCCGTGCGGGGCGAAGTACACGCGCATCTGTACAGCAACATCTATAATCTGGAATGTGCTTGGGCCGAGCTAAGTCTGGATGATGTGTGCGACCGGATGCGTTGGGCTTACGACCATCGCGAGGAAGCCAAAGCTATCGGCTGCCGGGCCGCAGCTTGGGTCGCCAAACGTTGGACGTGGCAAGCGGCTGGCAAACGCGCCTACAAGGCGTTGCTGGCTATCAAGTAACGGAGGTCCACTCATGGCTATTAGCAGCAACACTCCAACCCGCCTGATGCTGGATGCGGGCGATCTGTTCGTCAACTCGACGGATGTCGGCGCAACCAAAAGCGGCGGCTCGTTCGTTGTCGAGCAGGACATCTACTTCCCGGAACTTGCGGGCGCGAAGGGCGCACTCGCGGGCACCGGCACGGTCGTCAAGGAATCGGCTACGCTGGCGATCACCCTAGTCGAAATCACGATGGCGAACCTGATTATCGCCATCCCGACGCTGGCCTCGGCTTCGGACGCTACCAGCGAATACACGACCACGCCGGATGTCGGGCCTATCGGCTCGGCGTCACACGTGACCGTGATCTGGCAGGGCCACACCACCAACGTCAAGCACGTGCAGTTGATCCTGTACAACGCCCTGGCCGAAGGTGGCTTGACCCTGAACCTGGAAGACGGCGCTGAGACGGCATACGAGATCACCTTCCGCTCGTATACCGGCGTCGGCAATCCCAAAGGCCGCAACTGGAAGATGTCTTTGGAGCGCTAACCCAGAAAGGATGTCATCCGATGACACAGAAGACTCTCAATACGGACGCGTTGCTGCTCGAACCGCCGCGCATCGTCGCGCCGGACGGCAGCAACGCGATCCTGATCGACTACACTCAGGAAGACGTGGTGCGCCTGGTGCGCACCCTGCAGGAATTGCAGAGCGCACCGCAGAGCACCATCCCGCTTAAGCTGGCCGACCTGCTGGTCGGCCTGTGCGTTGATCCCATCGTAGGCGCGCGCGTCATCGACCAGTTGCCGCTACCACGCCTGATGGATGTGATCGGCTGGTTACAGACCGCCGAAACCAGCGCCTTCATCGCGCCGTCCGCACCGGACGGCGAGGTGACCATCCAAGGCCAAACCTACGCGATCCGTATTCTCAGCGTGGGCATGTTACGGCGCACGGCGGCCCTGGAAACGGCGGAACCAGGCGACTTGGCGGATATGGTCGGCCGCAATGCCGAGGTCATGGTGAGCATGATCGACGGCCTGACCCTGGATGAGTGGCAGAAGCTTCCGCGGCGACAGACCGCCGCCGTGGAACGCTATTTTGCCGAACTCATGCAGGAGCAGGCCACGACAGCCGCACCCGCCGCTGACCCAAAACCAAAGCGCGTCAATCGGCGTTGACAGGACTCAACGCCCGTTTGGCGCGCTTTTATGGTTGGACAGACAGCAATCTGATGCGGATGCCGTGGCGGCGCTTGCTGGCTTACTCAGCGCACATTCCGCTACTACAAACTGAGGAACAACTGGTATGGCTGATGCTCCAACATGGCGACCCGCAGAAGACGCAACGCCAACTCAGGAACCAACTGACCGCAAGCGCACCCAGTCAAGCGCCCAAGGCGACGGATGGGGCGTTAGCGGAATGGCTGATAAATCCCTATCTGCGGCAGAGCATCGAGATCGTGGAGACGTTGCCGACACCGACGCCGACACCGCCAACGGCATGACGCGGGTGCATTGTCCGTGGTGCGCCCGCACGCTGTTCTGGTCGCACTTGCCGTGGGTCGCCTGTACGTCAGACGATCCATTGGCGGTAATTTCCATTCGTTGCACGCGCAAATGGCGCTGTGGACGCATCGTGGCCCTACGCATCCTGGCCGTGCCGCACACGGTTTTTGAGAGCGAAGCCGCCCGCCTAGCCACTATCGACGCGCTGGAAACTGCCATCGCGTTGAAGGACGGCGAGCCATGTTCGAGGTAGCACAACTTAGCGCCAGTCTTGGACTGGATGCTTCGCAGTACAATCAAGGATTGGATGCCGCCGAAGGCAAGGCCAAGAGTTTCGGCGCATCATTTACTGCATCCTTACAACGCATCGGTGAGACGGCACTTGGCGTCTCGCTGGCGAGCATCCCGACATCGCTGATGCAGATGCCCAAGCAGATGGCGACCATGGCCTTCGAGGCCATCGCGTCCTACGAGAAACTCACCTTATCCCTAGAATCATTAGCCGCTAAAGAAATTCGCGCCGCCGACACGACCGTGAGCCTGGAACAGGCCATGACGCTCGCTAAGACGCAAGTCATCGATACCGTCAAATGGGTGGAAGCGCTCGCCGTCAAATCGCCTTTCACGGCTGAGGGCGTCGCGCAGGCATTTCGTATGGCGCAGGCGTATGGCTTTACCGCTACTGAGGCTAAGCGGCTGAATCAGGCGATGATCGACTTCGCATCCGGCACGGGCGCGGGCGAATCCTCGATGCAGCGCATTGCGATGGTACTGGGCCAGATCAAGGCCGCGGGGCGACTACTCGGCCAGGACATGATGCAGTTGACGAGCGTGGGTTTGCCGTTAGTGCAAATTCTCGCGGATCACTTCAAGGTCACGACTGCCGAAATCGTCAAAATGCGCGAGCAAGGCCTGATTCCGGCCAAAGACGCCATCGAAGCCATTACGGTCTACATGGAGACCAACTTTGCAGGCGCGGCTGAACGCCAGGCGACTTCCTGGGCGGGCCTGGTGTCCACCATTTCCGATCTCAAGGCCATCGGTCTGCGCGAGATTTTCACACCCGCTTTTCAGGAAGTGCAACCCTACGTCCAGAAGTTCGTGGACTTGCTTTCCTCAGAAGCCTTCCATAGCAAGCTGCGCGACATCGGCAAAGTCATCGGTCAGGATATTGCTGGCGCAATTGCTGGCGCACAAGCGGCATTCCAGGTGCTCGGCCAGATTTGGACGAGCATCATGGCCGCCATGCAGGCTGCCATCGGGCCATTTATCAATACGGTTATCAGTGGTTTCCAAACATTACTGGCCAGCATCGGGCCAATTATCAGCGGCATCGGTCAGGCCATCGGCCAGATTTTCGGCATCACACTCACACCAGCCGCACAGAAGCAGGCCGCAACCGCGCAGAAGCAGGCCACAACCGCGGCGGTCGCAGGTGCTAAGACCGTCGCTGCCGCACAAGTCGCGGGTGCCAAGACCGTTGCGGCTACACAAGTGGCGGGCGTCAAACAGGTAGGCGGCGCGTGGGATGCCGTCAACAAAGCCAATGAGGAAAGCGGCAAGAAGATTATCGACAACATTGCCAGTTTTGTCGATAAGGCGCAGGCGGCGGCTAAATCGTTGCTAAATATGGGCGGCGGCATCGAGGACATTACCAAACCGGGTGCAAACGGGCCATTTGAGAAACTCTATCAGGCACTCGATGTCGCCAAGCTGGGCGATAAAAGTCCGTGGGCGAAGGTGCTTGGTCTGACGCAGGCCGACGCAATTCAAATTTCAAAGGACTTTCAAGCGGGCCTGTTTACCGATTCGGTCAAAAAATTGATAGACACGTCAATGCTGGCCTCAGCGGTGCAGTTACAGGCAACCGCCGAGAAGTCCAAGCAACTCTTTATAGCAGAGGTCGCGAAGATTGCCGGTGTTGCACCAACGGTTGTGCAGGCATTCCTGAACGGTGGCACCACCAGCGGGGGCGGCTTAACTCCAGAAACTACAGCGGTCGTGACCAAGCAAGCCGCGGCTATCGGCAAGGCACTGGTCGAAGATTCCCAGTGGCGCGATGTTGGCAAGGGCTTGATCGGTAAAGTTGCCGAGGGCGCAGGCAGTGACCCGACGCAGAATCCGCTTACACTAGCGGTAAAGGATGCCATTGTCGGCGCATTCAATACCGCCAAGCTAAGATTTGATGAACTTGTAACCGCTTTCAGCACAGGCGGATTGACGGCAGTCGGCCAAAAACTAATCGACCAATACAGTCAGGCGTTTGCAGACTTGCTGGCCTACATTCAGACCAATGTGCCGATTTGGGCGGCGCAGGTCAAAGCCAAGTTGTTAGATGTGCTATTCGGGCCAGAGGTCTTCACCGTGGCTGACTCCGCTGAGGGCGGCGGGCCTAGCCGTAGTGGCGGCCTGGTTGCGGCGGTTAGCGCGCAGATCGCGGCACTACTGGAATACATCAAGGAAAACGCGCCGATTTGGGCGGCGCAGGTCGGGACGGAACTTACGAAGCTGTGGAATGGCCTCCCTGACAGTATACAACTCTTAGTCGGCGCGCTCGAAGGACTGATTGCGCTGGCTGGCCTGGCTGGCCTGGCATCCATCGTACAGGTAATCCTGAGCCTTGGCGGCGGATTAGTCACGCTGCTCGCAGCTATCAATCCCGTAACGTTGGCGATTGGTGCGCTGGTGCTGGCGTTCGCCGGGCTAGGCATGTTTTTTGGTGCGAATAAGGCGCTATTTGACGTTCTATTTGGGGAAGAATCTTACTCGGTGTCCGATTCAGCGGAGGGTACAGGGCCTAGCCGCAGCGGGGGCCTTATTGCGGCCCTTGAAAAACAGGTCGTGGCGCTAAAGGACTATATCAAGGAAAACGTGCCAATCTGGGCGGCGGAGATCGGCGCAGAATTTGGGAAACTATGGCAAGGCTTCGTGACTTGGTGGGACACGGGCGGCGAGCAATTGACCCTTGCTGTTGGGGCAAAGATCAGCGCGTGGCTCGGCAAGACGTTGACCAGCCTATTGAGTTCGCAGGTCACGACCGACGCCAAATTCAAAAGCCTGGGCGATAAGCTCTGGAACAACTTCGTAACCTGGTGGGACACGGGTGGCGACAAACTGACTGCCGATACGATGACGAAGATCGGTGAATGGCTGTTGGCCGTACTGACCGAGTTCGACAAAAAGAGCGTTGTGTGGGGCAAAGAGACGGCGGCCCGGCTGCAA